TATATAGTTACCAAGGAATGTTTACCCAAGTTCCTTGCTCTAAGGTAGGTAATTAAACAGGGATTGTATTTGGGTTCCAGTGTTGCCTATATAAAACCTAAAAATAACATTGGCGATGGGTACTTACAGGAGAAATCCTGACTTATGTTGAATAAACATTGAATTAGTTTGTAAAATGGTGTATGTACAAGACATAGATGGTAAACCGATGATGCCTACGACAAGGCATGGGAAGGTTAGGAGGTTGCTTAAAGCAAATAAAGCAACCGTAGTGAATCTTTGTCCGTTTACTATTCGTCTTACGTACGCTACTTCAGGTTACAAACAAGAAATTGTGTTAGGCGTTGACTCAGGTACAAAACATGTTGGTCTATCAGCAACGACGAAAAGCAAGGAGCTTTACAGCAGTGAAGTTATTCTTAGAAGTGATATTGTAGAACTTTTGTCTACAAGAAGAGAGTTAAGAAGAACGAGACGAAATAGGTTGAGATACAGGAAGCCTCGTTTTGGCAACAGGGTAAAAAGCAAACATCATGGATGGGTAGCACCTTCGGTGAGACACAAAGTTGATGCTCATATCCGTGTTATCGACAACATCTGTTCTACCCTGCCGATATCCCGTATCATCGTCGAGATTGCCCAATTTGATACACAAAAGATCAAGAATCCTGACATCTCCGGTAACGAATATCAGGAAGGAGATCAACTTGGTTTTTGGAATGTCAGGGAATATGTCTTGGCAAGGGATGGGCATAAATGTCAACATTGTAAAGGAAAGTCGAAAGACCCGATCCTGAATGTTCATCACATCGAATCTCGAAAAACAGGAGGTGATTCACCATCCAATCTCATTACCTTGTGTGAAACTTGTCATAAGGAATATCACAAAGGGAATATTGATTTGAAGGTGAAACGAGGCAAGTCGCTTCGCGACGCAGCCGTAATGGGAATCATGAAATGGAAGTTGTACGAGGAGTTGAAATCGAGATATCCAAACGTTTCAATGACTTTCGGTTACATCACGAAATACAATCGGATTAAATATGGAATTGAAAAATATCATATTTCTGACGCCTTTGTCATTTCTAAGAATTTCAACGCTTTAAGGTTGGAATATCATTACAAAGTAAGGTTGGTTAGAAGGCATAACCGTCAAATCCATAAACAAAAGGTTTTAAAAGGAGGGGCTAAAAAGCCGAATCAATCTCCTTTTGAAGTTTTTGGTTTTCGTTTGTTTGACAGGGTTATGTTTGAAGGCAATTATTACTTCATATTTGGAAGACGTAAATCGGGTAGTTTCAATATTCGTGATATCAACGGCGGTAATCAGCGGAATGTTACGTACAAAAAGTTGAAATTATCAATAGGTAAACGTTTTATGATACAAAAAGAAATGAATTGATTAATTTAAATGAAGATATGAATATGTTCGGATTGAAGATAGTAAAGAGTAGCTATATAAATACTCTAAAACAGGATCTTGATGAGGCTATTAGCTATTCAAGTAGATTAAAAAGAGATTATGAGGATTCCCGCAAGAAGATAACGGAATTAGAAGAGAAAGTAGGGTATCTTGAAACTCTTTCCGATTCCCTTAATATGGATATAGAACAAAAGGATTCTATTATAATTAAGATGGGTAATGAGCTTAGTAAATCAAGAGAGATATATAATGAGTCGGTAAAAGATAAAGAGACTCTTAAACGGGCTTATATGGATATCGAGAAGAAACATAAACTATCATCTAAATTACTCGATGAGGCTAGAAGAAGATATAAGGAACTTGAGGATCAGAATAAAATCATGTCAGATCGTATCAAGTATATGGAGGCAGAGATTTTAGACATCGATGTTCCTAATGAGGTTGTTGTTGATGAGGATAAGATGGATCCTAACTCAGGTCATATTGATATACCTGAAAATAACGCCCCTGAGGTCGCTGATGCCGGTATTGACGTAAATGTCGAGAATAAGGCGGAGGATAAGAAGAAATCTAAGAAACGTAAAAAATCTAAGAAAAGTGAATAAGATCTTGTTTTTCTTGTTAACGTTATTTACCTTAGCGGTTGTCGGATGCAGTACGTCAAGAACCTATTATACGGAATATGATACTACTGACATATCTTATGTAGTGGATTCTATAGTGTCTTCCGGGACCGTGATGGGCCAATGGAAGGAGTGGCGGTTTACGCTGGACGACGGCCGGGTCGATAACTTTGGCTTCACCGCCCTATACGACGCCAAGGGAAAGGCTAGAGGGTCTATACAGGTAAGGCAAAGATCCGATACGTTTAATATCAAGATAATTGATTACCATAAAAAAGATAAGTAATGGAATACGGACTAGGTTACATACCATCGCCAGCAGATGATAGGGACGCTATTATGAACATGCAGCATGAGGCTGTCCCTGATGAGTATAAGGTCAATAACGTTGATAGCGTAGTGGATCAAGGATCTTCTCCTATTTGCGCTGCGGTAAGCTTATCTGAGATACTTAACTGGAGAAAGAGTATAAGGGCTATTAAAAGACCGGCTAAGATCTCTCCCTACGATATATATGATCTGAGAGAGGATAAGGATCAAGACGGGATGGTTCTTCGTGACGCTATCAAGTCTATCAAGAACGTAGGCGTAGATGGGGAGAAAATAAACAGTTACGCTAGGATCATAGATCCGGTATCGGCTAAGGTAGCTTTGATGCTGAATGGGCCTTTGGTTATAGGTCTGTATTGCTATAATTATGGTAATCGATTCTGGCAAGGCCAAGGGCAGAACTTGGGAGGTCATGCCGTTATCCTCACCGGCTGGGACAAGGCCGGCTTCGTCCTACAGAACAGTTGGGGGACGGGATGGGGTAGGTCTGGCGTGGAGACGTTCCCGTTCGAGGATTGGTGCTATATGCTAGAATGTTGGACAATAGTTTCATAAAGTTTCTATATAAACTCCGAGAAATTCCTATCCACATCCTCTTGTGAAAGCCGATGTGGTGTATTTAGGATCCGTAGCTCAATTGGTAAGAGCAACTGGCTCATAACCAGAAGGTTGTCGGTTCAAGCCCGGCCGGGTCCACGCTATTTTTTTGGAGAAAAACTAGCATAGAGTTTTGTCATTAGGTTTTTTTAAAGTTTAGACGTTTGATGTCCTGGTTCGTGAGAATAAGGACATATGCCCTAATAGTTCAATGGATAGAACACGTCGGTCCTAACGATGAAATTTCGGTTCGATTCCGGATTGGGGTACATGGTGTTTTCTTAAACATATTCCCGTAGGTCGGTAGTTAATGATAACCGGTAGACAGCCTACGGGAATTAATAAAATCCTACGTGCTTAGGATCGCTTTCAGTTCTATTTTTCGTGTGTAATCTATAGGAGGGTAGCACGACCCTCCTATTTATAATAACTATTTGGGATGGACATTAATCAAATAAAAAAGTACCTGCCATTAGGATGGGATGTGGTTGATCTAATAGATCACGGCATAATTGATCTTGATATCATGAATGGTAAGATGATAGGTGAGTATGTGGCTGTGTTGATGATAAAATCTTATGATAAGACCAATGGTCATATTCTAACCACTTTCTCGTTCCATGATAAGGATATGGAGAAGTTGAGGATGTTGATAGGTAACGCTATAATGGCGGTAGGATATAGGAATAATCCTCTTACTGGAGATGGGAACACGGCAATCAAATAAAGGCACGGAATACACTGAAAGAGGGATATTGGATATCCTTAACAGACAGTTCTTGGTATCTCCTAGATGGATTATAAACAACTTGTATGTCTATAACTGGGAGTCCGATTATCTGGCTATAACCAGATCCATGTACGCTTATGAGGTTGAGGTGAAGATCTCGTTGGCTGACTATAACAAGGATTTCGAGAAAGAGGGTAAGCACCAAGTAATGCAAGGCTGGTTCGAGGCTCGGAAGCAAGCCCTATACGAGACCGGGGACTGGGTCAGGTACGGCCGCCCCAACTACTTCTACTACTGCGTTCCGGATGGGTTGGTTGATCCTAAGGACATACCTCCGTACGCAGGACTTGCTTATGTTTGTGGCAGGAATTTGAGAAAGGTCAAAGACGCCCCTATCCTGCATCGTGATAAATTTGACCCAGAAGCTTATAAGATGGCAGACAAATTCTACTACAATTGGTGGAACGAGAGACGTAAGGCCAGACAGATAGAAGGGAAGGATATGAAAGATGAGTTCAGGAAAAGCATGAAAAAGGTGAAGGAGAAGATAACCGTCGATGCCAAGATCAAGGCGATGGAGGCGTTCTGGAGCGTCTGCGATTACGCCTACTGGCCGTACGGGGGAAGAGGGGTGCCCGGAATGAGACCCAACTGTTCCGCTTGTGGAGAGGAATGTAAATTACAATGTCCGAAAGGAAAGGAATTTAAAAACAAGATACGATGAGTAAGATTAAAAATGTATTGGCAAGAGCCATTTCATTGGCGTCAGAACAACCAATGAGTTATAATGAGGTAGAATCATTACTTGAAGATATAGATACTTGTAAGGTCAAGATATGGCTGGAAGAAGGAGCTATATTGCCTAAGTACGCCCATAAGGAGGACGCTTGCATGGATCTGTTCGTCAAGGATGTAGAACTTGACGGAGGCAGGGCCATATATCATACCGGTGTACATGTAGCATTGCCGGAGGATTATGAGATGGAAATACGCCCTCGTAGTAGCATCACCAAAACAAAGTCTGTTATCCAAAACGCCCCGGGAACCGTTGACGAAGGATATAGAGGCGAGATTATGGTAGTATGTAGACGTGTGGATTGTTATGATGATCCTTCTTATTCGGTTGGAGACAAGGTAGCTCAATTGCTTATCCGTAGGAGGGAACGTATCGTATGGGATCAGGTGAAGTCGTTGGATGACCTCGGATATACCGATAGAGGCGATTGTGGATTCGGAAGCACGGGGAGGTGATCATGAGCGGAAGGGTTAAGATAAAGATCAAGGATAAGAAACCTAAGATCGATGTATTTAAGGTAATAGAGAGCCGGTTTAAGAACATGAACGAGCTTCGGGATCTGATCGACATGGACCCAAGGAAAGGGCTGGTCAGGATCCGGGACGGGGCAGGCTTCAGAGAGGTGGAGCGGGGCGGATGCCTGCACCGGAACTACCTTAACCTGTTGGAGGAAGAACTGGGCGCTAAACTATCAATAGATCTGATAGATAAGTATGTTAAAAGAAAATAGCATACCACCTGCCCTAGGTAATTCCTAGGGCAGATCCGTTTTATATACCGATGTGTCTACCACTATCTGGTTATCCATATCCTCAATCAACTCAATGATCTCATCCCTTATGTCATAAGAAAGCAATATCGGTATTATGGTTAATATAAAAGATAGTATTATCCCGAATCCTATTATGATAATAATATCATCGCACTCTATATCTAACATCGGCATGACAAACATCAACCCGGACATGAATATCATCACGAACAACGTGGATATCTCATTTATCATATCCCTCTCCATTACGTCCTTAATCATATCTCCTCAACTTTAGTATGGTTTATTATCCTGCTGATATGACGGATACTTAATCCCGTCCTGTCCTTTATCCTACCATATACGTAGTTCCTTGATACGACCGTAGCCAAATCACCTAACTCGTCCAGTATCTCATTATACATCCTATGGATCTAGTTGTTGCGGATAACCGTACTGTCCCTTACATATATCTTCTCAACGTCGTCGTCGCAGAAGAAGATCTTAAGCTTATGAAATATGTATCTAAACATAATTATAGTTTTGTCCCAAAGATATGAAATTTTGAGGATAAAACCAGAAGGAAGCCAAAAATAACGGGAGGCGGAGGGAGGGCGGGGGATGCCCGGAAGGATGGGAGCCAGCCCGTTCCCTTGGATTCAGCGACATGATCTGAGAATAAATCATATATTTGTATGTACAAAATGCATAATAATATGATATTAAATAAAATTAACTCAATGGGGGGGGTATTTTTCGTCCTCCATAAAAATTTATCAGTATGCTTAGAAGAAGATTTCATTCATCAGGAATACATCCGTCTAACGCCAGCAATGGAGTATATGGAGTTGCTGAAAATCTAAAGTTACTTCCACCTAATAAGGTGGATGCCGAATGTATTGGAGTTGCTTTGATACATAAAGAACATAGGATTATGATAGAAAAAAACGAGAGTAAAAATCCTAGTTATAAACAGGCAACAGAAGGTATGTTGGCCAGTGATAACTTTGTATGGGGAGAATATTTGGTAGATCAATACGAGATCCCTAATTATGATACTATTGATTACGATTACCAAGGCCTTACTAGCGCGTACCTTATGAGTAATTCCGGGGTATATAATGGTCAGCCACATATACCAAATGACATATCTCAATGGACCGGAGTGATGTCTGATTGGAATGGCAAATCTAATTCAGAGGTATTAAAAAAGATTGGAGCCACAGAACAAGGAACTTATGCTATCTCAGGCAATCTTCTTAATGGATTCATAAATAGTAGCGACGCCCTTGGATTCGATGACTGGTATATCCCCTCTTGTCCGCAAATGTCATTGGTATATATGAGGATGGTTGATATAAATGATATATTGTATCTTATTGGAGGTAAGATGTTCCAAGCCTCAACTGAGGCGTATATGACAAGCTCTGAATGTAATGATAGAAATTATTGGTCGGTTTCAGGCTACGGTCAAGTAGGCGTATCGGATAAAAGAAATCCTAAAAGAATTAGACTGATACGAGATCTATAATATTAAGGTAGTGGTCGTGCCACCACCTATCTATTATTCCATAATAAAGATATATACCAAGGGAGGTAGCCGGCGGAAGACCCGATGGGTAGGCCCGGAGGGATGAAGGGAGGCCTACCTCCATTTGGTACTACATCCTCCTCACAATATATCATGATGGTACTACAATTACTATATTTACATTATAGGTGTTATTGTAAATGCCAGTTCCAACGGCAACAGATTGGCATCCCTCACAGGCATTGGATGTTATACAATGATTACTTGTTATAAGATGACCTTGCCAAGTTATACGATTGTTACTTGTAATCTGATTATAAAATTCAGACATGTAAGTGAAATTGATGATCTCCTCAGGATCGGTTATCTCCGTTATAGGAGTAAATTTAGTTATCCTATGCCCGTATAACTCCGTATCAGCTAAATCACAATGCACACCAGAATCATATAGATACGTAAGAGTCCCTTTTGAAACACCTCCAGTCGTGCCTAATAAAACGTTGTACTCATATTGTTGATCCTTTGAAACTATCTGTCCACCTATTCTTATAACTTCTATCTTCTTGTTGCGATATATATCAAGATAAGATCCGTTAAAATCAGATTGATATGTATCTCCATCAATATATATATCTACAGGATTAGGACACATGCTCTTGTCTATATTAATACGGTAGTGGATCTTACCGGAAGAAGAAGTCCTGCGCCTAAACATACCCCCTCCTTATCTGAGGGTTAAAATACCCCCCCCCACAAAGTTATCTGTAATATATTGATACATGATTAAATAATTTAAGTTACGTACAAATATAATAAATTATATTAGATGGGGGAGGAAAGATACCAAGGAAGGGGGCTGGCGTCATACCCGCCGGGAAGGCTATAAGGGATGGGAGCCAGCCCCGTTCTATTGGGTCAGTAGGGTGTATGATCACTCGATGTCACGTACAAATCGAACAGAAGAGGTTAGGCGCTTGTATCGGGTGAATGTGCGCCCATTGTTGAATAGTACGATCCATCCGGAGTTGGAGCTATGCTCTGAACTAGACCAATAATATCTGGTATCTAACGGCTGTCCACCAATAGCCAATAACGCGTTATTGACGCTAATTAAGTACATATATATCAATGAAAGCTGACCACATGATGGGATATACCAATCATCATATCCTTTAGCGTCAGCACTAGCTAAGAACGTATTAAGTACATGACCGGCTGTCGCATAGGAAGTATAAGAACCGCCACCGGTAGTCACCCCTTTTAATACATTGGAATTCGCTTTCCCATCCCAATCAGATAAAGCCCCATTCGTCCAGGAGCTAACATCATCCGGAAGATATGGAGTACCTTTGTATGAATCTTGCTCAGGTTTCAGGAAACCAAAATCATTGCTCCCGTCTACTTTGTCATAATTTGTAATGCCGGTCTGATCCGTACCATATTCACCCCAATAAAAAGAGTAAGTCTTGTTAGAAGAATCGGGCAAACCGGACGTGGCCGTTTTGTAGCTTTGATTAGAATCTTCATTCTTCTCAATCATGATCTTATGATCATCATGTACAATAGCTACGGATATACATTGATAATCCGCCTTTGACAAAGGTATTAATCTACCATCCTGTTTAACGGCATAAACGCCATTATCAACAGGGGATTTATAACTTGAATAAAATCTCCTCCTTATCATAAGAATAAATTTTTACGAAGGATATAAATACCCCCCCCCCTCATGTATTTAACTTCTTTATTCATAATATATTATGTTTTAATTATATCGCAAATATAACAAATTAAATGAGATGGAAGGTGATATGGTTGTGAGGAAGTATGAGGGATATTCGGGGAGGATGATATGCGGGACGTTATTGGAAGGATGAGGTGGGGTATGATGGGAGGGGGATATGCGGGACGGACCACCTCCCCGAAATCGGCCCGGCCGGGCTGCCGTTTTTGGTCCCACCCCCCCCAATCCACGAAGAACGGGAAACAAGAACGGCAAACGATCTGCAAGCCGAAAAAAGAATGCTTATTTTGTATTTAACTTGTTGATTATCAATCATATAAATCAATATTTTAATATACGTTTACATTTGATTAGATTTATTACATATAATCGTCGAATTTTTATTGCAAAATATTTGTTTGAAAATAAAACATGTAGTATATTTGCCTATGTAAAAATAACATTAACAAACAGGCGCACCAGATGCCATTATAAGTCCTAAAGGTATAGGCAAACCTAATGACAAACAAAGAATTAAACAAAGTTCAGAATGAAGTAAAGAAAGCAAGTGAGAAAACGCTAACAGGTGCCGTTAAAGCTTGGTGCCAGCTGTTTAAATCTAGCAAAGAGGTTAACGAAATACTCAAGGATAATGATATCAAGGTAGATAGGGCTATAGTTCCCGCTTTGGCAGCTTTGGCTAAAGATAAGGAAGTTGTAATACAACTTTGCAAAGAAATACTCCCACGAGTAAATAATACGTTTTGTGCATACAAAGAAATAGAACGTGAATATTATGATAAAAACGATCAGGATAAAAACAAAAAGCTTAAAATGAGTGAAATAGAGGATATAGCAATACTAGGATCGTCTCATAAACGCTTTGGATATAATGAGCCTATAGAGTACGATTTTGGTATATATTATGAAACGTTTAACGGTGCAGATAAACGTATCATAAAGTGTGCCGTACCTATCAAACGGTATACGTTTAATCTTATTGCAAAGTGTGTCACCTACTATTTGACACACCCCAAAAATGAAAGATAGCAAATAATTAGCCCCTATATCATTTGTGCATAGGGGCGTTATGGTAGCACACCTATGCGTTCCCGTCGCGCTACTGATTTAGACTAAATAGGTAAAGATATTTAACATTTTGGTATAGATATATCGCTAGTCGTTAGAGTATCGAGAGCTTGCGATAGATAAGCCGTCGCTTAACAATGTGGTTTAGGCGCTATCCTAGTCCAGGATAGCGCTATTATCTTTAGGTCTATATCAATTCGGTAAAATACACTAGGCTAACCTAGTAGGCCGTGTAAAAACACGGGGTACGTTGGTGTATATACGCATGTATAGGGCGTATGTCCATGCGTTGCTAGAGTAACATGTATGGAGTGCATTACGGGGCTATAACCGTGCCAATATATCAAAGCAATAGTATCTAAGGTTGCTTAAATACTTGGATACTATATGTAGTATCAAAATAACAGCCCTTACAAGGGTATTTTGTGCGGTTAAATTGACGGACAAAGTGCGCCTTGTCGATACGTATCACGGACAACGTATGTACGTATTTGGCCGGCTTCGTTGTCGGCAAAGGGACTAATCCAAAGGGGATAGGGGGGGCGTGCGGGCGTTCGGTTGGTTGTATTGATAAGGCCGGCCGTATTGTCCCCGGCTTACCGTTTCTTATTGGTGCAATTTAAAACGAATAAATTATGTATAGGAGAAAGTTTGATAATCTTAATAGAAAGCTAGCACTTAAAAAAGAAAAGGCTTTAGAGGCTGCAAGAAAGTCTCAAATTGAGTTCTACGTTGAGCTTACCAAAGAACTATACAATTCTAATAAATTAGATTGTAGCAGGGAGTCGGATAAGTGCAGGCGGAAACGTGTTAGCTACATGGCAAACAAATTGCGACAATAGATCGTTTGTTTTTATTTGATTTTAAAGTTTGTGCCCTTCAGTAATGTAGTGATATATGACTGAAGGGCTTTTTTGTGCCTATATTTTACAAAATGATAGCATATTCATATGTTTTGCTTACACATAAAAGTGTCGAGGCGGCAAATTTTAAGCCTTGATCGAAAATGTGTAAGTAAAATCATTCATTGCATATCATTTTGTATATATCTATATCCATGCAGGCGGGTATATTGTGCCCTTATGTATGGTTTCATGCGTGAATCAATCCTAAAAGGTATATAATAGGCGGTACTTATTGTATATTTTTTATCTATGTCTGGGCTTATCTTTCCTTAGAGGAAGCTCTAGGGATTGATATATATTATATTATTGATACTCAATTGATTATATTATTTGTGCGTAATTTTAAAATCGTGGTTACTTATTGTATATTTTATGGGATTAGTTATATATTTCGTACTTACTTTGTTTTGTGGTTACATGGCGTTTGAGTTGGGGCGGTATGTTATAGCTACGGGCGACGCCCTGCTTTTAATCATAGTTCTTTTATTGGCTTTATTATCAATACATTGCATAAAGCAGATATATAAGGCAATCAAGAGTAAAGACCTCGATATCCTAGACTGAACGGGCGTTCCACGTGGAACAATCGGGAGGAAGGTCTCGGTTTTTGTGCTGGGAGTTGGTGGGGTTGGGGTGTTTTGCGGGAGGGTGCACCTCCAAACAAGGGAAACCAAGGGAAACCAAGGAAAAACCAAGGAAAAACCAAGGGAAACCAAGGGAAACCAAGGAAAAACCAAGGGAAACCAAGGAAACAAAGAAAACCCCTTCAATCAACAAAAGAAATACCTTCCAATCAATGGGAGTATCTTCAATCAATAGGATTCCTTTCTAAACAGGGGTAATACTTTACCGTTAAGTGGAAACGCAAAGCGGTTGCGAGCGATGGTGGGTAGGGTGTTATTGGTGGTAGATATTGTTTATTGGTATGGGGGTGATGCGGAGGGAACCAAGGGAAACGGGAGGCGGCGATGGCGTGGGGCCGGTCCCGCTGGTCGTCCGTCCCTGTTTTCCTTTGGCGGTAGTGTAATATAAAATCGGATCGTGATATGACGAGAGAAGAAGCAAGAAACGTATTTGGCGGTAGTATAGTAAATAATCTGCTGTCGATAGGGGCTGAGCCTACCAACGTGGTAAGGCAAGACGGGTTGATAGAATGGAAGAGTGATGGATATATAGAGGTAGGAGGCGTACAGGTATGGGCCTACTATTATTTCGAGGACGGTGAGGACGTTGATAGGTGCGATTGGGAGGATCATATGGAGATAGAGGTAGAGGAATGTTGGATTTAAAACCGATTGATGGTAGTGGAATAACACCAAGGGAAACGGGCGGCGGTGTCACGGCGTGGTAGGCCACGGGTGTCGGCTGCCGTTCTTTTCTTTGGCGTGGTAATATAAAATACTAATAACATGGACGAGATTACAAAATTACAAGATGAGGCTCTGCTTTATCTACGGGATAATATTACGAAAGAAGAGGCGTATTATATCCTTACGACAGAGAATGAAATGACGGAGGTCTTGATGTCTAAAAGGAAGGACGGGAGCAAACGTATCAAGATTCTTGATATGGAATATACTATCGAGAAGGATGATATGTTATTGTTATTCGATACAGATGGGATAATAGACGAATGTCTTTTGGTTGCCAGCTACATAGGGGTAAATATATATTTTCGCAGGCAAGATGTCAACGCTATTTTGAATAACATCAATAGAGAGAAAGTTATGGAATATCCTTACATAGCTATTCAGTTAGATAATATACGAACTATAGAAAAACGTAGGGTTATTTTTGAGATCACCGGGCATAGGATGAATGATAACAAAGAGAGAATAGATTTTATGTTTGTTTATTTTATGGCTAGAATATTATGAGAGCGAGGAGGACTGTGAAGGAAAGAGATATTGTGAAGATATTGGTATTCGGGTATGATAGGACGCTTATAAAATCCATTAAGGATTCCGGATTCAGAAGTATGTCGGATGTAATATCGTACGCCAATAATATGGTCGGGGATAAGCCCATTGATCATATTAGGGTATCAAATGAGGCTCGTGGATGGTGTGGATCATATACTAATTATGGTAAAATGATAGATTAGCTCGATAGGAGGATATGGTATGAGAAGGATTATAAAAGAGAAAGACGATATCAAGGTGTCTATATTTAGCTGGGGTAGGTTGGTTCGTGTTTTCATAGATTCTGGGTATAGGAATATAGCTATGGTGATAGCCGATTGCGGCAGAATAGCTAATGGTTGTTATCACATACATCATATTGAGGTGGTAAATATGGATAGGGGATGGTATGGTACATACACCTTATATGGAAGGAAAATAGATTAGTCGGATATTAAACAACAAAGGAGGTATATATGGATAATATTATAACAAATGTGGATGGCGTGAAAGTAAAAGTAAGAGTATATGATTTTGGCGATGAAGTGGCTGATAGATATACCATAGTATATGTAAATAAAAATATAAAGGATGGTTATGGGGTGGTGTATTATCCTGTTTTCTCATGTAGTGAGGATCCATTCCATCCATTAGGAGTGGGGATGTATGCGGGAGATTATTATCCGCATAGAAGTCATATGTACAATTTTGGTAAAAGAGTGAAGGATATAGATTCACTGCCAAAGAAAGTGATTGAATTTATAAAATATATTACACGATGAACGAAATAACTTACAACAATTACGATTTGGTTGCTTTTGAGCAGAATGGGGAAGTGGTAGTAGCCGTAACATTCTACAGGTATTACAAGAAGAAAGCTAAAGGTGAGGTTAATTATAGGTGGAGAACCAGATGCCCGGAATTGGTGGATAAGATCGTAAAACACCGTACCAAGGTGTTTACCGGTCAACTTATCCAGTTAGCGAAAGTGTATGGGGAGAAAAAGGTTATAAAATATCAAAAGGAGGAGGAAGAAGTATGTCAAAATACGATAGAGACGCTATAGAAATATATATACTGGATCATATAGATACAGATAATTATGGTAAGCAGTTTAAATATGATAGGGAATATCTATCTTTTATGCTTAACGTGTTCAAGGATGAGTATAAAGAACATATCAAAAGGGATGGGATTAAGAAAGCTTTTGAGGATTACATAATGAGCGTTCCATCCATATTTAGGATTCATATAGCGAATTGCGACATTAGATATTTATTACGTTCATGGGGCGTGGAGTTCGATGAGGATGATGATGAGATATACATCTTGTATAAGAGGATCATAAGAGAGGTCTTTTTTAAGATGTGTGAGGATATGAAAGTTTGTTAATGTTGAACCAAGCCTTGGCGGGGCGGAAGGAATACCATGATCGTACGTGTGCGGATATGGTCCGGGGTCGGTTCCCGGCGCCTTGGCATAATTTAAATATAAATGATATGGGAGATAATATTTTAAGAAAAGCGGCTGATGAGTTAAAGAAGGCCGGTTGCAGGGTTTTCGCATGGCAGGATGATACTTATAATAGAGGTTGGAGTAAGGGTGATTATACGATGTTGTATTACGCCTTCCCTGATTCACCCAACATCGGGTATCTGAGTCATGGGGAATATGGGATGAGCGTAGCGTATAGTAGAGCTTATATACCGAGCTGTGGAAGTGGATCGGGGTGTTGTGTCAAGGAGGAAGCTACGTTTGACCTTGAGGCGGCGTTAGACGTGCTGAACGGGCCGTTACCTAGGTGGTGTAGGTCTTATGGGGTTTATCCAAAGCAGTACGATAATATTGATAAATGGTATAATAGCGATAATCATAACAAAAAATTATTTAAGGAGATTTGATATGGAGGTAAAAGATTGGGAAAATCTGGTTTTGAATACAGAAGTAGGATCACATTGTTTTGTTACGCTGATTGATAATAATGACATCAGTAGAGGTTACGCGCAGATCAGACGCGCAGAACATTTCGGGTATAATATCTGCTTCACTCGGTTATATGGGAATAAGTTTTATTTCGAGAAGATAGAGGAAGGTCGTACACAACAATATATCAATAGGAGGAAATAAGATGGTAATAGAATTTGATTTTGAGATATACAAAAACGGAGATTACGATAAGGTATATCTCCGCAACGGGGAAGAGGCAAGAGTATTATGTGATAATGGGAAGGGCGATCGCCCCATAGTCGTGATGGTTGAGAATGATAACGCAGATGATTATATTATTCTACGTTATAACGAAACTGGCAGAAGGAATATCAATAGTCAATCGGGTCTCGATCTTATGTTATCGGTAAAAGAACGGAAGCCAGAGTTGTGGGTTGTTGTTATATCTTACATGGATAATAAAGATAAGAGACAAAAGATGGTCTTGCCTAATTTTTTCTCAAAGAATATAAGAGGGAATATATATCTTCAAGGAAGCTCTAAATCAAGTGTATTATATTATGTTGATAAGTTAGAAGAAGATAAGTGCTTCGATGAGCTATGCGAGAAGATAAAGGTAAAGAGAGATCGTATTTATAACATGGAAATAATATCACTATCAGATGACGAGGCGACAGTTTAATCAGTTGATAAATGAGCTAGACGGCAAAAGCCCGTTTATCGTATTACATAGGGATGCCGTTGCGCCTAAATACGTGGGCGTGGAGGTGTCGAAGGATGGGATGGTATACAGATATGCGATAATAGGGATAAACGATGAGTATAAGGCTAAAAAAGCCCTTATTTCGAAAATATTAGGCATAGCTAGTTACCTAAATGGCAATAAGCCCTTAAAAAAGGGTTAATTAGATGTATTTATGACCTGCGGCATCATATACGATATAATGCCATAAATGACGTTATATGGAGGATATGTATGATAATATGATAGATAACGTATTCGTGTCTTGATATCATAATATTATGCCATTATATCCTCTTTTTGTATAAAAAAGATAACAAATGATACAAACATCTTGAATATGGATGAAATTAAGATAGGAGCTGAAATTGTATTTAATATAACCGGCAACCATAATATAGGATATGCCAAAGGGGAAAAGTATATCGGGACGGTGTTAAGCCGGGATAGTCGATCACGCCTCCATGTGCGGGCGGAAGGCATGCCTAGGGCTTGTATTGATGAGCGGGATGTGGACAAGCTTATCGAGGAGAGTATGGATTTTGATATGGATGAGGTAATGCCTAATCCAGTAGCGAGGAAGTTGTATAAGCTAATGAGTAGATACATTTGCGCATTCGGATGGTTTCATGAAAGTATCAACGGCTATATCGTGTATGATTGTGTGATGATGGTTAAGAATTTAGAACATAATGTTATGTGTCTGTTACATGATCATGGATTCGAGACACGGCATATTGATAGTTATTCTTGGTGGATGACCAATGAGAGGCTGATGTCCGAGGTGACATACACGGAGGGGGATATTCATATAATCGTTCATGAGTGTATGGAGGATTATGTGGATAACGTGAAATTCGGGGAGGAGTTTTATAAAAACAAGGGAACGTGATAAGATACTTACTTGTGATGACGATGATAATATTGACACCACCAAAAGGGAACGGAGGCATGCCCCTCGCCCCGAAGCCGGCAGTGGTCGAGGCACGGGTATGGGATAAGCTGGCGGCCGCCCTATCTTTCGTGGAGTCAAGGGATGACGATCGGGCGTACAACGCCACTTCAGGGGCGTTAGGGAGGTGGCAGATGAAAAAGGTGTATGTAGATGAGGTTAATAGGATATTGTGTCTTAAACGGGAGAAAAAGCGGTATAGATACGATGATAGAACAAATCCTATCAAGGCTAGGGAGATGTTCGAGATATATCAATCTCATCATAATCCGAATAAGGATATAGATCGGGCTATAAGATTGCATAGGGGACTACATTCTACTAAATATGTTAAAGAGGTTAAGCGTAAATTGAGAGAATAAAAAGAATATAGGAGGATAAAGACATGGACGAGAATAAAGTGATACGGCCGATGGATTTTGTTCGGCTTACAAATATTGACGAATTAAATGTGATTAAGGACACTAAAAACCATATAGGGCTGGTGAAGGAGGTCAGTCGGGACGGGAGAATGAGTATAATATGGATAGGTGAAACTTACAGCCAGTTGGCGTGGTTCAAATCGAGCGAGTTGGAGGTGGTGGATAACCTTGTGAGCATCCTGACATGCGGGCTGGCTAACTTTCGAGGAGACGGGAAAGAGAGCGCGGATAAATTTTATCCAATGAATTTATGTTATATAAAGAGGGGGTGATATATGAAATGGGTGATAATAAAAGGAGTTAGATATCCTAGTTCCGTGATATCAGCATTTGCGGCATATAATATGGATAACCCCTTCTTGAAGGTCAGGATAAGAAACAAGTATCATATAGTGCCTTTTGATGATGTTAATAAGATGGTTAGTCAGATGGTGTATTTAATGGACAACTATCCTGATTTCGTTCAGATAGGGGGATGGTGGATATCCAAGAAAGCGGTGATGTCTTGGGTTCCCAAGGGGCAGGCCGTGGACGGATCGGGCTGGGTCATATCCTTTACCCTGTCCTTTGGATTGGAGGGAGGGACGCAAATTGGATTTGATAAAGAAGATGAATACCTAAGTGAGATAGATAGGTTAAACGAGTTGTTTAATGTAATATTATAAGGGAGTATGTTGATAGATGTAAATAAATGGATTGATAAAAACGGGAGCTTCGATGAAGCCGGCGGCTTGGATTTAGTGAGGCACGGATATGAGTGGATTAGACGGATGCGTAAATTCGAGAATAAGGCAGATCGTCATACTTTTCAGAAAGTGTTTGGCAATAAAAGAGGCAATGAGTTATGGGACTGTTTTTTAGAGGTAGGAAGATCTATCTTCATATTAGAAGATAGCTATTTCCTGATTAACGACAGGAACGTCTTCTCTTTATGTTTAGCAGAGTGTAGTGATTATGATCTATATGAGCTTGTTCATAATATTGATACGGATAGCGATCAAGGCAAATGATGTTGTTTAATTAAAAAAAAATAAATTGTTATGGAAATTAGAGAATGTTTATCGGTTTATCTAGAGAGTGGATATCTTTTTGACGATATGTCAGGAAGATTAAAGTGGTTTGAGATTGATAAGATCTTGATCAGTTTTACATATGGAGTAGTTAGATATGTAGGAACATGGGGAGGATGTAGGACTGAGAAGACATTAGATGGGAAATTATTTTATTCGTCCGAAGAATGTTTTAAAAAGGGCGAGAGCATTCCTAAGACAAGACTATCAATATATGATGTTTTTGAGTCATTATATGGGTTCATTCCAATAGGTGATGTGTGGAAATACAAAAACGGAAGAGCTGTCAAGGATAAGTTGGAATATTTTGATGTTGAAATAGATGATAAAGGAAAAATTTATTGTAAGGAAACATATTACAGAACACGTGAAGATGTGTATAAATTCAATGACTTAACTGTAGTTGACAGGAATGGAGACATAAGGTTAGTGGAATCATCAAAAAGTAGATTAATGCTTAGTAATGATCAATTGGATGTCGTGGAGAGAATGAAAGGCATCATTGATGACATGGTTAGGTTAAAGATGATTATGTATATTGATCAAGACTATAATCTTTGTTTTCTGCCGGGAGATAAAATAGAAGATTTGACAATGGATGAAACAGATGGATTTGCGGATACCACCGGTATAGTGACATCTATAAAATCTAAGGATGTAGTGGAGTTTTATGTAGAAAACCCATTCGTAAAGATAAAGGATGAATGATATCTGAATCTGGATTGTGGTGGTTCGTGAGAATAGCCACGATCATCCCTAAGCGTGAACATAAGGAGGTACGTATGTCATTCGATTGACGTTAGGGATCTAATTATATTAAAAAAGGAGGGATTATGAAAAAGATTGTATTAAAACTGTATGAGTTTGATGAGCTGTCAAAAGACTCACAAGAAAGGATCATAGAGCGTAAGCACTGGAATGTAATGGAGCAATGTATGGATGCTTATGGCATAGACTATAAAAAGTCAATGAAAGCCTTTGAGGATATGACAGATACTAGGGTTTATAATTGGGAAGTTGGATACGAGAGATATGATTTTAGTTATGAGTTTAAATACAAGGATCCTATTTATGAACACCCTACAGATTATCATCGTGATATATTCCCTGAGAATCTATGCGGTAAATTACTGTTCAGATATATCAACAACAATATTATGCCATATATTATCAAGGGCAAGTATTTCTCCACGTCAGGTAAATATATTGATGGGAAATACAAATACAGGCACAAGTATAGTAGGGTGATGTTTGACTATGGAGATAATTGCCCATTGATAGGGATGTGTTATGATTATTATCTCCTGAAACCTATAATTGATTATTACAATGCATGGTGTACTTATCCGGAGGATTTTTCTTTAGAGGATCTGATGAGACAATGTTATGATAACTTCTTCAAGTCATGGCATGAGGAGTACGAGTATTGGGCTGATAATGAAGATGCGATACGTGAGGAGCTTCATCATAATCAGTATGAAGATCGACTCTATTATGAGAATGGGGATGTGTATGTTGAACCATTAAATGAAATAGCATGAAAGTGATATGTACAAGGTGTGGCGGAACAAATATTGCTTGTGAAGCGATCGTAAATCCAAACACCGGGAAAATAATAGATTATCTTGATGAATCTTTTATGCATGCTAATTGTGGGGATTGCAAGGAAGAGGTAGTGATAACGGATGTAGATAGAGTCAAGAAAGATATTGATTCTATGTTTTTCAAGTTCGTTAAAAAGAATGGGAAAGAACCTGAATACGTAGAATGTCAGATCGTATGGAAAGACACAGGGGATGATCAAAGAACGACAATAAAATTATCATTAAGCATCAATGATGATGATAATGATAATGTTTTCTATTACTGTAATGGGATAGAATCACTTAAGTCACTTGTGGAATATGGAGTAGGAGAGTTTATTGTAATAGATTGTTGGAGTTTTTTTAGTATTGATAATTTGTAAATTGATGAGATTATGAATATAGAGGTAATAAGATACAGGCTTCCGGTTTATTGGGCTCATGCTCTGATAAATGATGATTATACCGGTTTGTTAGATAATGAAGAACAAGAAATAAGGAATTTCTTGAAACGAGTAAAAGCAGATCCCGTAAGTGTAGACTGGAAAACAGAGGGTTTTTATTGGTACAATAACGCTAATAATACACCGGGGGAATGCGTAGATTTTATTTTTCACAGGTGTAATAATTAAACTAAAATAATATGGAAACTACAAACAGACTATTTTATTCAAGTACAAAATTCTTTACAGAAAACGAGGAAGAATATAGAATAACAGCCACAGTATCTTTAGATGATGATTGTCATAACAATATGTGTGACTGGAGCATAACGGCCGATATCAGACAAAAAAACAAATATGGACGATATAAGGAGTATATGGGAGGCTGCTGCCACGATGAGATTGCGAAGTATGTTCCAGAATTGGCGAAGTTTATACCATTACATTGTTGTAATCATTATGGTGCTCCTATGTATCCGGTGGAAAATGGTATGTATCACATAAAGAATAGCGATAAGTCTGTGGCTATTGAATATTTACGTATATCAGACAAGGAATATTCCAAATTATCTGAAGCGGTGGACGATAAGATGTATTTCAAGTATCTGCTTTTCAATCTAGGGATTGTGGATAGATGGAAACGTGAATCAGACGAGCTTATTGCGGAACTTGAAAACCTGTGTGGAAAGAAATGGGTTAATCCATATAAGCCAGAAGAAGAAAGGTTTACCCTGACACTAACGGACGAGGAACGTTTGCTTATTGAAGAGCGTATTAAAGCCGGGTATTATTCCGCAGAAAATATCGAAAAACGTAGGGAAGAGGCTCATAAGGCAAAGATGATGGAAAAGCGTGCTGAAATTTGTGAGCAATACGATAAGATAATCAGGAATGCGGAAACAGACAAAAAGGTAATGCTCTGTGTGTTTGATTATGGATTGTCAACCGATAATGTAATATATCATAATCACACGAACACTTTATCTTTCAACTGGCATGATTATGGGGAAAAGATCACACAAGAAGAGTTTGATGATTTCGTGAATAACGTGGATCGCTCCCAACTCCCGGAAGGAATTAAATTTAAGTTAAAGTAATTTTTAGTCTACACATAATCACTATCAGAAAAATGAATAAGATTATAGAAGATTACAAAAAGATAGTTGCCGGCAACGAGGCCGGCAAAAACATCTGCTTTATGTCAAGAGGAGAATACGCTGATCCGAAAATAGCGTACAATGGTATCCTCATGAATTACTGGGATGTGTATGATTGTATGGATGAGGTAGAAGAACCGACAGATGATGATTGGTTGAACGCGGTAAGTAATTTATTTGACTCATATACATATGATATTAAGAATACGGATGTTGATAAATTTAAGATGTCGGATGTAATGAACGTATATCGTATTATTAATCTGTAGTTGTATAACAAAAAAAAAATATTGATATGAACAACTCTATGGTCGCTCACTTATGGGCAAACGAAAAGAAAGAATCCGCAAGAGGTAGTAATTTTTTCTTTGAAGGTAGAAGTATTTATTCTTATGGTTATCATTTTGAGGTTGGAAGAATCGTAAGAAATAAGTGTGGTAAAAAGGCGTATTTGCTTAACGATAAGTATTATTCTTCTTCCACCTGTAAACATCAACATTGTGTTCGTAGTGCAATACCAACTGGCTCAAAGGTATTTTATGTTGGATATAATATGTCTGATGATGGCAGCATGGCTTTTATCACCAGTCAATTGGAGCTTATCAAAGAGGTTATCGAGAAATACAAGAAGGTTAGAACAAGCCTGTCTTATAGGGATGTTTGGGGAGTATTTAGAAGTCTAATGGATTATATTGAGTTCTTTAATATGGGTACTCCCAAGAGCCTTCTTAAAAAGAGTGCAAACACCTGGATCGGAACTAAACATGAGTTATCTTATGGATCGGATAAGATTAAAAGTGAATACGTCCATGAGTTAAAGCGTGTGTTTGAGGTATTGCTAAATCATCAAGCGTTAGAAACTTTAGGAACGACCAATGTGATAGTAGATGAGATTTGTGGTGAAGGAACGTGGGCTGGGTATGTGGCCAGATGTCAGAGATGGGAAGACAGTCAGGCGAAAAAAGAGGCTTTAATTTTTGAAAAAAGAAGAAAAGAAAAAGAAGATCGCAAGAAAAAATTTGAAGAACAGATCGAGACGTGGAAGTCTGGCAAGATTCTGAAATTATATTCACATTATTATTTGGAGGATGACCAGCCTAACGTATGGCTTCGCATTAAGAATGGCATAATTGAGACTAGCAAGAATATCAAGATAGGGCGAGCTGAAGCTGAGAGACTTTGGAAATTGATAAAGTTCTTCCATAATGGCGGTAAATTCCAACACGATATGGTATTGGATATAACCAGTCACAAATGGAAGATCAATAGCTATAAGAATGATATATTGGTTGCTGGGTGTCACAGGATAGCGTATAGCGAGATGAAAGGTATTGCGAGACAATTAGGATGGGATTAAACAGCTATCAAGTGACATTTGAGAGCTGTGGCGATCACTATCAGATTTACGGGAGAGACATCCAAGATGTCATGGGCGGCGTTACCGGTGGAGCCGGCGTGTATGGGTAAGGCGGTCGGGGAAGCGGGGCGTCCGCCCATGTTCGTTGGATTGGCTGAATAGATAAAGCTGCAATGTAGTGATATAACTAAAGTGAAAATAACAATATAAATACATGTAAAATTATGGGAAAGAAAATGATAACAATACCATTTGATTTAGAGTTGGCAAAGAAAATCAACAATGGTGAGCGCAATGGAATGATTGTAACGGATGGCGATAATTACAGAGTAGAGTTTGTGTATCATAGGGAAGAGTCTTTCCCAATCCTAGGAGTTATCCATACTGATCACGGCATAATATCAGATTGGTTCTCAAATAATGGATTCGGAGGAAAGAATTATAGACTTAAGCTTAAAGTTCCAGAATATACCACATTCAAGGACGGAGATGTATTGAGTAATGAACAGGGTGATTACCTGTTTATATTAAATACGAACGGAGAATATCTTACATCTTTTCATGCATCATGGAAGAAGGGGAGGGGAGTCGTGATTCCTAGAAAAGCACATGCTGATTGTAATAATATTGAAAAATACAGACTTGCTACTGAGGATGAAAGGCAAAAGTTTATTGATGCTCTTAAAACAAGCAAAGAGCCTAAAGCCAAAATGTATTTGAAACAATTCTTTGGTATTGAAATAGAACCAGAATATAAATTCAAGCCATTTGATAAAGTTTTAGTAAGAGATACAGAAGACGATGATTGGCACGTAAGTTTGTTTGTTAGGAAAATTGCTGATGCTCAATATAAAGAAGAAAGATATGAATGCTTAAATGGGACGGGATGGATCTATTGTATTCCTTATGAAGGTAACGAACATCTTTTGTAAAAACATATTAAAATGGAAAATAAAGAACAGGATTTTATCAATCGATATAAAAATGTGCAAGAATCCATTGTGAAGGCAATGGACAAGGCATTAGAACGGGCAATAGGGAACAAGGTAATAGATTTCGAGAAGTGTGAAGGCAATTATTTGGACGTCTATCCTCTTATCGGGGCGGTTTTATAAAAAGAGCTGGATAGGGTTTTGGGAGGTAGCGTTAGTAAAGACATACATCGAAAAATAAAGAAAGACGCAAGAAAATATGCAAATGATTTTCGTGTGTGGATTGATTATGCGGGCGATTACAAATTTTCAAAATAAATATTAGATATGAAAAGAATAGTAACAGTACAGGATTTAATTAACGAATTAATGCTTGTCGTGAACAAGGAGGCAGAAATAAATGTAACGGTAGCCGGTGATGATTACGAGACAGAGTACACACCATATTTATATGATTTTTCGATCATTGATTTTACCGATGTCCATCCTGATGATGGGGAGGCGGAAGATAGGGTTGTTTTACAAATGTATCGTTAATAAGGCAAAAGATGAAAACAGTAAAATTATCTGATTTTTATCCTTATGACAAGGATAAAGGAGGGATACAAGGGTTACTCCATAAGTTTAAATATCAAATACTTAATTGTTGGGGAGGAGATACCGGAATCCTGATAGGAATCACCCTGGTATATGAAAGACATTTGTGGAACGAGGAAGTTAAAGTAATATGATTATGGACGATAATAGGATAATGGAAGCGGCTAAATTGATAGCCAACTCCTCAGCAGCCTTAATACAGGCTATAGGGATGATGAGTGAGAATATAGAAAGGGCTAACAGAGGGGAATCTCTGGCTTATACCGAAGATCAGTTTATGAAACTAATTCAAGATAACGGAATAACGTATAACGATGTAATACAAAGGGGGTGGATATGAAAAACGTAGAAAGAATAAACGCATTAAATAAAGTTTATTATGAATAGAATGAAAATATTTTTTAATTACTTATTCTTTAGGGATATGGGTAATCTTGGTGAGGGATGTCTTATAAGCGCATTCATCTGGCTTATGATCATGCTTGTCATTATTGGGGTCTTTTGCTTATACTAAAGATCATTTCATGAAAATCAGGATAACGTATAACAATGTAATACAAAGGGGTTGGAGATTATGAAAGACGTAGAAAGAGTAAATGCATTAAATAAAATGCTATTAAATGCGAACGTAGTAGCTTATGGGGCTATGGTTGATTTGATTAAAAGAACAGGGAGACTTGATCTTGATATGAGTAGCGGAGGAGATGAGGAAATGTCTTGATAAGATATTTAATTTGGCGATTGATGAAAGGCTTAAATAATTAAACACAAAATCATATAAGATGATAACTTCTATAAGGATAGACGACAACAAGAAGACTCCATTTAAATATATCCAAAAGATAAAAGCGTTCAAAAATGGCTCTGAGTTTATATTCAAGCCCGGCGTGAATGTGATTGTAGGCAAGAACGGGAGCGGGAAATCAACCCTCCTGAATATGATATTGAAGTACATGTTGTGCGAGAAAAAGATGTGTTCTGAATTACCGTCAGAAGCATTGTATTTCCCGGATATATTTGATGATGACAAGGTGCTTGACGGGATCAGTATTAAGTCGGATTATATCGGGAAGGTATTCCATCTCCTACAGCAAACTGAAATGAGAAAGGATGATATATTGGATAATATCAATAATTTAAGTTTGTATATGAATGGAGCATCTAGGTCCTCTGGGGAGAAGAACCTTCATGCCATGAACTCGCTCTTTGATTTTGTGTTTAACCAAGATGAGTATGCGTTTCCGATACAGAAGCTTATGGAATTTAAGAAAAAGTCAAATGAGTTCTGGGCAAACAGGATCGACAATCTTTTAAAATACTACAAAGACAATCATGTGGTATTAATGGAGAAGGATTTTGAGTATACAATCCTTATGGATGAGCCGGACAGGAATTTAGATATTGACAATATCATGGATCTGTACAAGGTATTGTCATTTCATAAACCGCAAACACAAATTATAGCCGTAATTCATAACCCGGCTTTGATTTACAAGTTGAGCAAGCTGGATTGCGTGAACTTTATTGAGATGACAAAAGGGTATTTGAAGAAAATTACTGGTTTTATGAATAAAAAATAAGAAAGGAGATGAGAGAAGAGTTGAGAACAATAGGATCAAAAGGACGCCATGTGTTTACAGCAACCTTTGTTAGATTTGGATTTAGGAATGGATACATTGGACCTGTAAAAACGATGCTTTTACAAGATGTGACACTTGATAGCAAAATAGTATCAGATCATTTGTGGTTCGATTTAACAAAAGGATTTAGTGGTGCTGATTTATCGCCAGGCGATGTGGTTGAGTTTTGCGCAAGGGTTAGTGCTTACGAGAAAGGATACAAGGGGCACAAGGATGATGTACTTAATAGACCGATAGAAAGAGACTATCGATTATCAAGACCGACAAAAATTAAAAAGATCGGGAAGAAATTAATATTAAAAGATGAGGGGAAATAATACATGATAATTATATGCCTAAAAAATTTATAATTTATTAAAATATAATGATATGAAAATTCAAGTAGAATTAAATTTGGAAGATGTATTCGAGGAAGCTATGTACAATGAAGCGACGTTGAAAGAGGAGTTTACCAGCTCGGTCAGGTTAGCTGTAATACATGAACTTAAAGAAAAGTTCAAGAATGAGTTGATGAGAGAAATATCCAATCCGATATCAGAGAAGATTGAGGATATAGCGAGAGAATCAATGAACGATCTTGTCGAGAACGCCAGCGAGAAGAAATATAGATTCAGGTTAGATTATATGGATGAGGAGTTGACAGTAGACGAGTTTATAAGAGGCAGGATGAAGAAAGTTGTAGACAGCAACATCGAGACAATGGTAGAATCAAAAGCCAAATCTTTTGTCAATGAGTTAAGGAAAAGGTATGATATGGCGTTCGCTGCCTTTATCGTAGATAGCATGAGAAAGCAAAATATGTTGAAGGATGAGAAGATAGCTGAATTGTTAAAAGATAATCCAGATGAGAGGTAGGGAGGATGCCAAAGGAAGGCGGCGATCGGTGCTCATGACACCGCCCGTACCGGAGAAGGTCAGGGTATTATCCCCGGCATGGTATAGGGCGGCAGTGGAGTTTCAAGGTAGGCCGGAGCAGGAGCGACTAGCCTTTTGCTCGTGGTGTTGTTGTCATGGAGGGTGTAATTTGTGTATGGATATAAGCAAATACAATATAAAAGGGCTTAAGATATATGGAGGATAAGGTGATTATATACCATTTTACGATTTTAGTGTAAAATGGTATATAATCACCTAAGCGTATTAACTATTAATAATGTTTATTTAATTTAATTCAAAAAACAAAATGTCTACTTTTGTAGACACATAAAAATTACACATATGAAAAAGAGTAAATTTGTAAAGGAGTTAGAGAGGATCATCGATATGGTTAAGGCCGAGGATGATGGTTTCGAGTATGGTGGTAAAGTCATTTTCTATAAAGAAGATGATGATAACTATGAAATCTCGGTAAAGAACATCGAGATGAATCTTATGGTAGAGGCCAATACTATGGCTAGTATGAATGATAGGACTTTCGCCTGCCTTATGAGTGAGGTCTATAAACAAAAGTTTACAAAGGCTATAACGATATCGGAGGATGAGGATGATGAAGACAATTGATAAGATGACCGATCAGGAGATATATGATCTTACTGACGAACAAGTAGAGAAATTGATCGTAACAAGATGTATGGAGGAAGGTGTCAGATTTATGGATGAGCCTCCAATCATGAGGACATATGACTGTAAACCTATTTCTCCATCCCATTTCTTCTACTATTTAGAAGGATTGAATATAGCCGTTCTTGATCAGGATGATGCTATTAAAATAGCTAAGTTCTTAAGTGACTTTGATCTATACAGGACTAGATATGATTTCACCGTATCCAATGAAAAGCTATACAGCAAATTGGATATAATTAATATCAAACATACTCCGATGTTTGATACGAAAGACGAGGAGACCTATAAGTCTATCAAGGATAAGAACGATAAGATTGAGGCGGAATATAAAGACCAGCTGGAGAGATATGAGAGAAATATGAAGAAAATGAGTAAAATTCGGGCCGAGATATGGGATAAAGTAGCCGATATAAGACATAGGATTGATAATATGAACTATCTTAGGTCGCTTTTTGCAAGGGAATATCTACCACTGGTGGATAATGATACGGATAAGGTTATGATATTTTTCAAGAAGGCTTATGGCGTGGATGATGATACGGAAAGATATATTCGTGAAGGAATAAAAGATTATCCTTTGTTTAACAATAATATAGATTAAAATGCACAATTGGTTTAAATGTACGGTTTCTTATGAGACCGATGCCGAGAACGGCATGAAGAAGAAGGTAAAGGAAGAGTATTTAGTAGATGCCTTTTCTTATACCGAATGTGAGGCTAGAATCATAGAGGAGATGAAGCCATTCATATCCGGTGAGTTTAGCGTTGATATCAAACGATTCAGGATAGCGGAATTGTTTGCCATGGATGGAGACCGGTTCTATAAGGTCACGGCTGATTATATTACGATAGACGAGAAATCGAACAATGAGAAACGCAAGGCGTTTAACTACATTGTTCGGGCCAATAACCTTGATCATGCCAAAAAGAATTTCGAGGAAGGCATGAAAGGAACCATATCAGATTTCGTTGTCACTTGTATCAAGGAAGAGAAGAAACTGATGGACTTCTACGAGTTTGATGGTAAGATCAGGAATCCGGAGAAAAATGAGGATAGTAGGCAGTAAAGCTAGCTACGAAACCACGTCGTCCATAGCCGAGAAGTTGATGGAGATAAGTAAAATGGAGGGTACGATTTATCGTATCCTCACATTGTCTAACAAAACTTATCTAGCTTCTAAATTAGGATATAGCAGATCGGGGTTCTATAAGAAGATACAAAACAGGAGTTTTAATATCCGGGAACTAGCTCAGATATTCGATACGATCATCAACTTCAAGGATCAAGATTGGACTGAGGGTAAGATTAATAGGCTTAAGAGGTATAGGGCTATGAGCCTTATGGAGTTCAACAAAAGTTATAAAAAGAAAAAGGCATGAGAGGTAGGATGTTACCGTGTGAGAGATGTGGGAGGATGGTAACCATAAGGAGTAAGGGGTTGTGTCCCGCGTGCAGAGCCAAGGAGCTACCGCCAAAGGAAAGGGCGGCGATACGGGTGAAGGCCAAGCCAAAGGGGAAGAGCCTAGCCGTTTTCTTTGGCGCCCATGTGGCTAGATTGAGTATGACAAGGAGATCTGCTACCGGCGCATACATACCATGCCCGGGGGTAAGCAACATATGCCACTTATACCCTAAACGGAAATATAAATCAGTTGCTGAGGATAATGATAACATTATCTACTTGACGGCTGATGAGCATACAAGATTCGATTATCTATTAGATACGATGGATTTCAGCCAGCTCTTGGACGAGTTTGGCAACGTATGGCTGTTGGCAGCCAGAAGGATGAGGGATCTCGCACCTAGAGTCGAGGAGGATGGTAAATTAAAAACCAGATTATTATCATGGATAGAAGAAAACAAAAATTACTTCTAGCTCTTGGATACGAAGCTATAAGTGATACGATATATAAGAAAGGCACGGATATGGAAGTCATAAGCGATCAAGAATCGTTTGATGATATGAGAGTCCGTTTATCCAAAAAACATCATGTGGTTATCACGGATGATGGTATTGTAATAGAGTTTGTTCATAATAAGACAATGGACGAGAATGCGTCATCATATTATTGGCGATCATCGTTACCAATATTAAGATCATATCATACAGATCCTAAATTTACCGCTTTCTTTGGCATATTAGACGTTTTGTCAACGATCCCAAAGAAAGATATGGTCGAGGAGAAAAAGCCTGTTGAAGAGCCTAAAAACGAGCCTAAGGAGGAGATGGAGGTTGAGTATGATCTGGAGACAGAGCAACAGTATTATGCCGCTGAATGGATAAAGGATATCCCGACACCAGTGTTATATAGAATGACTGTCGCTGGCAAACGTGTGTATTATGAGATGGATGTTGATGGGTATCCTATCATATACGATGGAGCCACTAACAATATCGCCAATGGGTATTGTGATACGTCCGGCGCTTTGGAGAAGTGGAAGAATGAGATGAGGCTCAAGGGTAAGGATCCTGATGAGTACGCTAACTACAGGGCTGACTTAGGTACTATCATGCATTATCTATTTGGGTTGTATCTGACCGGGGTTAAGATAAAGCTGATCCCGACGTGGATAAGGAAGGCTGTCAAGGAGGCTAAGCTGAGAATAGACAAGTATAGGATGGAGCGGATATTAGTGGATAACATTGATGAGTTGATAGAGGATCTAATATCATTTGCCATATTCTGCAAGGAAAGACATGTAAAACCTGTATTGATCGAGAAGATGTTGAGGTCAAGGAGATTGAAAGTAGCTTCTTCGGTGGACGCAGTGGTGGAGATGGATAGCGAGCCGGAGATGGTGGAGATAGAGGTCGAGACAGGAGAGTTCTATAAGACGGGAGCCAAGAAAGGTCAGCCTAAGACGGAGAAAAAGAAGATAAAGAGATGCAGGAGGATATTCGCTATATTGGACTTCAAATCAAACAGGAAAGGCAATTTCTATGACGAGTATGCTTTCCAACTTGAGTTATATAGAAGAATGATACAGGAGAACTATGGAAAGATATTGGAGATAGAGGAGATATATAACTTCGCTCCGGGTGATCCTACCGCAAAGACCAGCCAATATAAGTTGAAGAGACAGACTGACAACCCTATATTGAATATGGCTACCGTAGTATATCTTCAAGGTAAGTATAAGTTTGAGAAAACCAATTATACGGTTACGTCAAGGATCGGGTCTTTAGATATAGAGGGTGATTTTGAGTTGAATGGTTTGATAAGAAAAGAGTCGCTGAGAGATTATATATATAGAGTGATGAGTGAGAGGAGAGGATGATGGAATTTAGGGAGTTCAATAAGAGCGTTCATCGGTATGAGCTGGATCATAGCAAGCCAAGAAGGAAGCTGACGTGCCCTCAATGCGGCAAGGATAAGTGTTTTACGCCGTACGTGGACGTAACCACCGGTCAGATCGTTGGAGAGCAGTTTGGGGTGTGTGATCATAAAAATAAATGTGGTTACTTTAAATATCCAACAGGGAGCGAACTTGGGAACAATGATCTTTTTACCGATTCAAACAAAGTATTAAGGAGGTACAAACCTCCTATGGATCCGGATATAGCCAACTGCATTCCGGTAAGCAAGATGTTTGAGACGCTTAATCCTTTCGAGACATCCGATCTTCAGGATTATCTATCCAATATCTTCGGATCGTATCATACCAATAGGGCATTTAGCTTGTATAAGGTGGGGATGATGAGATTCGGGGACTGGGGTAAGTGCTGTGTGTTCTGGCAACTGGATAAGAATTGGGTAGTGCGGACCGGGAAGATAATGGACTACGGGCCTGACGGGAAGAGGGTAAAGGTTCCCATGGATCATGTATGTTGGGTGCATATACTGGACGGTCAGGATTACCTGCTTAGGCAATGCCTGTTCGGGGAGTTTCTTATCAACTTCTATCCCAATGACGCTCCGGTGTATATAGTAGAGTCAGAGAAGACGGCTGTTATCTGTAACATCGTGTACCCTAGTAGGTTGTTTATGGCCTGTGGCGGTATCCATATGCTGAAAAGGGAGATGATAGAGACATTGGGTAGGAGGCGGATAGTCCTGTACCCGGATAAGGGCGACGCTTTCAACGAATGGAGAAAGAAGGTAGACAAGGATATGAGGGGGATGAATATAGAGATAAGTAATTTTCTAGAATCAAAACCCAATATAAATGAGGGAATGGATATAGCGGATTATTTTATTATTAAACAAATTTACAATGGCAAAGGTAGTTGACAATTACAAGAAATTCAAGGTGCTTGAAATAACAAGACAGGAGATGATGGATAAGCTCACCAGATATGGGTGCTTAGGTATTTGCGATATGTGTAACAGACCTACATCCGTGGGCTATTATGTAGCAGTAATCAATCAATGGATGTGCGAGGACTGTTATAATGATTTCATCAAATCAGTTGACAGGTATGAGGAGGATATGAGAATAGAGAACAGAAATTTTGATAGATTCTGCAATCTATTTAATGTTGAGATAGAAGAAAAGGTATGAAAGAACTGTCTTTAGCCCAGAAAGCTATGTTAAACGGATCCGTATGCCCGTATTGCAAGAACCCATCCACTATGATAAATACGGTGGAGGGGAAGCAAGTTGGGTGCGAGAAGTGTGGGGCTTGGATGAGATCCGATTCTACGGGTAAACCTGTAGGTAGGTTAGCCAAGCCGGATCTCCTTAGGTCTATGGATATGGTAATGACCGAGATCAACGTATTCTTAATAAAAACAGGACAGGATAGACATGATCTTTACAAAGAACTATCCGGTGAGCTTATGATACCGGAGGAGCATATATCCCCTTACAAGATGTCTTTGCCATCATTACTTAAAATCATGAGACATATCAAGACATATAGTGATAATCGGATACAGATATATGATGGAGGGAGGGGGAATAACTGCCCTAGGCATAAGGCGATAGCGATAGGAGGTAGCGCATGCCACGGATGTCCGGAGCATCTATTCCATGTAGTGGATAAGGTAACTGACTTGGTGGTGTGTGACGCTGACATGAGTTACGGTGATTACAAAAAATAATTATTAATAAAAATTGACAGAACATGAAAGTAATTTTCATTCACAAACAGACAGGGTTTTATGTAGGAGGATCAGTGTTTAACAAGACATGTGGTTTTTACAAATGCAGAGATAAGATGATAGAAAAAGGCATAAGCGAGGATAAGGCCAACATGCTTATTGATATAATAGGTCCGCACTTATGTGTGTGGGAAATAAAAGATGGGGATGATCCTTACGAGAGCATGAGAAGCAGACTCGGAGATAAAGCCTCATATTTAGATGGAGAGGATATTATCGTAGAAGATTATGATTATGACGAGGAGGACGAGAATGGGGAGATCGACTGAATACTATAGGACACATCCGGAGGCCAGAAAGAAGAAGGCTGAGACGGACAAGAAGATCAACGCCAGACCTGAGCAAAAAGCCAAGAGACGGGAGTTGGGTCGTAAGAATTACAAGACCGATAAGCTGAAGGGTAAGGCTTATCGGAAAGGGAAGGACCTATGCCATACGGCTAAGGGGTTAAGATATAAATCAAGATCAGCTAACAGAGGATCTAAATCCGATACGGCTGGCGATAGAAACGCACGAGGATGAACGATAACAGGATATGGAAGACGTCCAAGGAAATTATCATGGATGCCTATGAGAGGATAATGAAATACCAGTCGGGAGAACTTCTCCCGGCTCGTACTGGATATCCTTATCTAGATAAAGCTTTGCTGGGTGGATTTTACCCTCAACATGCGATAGCCATAGGAGCTAGACCAGGAGTTGGCAAATCCTATTTGGCACAGAAAATCATGAACAATGTAATGAATGTTAATATCAACCCACAAGCGGATGATTATGTATGGTTAAGATGTGAGTTCGAGATGAATCCGGAAGACTTGGTATTACGTTCACTATCAAAAAAAATGAACAAAGACATAGAAGATATCCTCCTTCGTAAAATGGATGAAGAAGAGATGCTGGAAATGCAAAAATGTCTTAAACAAGAAAATTCAAACAGAATAACGTATATACCCATACCTACAACAGTTGATGAGCTTAAAGATTTTTTATGGAATGTATATATGCCGGCGAATAAGGATAAGAAACTTGTATTTGTGTCCATAGACCATACAGCTCTTGTACAAGGTTCGGGTGATGCCAAGAGGAATATAGATAATTTGATGAATATGTGCAATATAGCCAAAAGAACGTTCCCAAACATCTTCTTCCTTATCGTATCGCAACTCAATCGAGAAATAGAGGGTAGACGTGATCCGAAGGATCATATGCCAAGGCAGTCTGATTTCTATCAGTCTGACTCATTGGGGCAGTTATGTACGGCCATGGTAGTGTTGAATATCCCAAGGAGATATGGATACTCCTCATACATGCAATTTCCGCAAGGATGGTATCCTAATCTGGAACGTTTCAAGAGCGAGTCAAGACGATCCTTCCGTGTGGATGGATTATTGTTCCATCATATCGTAAAGGTCCGTCAAAGATCATTGGAGGAGATTGACGCTATACATGTAGATATCATGAAAGGATATGAGCGATATTATCCTGATGGAGGGGTGGTGCGCCAAGAAAGACCGGGAGGCTCGGATGCCCCCGTGGGTAGCGGCAAGCCGGACACGACCGTGGTGACGCTGCCGCCCCCGCCTCCCAGTATCCCGTTGGAGCAACAATATATACCGCCTAGTGATGATTTCAATATAGTACATGACGAAACACCTTATTGACATGAGATTGAGACATAATTACCTGCTTGTAGTGATAAAGGTGCTGGAAATGTTCTTGAAGACCGTATTGTCGGTTGAGGATAAGATGGGGATAAAGGAAATTATATCCTCGTTAAAGGAAATGGCTAAATACAGCATCAGATATATCATAAACCGGGAACGGGAAAAGGAGATCATGAGTATCTGTGATGAGGTATCCAATAAAGTACAGGAGTATAAAAGGATAAATGACAACTCAATGATATTGGAATTGGAGAACCTAAAAAGGGAAGTTGTGGCGGTGGAGGATCTTCTTGGCTCATACAAGGGGGTTCTTGACGCCGAACTGGTGATAGCCGAGGATGATATCAGAATCATACGGGACAAGATCGCTATAAGCCTGAGGGAGGACGGAACATGTAAGAGCATGACTGATGCTGATAAAAGGGCTAGGGTGGACGTAAGATACGAGAGGGCGTTAGAGGATTATCGCATCCTTCTAAGATGCGCCAATACGGTTAGGGCTAAGATGTCGGTTATAGGACATCTTAATCAATCAATAAATCAATCCATATCAGTTGGCAGGGTTGGTATGGCTAATGAATCTTATACGGTAAAACAATATGAGAAAGGGAAAGAGATTATCGAAAGCAGACGGCCTTAGGGTATTGATAGGAGCTTACAATGCTATAGAATGTAGACGTGAGTTAACTATGTGTGCAGCTATAACCGAAACGGCTAATATGCTTGGATTAGTGGATAGAAAAAAAGTTTTAGCATATGAACTTATACCTGAGTTGAGGATGTTTAAGCCGATAAATAGTCGTATAGAGGAAGCTTGGTTCAATCTTTCCGATAAGTATACAAGGCTATATATATTACGCACGTTGATTAACATATACAACGATACCGATCATCCTGGTATAGTAGAGAAAATAGCTAGAAAGATTAGGTCAATATTTTAACTCATTAACTTATGTATATTAATTTTGAACAGATGATGACATCAGGATTAACAATGTCCGATGTCGGGTATCTTTTGATGATCAGGCAAAAGGAGGAGATGGCTGACGTCATTCCAAAAGAGAAAATAGACAGCTATAAAGCGTCTGGTTATATCGAGCCTCAAAAGAACGGGAAGTGGAAGATAACACCAAGGGGAGGATCGTTGCTGATGTTGATAGAGACGCCCGGCCTGACACCGGAGGTCGATGGGATCCGGGACCGTATCATTGGGGTATATAATGATATGGGGAAGGATACAGGAGCTATCAAGGAGGTAGAGAAAAGGCTCGTATGGTTCGTGGCTAATACCAACTTCAAGGAAGAACCTATAGTAAGAGCCGTAATATCCCACATAGATCTTAAACGTGAGTATACGATGAGATTGGATAACTTGATCTGGAAACCATCAAATGTGTATAGCGTGCATATGAGTTTATCGGAATCAACGTTATTCGATACGATCATAAAAATGTATGGCATGACGTCTGACTTGTATCTTAGGGAGAACAAGAACAAGGAGCTGGCATGGTTGTTCGCCATAAGCCGGCTTCCGGATCCACCAAAGAGAATGGATAAGGAATACGCTATCACAGGCGATGTTAAGATGGATATCGAAAGGATATCGGATATAAAAAAAGAATTAGGTAGAAGATTGAAAATGTCGATTTAGTATGGAAAGAAAAGAAGTTGAAAAAGTAGTCAAGGAGACGATATTCGAGAAGATGGGTGAATTTAATGGTCTTGATCATGCCGCTCAGATAATGAACGAGGATAGGCTGGATACGGATATGGCTATGGATTCCCTTGATTTTGTAGAAGTCATAATGGAAGTGGAAAAGAAAACGGGTAAATGTATACCCGATGAGGCACTTAACGTCAAGCCTTATCACGAATTGACGGTAGGAGAGCTTATGGGTATGTTGTATGATTATCTAAAAGACAAATAAATGGATTTCGGATATGATGATTGGGAAGAGGGGCTAGAGACCCCTCTTGTCGATGATTGTGATGACGATCATGAGGAGGAAGAATATGATTTCAGTTAAGGAGTTAAGACCGGGCAATCTTGTAAAAGACAAAGCTGGTGATATATGGAGAGTAGGGTGCGTTACCGGTATGCGTAATGAAAGTGGATCATTAATCCTTGAACGTGAGGTTGATGATGGGATAATGAAATGGTATTCAGGGGAAGATGATGTCATGCCTATTGAGATAGACGATAACCTTCTTGACGCTATCGGTTTCAAGAGTGACAAGAATAGGGACGTATATCGTGGACACGGGATGACCATGGAGGTTTTTGGCGACGAGTATTATCTCGGACTTAGGGATATGGAGGATAACCTGAGCGAGCTTATCCAGATAAGGTATTTGCATAACCTACAGAATATTTCGATGGATTTATATGAGCGTGACATAAATACGGAGAGGCTTTATGATCGTTCCGGAGAATAACTTGCTATGCAAGACGATAGGCGGTGAGAAGGTGCTTGCCGCATCCTACTCACAGATAGACACGTTTGTTCAGTGTCCGTATAAGTGGTATAAGACTTACGTGGAGGGTCACAGATCCACGGAGAAGCATGAGGCTACGTCATATGGTACGGTTATCCACCAGACGATGGAGTATTTCTTCAAGAACGGATGCAGACCTTCTTATGAGGACATGAGTAAGGCATTTAACTATTACGCCGATATAGAGAAGATACCTTTTGATAGCGTAAAATCTCAGATCGAGTCCATGCAACATGCGGCTAGGTTAATAAGATGGATTGTGGGGTTGTTTGAGAAGGATGCTGCTGGCAACTATAAGAAAATGTGGTCGGATCTTACGCCAATGGAGAAGGTGATCCGGGGGTCGAGACCGGCCGGCGTGGAGGAGGGCTTCGTCCTGCCCTATAAGCTACCCAAGCCCCTTACCTTGGATGGCGTGACGTACGATAAGGTGCATATCATAGGATCGGTGGACTGGCGTGGAGAGTATAAGACAAAGGACAGGATAGCCATGTATACGATAGACTGGAAGTCCGGGAGAAAGTTATTCGATGAAGATAAGCTGCTTCATAATCTCCAACATCCGATATACGCCTTTTACATACTCAGAAAATATAAGGTATTGCCGGATATGTGCAGCTATTTCTTTACCCGCATGCTGGACAATCAGAACGTGAAGGTAGATAAGGAGAAAGTAGAGAGGTCGGTCAAGGAGCTTAACGATATTCTCCTTGATATGTATGATTTCGAGACAAATAAAATAGATAGCTATCAAGCTCACGTTTGGGACGATGCCAAACAAGGGTATAAGTACGAGAAGCGCTACCTCATGGGACGCCAGCCGGCCTGCCTTGAACCCCGCCCCAAGCCCTTGTGTTTTTGGTGCGATTTCTCAATCCACAAACAAAACACATGTAGGTATTCATCGGATTGGGATGAGTCAAAAAGAAAGAATAAAAAAGATTAACTTTATTAAAAAGCCTAGGTAAATATCTAGGCTTTAATTATATTTGTGTCAATAAATAAATGATTATGGATAAAAACGAAAGAGAAAAACAGGTATTGGATCTTCTGATGTCTAGAAAGGATATCAGGAAATTGGTAGAGAAATCAAATGAATGTTATTCTAAGATGGATTTCGTTGGCGCCATGAAATACCGGCAAGAGATAAAGGATATCGTAGATCGAGAATCTAAAATCATGTTGACAAAAAGTGAGTCTTTGATAGGCTTGATGAATAATGCTGATAATGAATATAAATTCAATATGCTGGTATGGCTACATTCCATGATGTGTATGGCGGATGTATTTAACGGGATATTGGAGGATTTCAAGGATGGGGTAAGAAAAGCCAATGGCAACTCCAAGTTCGTTAAGTTCGATAATCTGGATCGGTTAATGGCAGAATGTAAGAAGGAGATTGATTACCTGATGAAAGGCACAAGTAAATCATTCCAGATATCTTTTGCCGTAAGAAGCGATGAGCTAAGGGAGATGATAGAGAATATGGTTGGCGACAATATCCGGGAAGGGTATGATATGTTTAAGGAAGAGGCTAAGATGACCAAGGAGACAGACAGGAGCAAGATAGAGGAATTTAATAAAAAGCTTGACCATGATCAAATGTAATATAAAGCTAGGCGATATAGTCCATACCCAGATAGGAGTAGGAGAGGTGATAGCCATAAGCAAGACCAAAGAGACTTTGATGGTGAAAATGGACGATGACCGGGAGTGTGCGATAAGATTAGAGTACGTAAAAGACGTTTTTGATAACTACAGATCCAAATGATATACAAGTTAAGACCATATCAAGAGGAGTGTGTTAAAAGTATCTCCGATTACATAAACTCTGATAGGAGCGATCCGGTATTAATCGTAGGGCCGGTAGGTTGCGGTAAGTCACTGCTGATAGCAGAGGCGGCTAGATTGATGGGAGATAAGACGCTGATTTTACAACCATCAAAAGAATTGCTGCAACAGAACCACGACAAGATAACGTCGTATGGCATACCGGCTACCATCTACTCCGCTTCCTGTGGTAAGAAAGAGCTGTCTAACATGATATACGCCACGTTAGGGTCTATCAAGAAGGTTGTTGATAAGCTTAAGGAGATGGGGATCAGAAATGTATTGATAGATGAGGCTCATGCTGGTTATAGCCCGGAGGATGGTAGCGAGTTTATGACATTCATGAATGAACTGAAACCGAAAAAGGTGATAGGGTTTACAGCCACGCCATGTAGACTTAAAAACATGTCGATAGGACAGACATCATATTCCCAACTTAATTTCATCACTCGTATGAGACCGGTATATTTCAAGAACCTGATTCACGTGATACAGGTAGAGGAGATGATAAGGCAAGGATTTTGGACACCTCTTAAATATGAGACATGGGATTTCAATGGGGATGCCCTTAAACTTAATTCTAACGGCTCCGAATATACGGCTGAGTCTATTAGTGAGGCGGTGAGAAAAAACGGCTTAAACAACCTTATTTTACGTCGGTTGATGGTATTAAAAGACGTATGCAGATCTATACTGGTATTTATGGATTCTGTTGAGAGCTGTAATACTGCCGCCGAATGGATGAACGCCAAGATATGCGCTGGCATGGCGGAGGTAGTTCACGGAGGCACGCCAAAGAAGCAGCGGGAGGCTATAGTCGAGAGATTCAAGTCAGGTGGGACGAGGGTAGTGTTCAACTATTCCGCCCTCGGTACGGGATTCGATCATCCGGGTCTGGATTGCGTGATAGTAGGGAGACCGACATTCTCATTCTCATCGTTTTATCAGTGGCTTGGAAGGGCAGTCCGTATAAAAGACGGAAAGGATAGTGCTTTGGTCGTTGATTGTTGTAACAACTCGTCAAGGTTCGGTGATATAAGGAAACTTAGTATAGAGAACTACAAAGGATATGGATGGGGGATGTTTATCGGCGATAAGCTAATAACTAATATCCCGATGGGGGATAAGGTAACGAAAACAGATCTGGATATCAAAGCAGCCAAGAAAGATCGTAGGAGAGGGCTGGCGCAGGGCGTAACCGCCGCCCCTATTCCAGGGAGACCGGATCATCCCCTTGGCTCTACGGTAATGACATTCGGGAAATATTGTGGGTGGATGTTGCATTCGATCCCAGTATCGTACTTCAAATTCATAAACGAGACATTTGACTGGGATAATGATAGGAACAAGGATATAAAAGAATACATAGATTTTTTAATCAAAAACAATAGATTATGACAGGATGTATATATCATGAGGCTGATCTTGACGGAGTAATGTCAGCGGCTATAGTAAAAAAGTATTTCAAAGGGGACATTGATCTTCTTCCTTACAATTACGGCAAGGAAATACCTGACGTGAATAAATATGATAAGGTGTTTGCAGTTGACGTGTCATTTGGAAACAGAACAAGATTCCTTTTCGATGAGTGGAAAGAGAAAGGTATAGATGTCGTATGGATAGACCATCATAAGACCGCCATAGACGATATGAGGGATTACGAGGTAAAGGGCAAGAGACGTATCGGAACGGCGGCTTGTGAGCTTACGTGGGAATATCTTTTCGATGATATCGAAACCCCTGACGTGGTAAAATTATTGAGCGCTTATGATGTATGGGATCATGATCGCTTCGAATGGAGTGATGTCATGGCGTTCCAATACGGGATGAGAGGATATTGTGGTCTTGACGTGGATATGGCGGCAAGGGCCATGGATGGCGATCATGACTTCATATATGACATGATAAGGAACGGGGAGGCGATACTGGAGTATATCGTTGAGAAAAACAGGGGCGAGATAAATATATTCTCATTCGAGGCTGATGTATTTGGGTACAAGGCTATATGTATGAATACCACGGAGTTTAACTCTACTACATTTGAATCTATGTATAACCCTAAAAGACATGATCTGATGATGCCATTTTGCTGGAACGGAAGATTCTTTAGATGCTCGTTCTATACCACCAAAGAGGAGGTGGATGTCTCGGTGCTGGCACGCAAGGCCAATCCCGGTGGAGGCGGTCATAAGGCGGCTGCCGGCTTCCAACTTAGCGTGGAGGATATGATGGGATTCTTGAAAGAGAGGAGGATGTGATATGGTAGGATTGATATCTATTATTATAATAATAGTAATCTCCTTTGTCATGATGATGGAGGGATGGGAAAAATATGATTCACAAAAGTTTTACACAGGGCTGCTTGTGATAGGTATAAGTATCATAATGATATTTCCAGTAATGCAATATAATATGGAGAATATGAAAAACGTATGCAAATTCAAGAAACTTAACGAAATGAAGCTAGATGATTACGGCTTCGGTTTATTCGAGTACAATGGCGTTCTTTATTTCAAGGAGGCAGAGGGTGAGAGATGCTTTGATGTAAGAAGCGGGAACGAGGTTATTATCGGGAAAGATAAAATTGTAACGGCCTTGGAGGATTGATCATGAGAAAACTTGACGACACCAACAGGACAAGAAAGAAAAACGTACGGCACTCGTGGGTAAAGGCGGGGCCGGGGATCCAACGCTGCGCTATTTGCGGAATTACGAAGCAAAGCGAGTGGAGAGACGGGAAGACCTCGCATTGCGTATATCTATCATCTGGTGAGCTTTATTCTATGACAGGAGAGACACCGGAATGCAGGGATCTTAGTGAATTTTATTAATAAAACAAAAAGGAGTTTGAAATGAAAGAGGAATTTAGCAAATACGACAAGGTTGTTTATGATGGTGAGGTATTTGAGGTACTTGAAACCGCCGACAATACGGGGATAATGAAAATAGAACCGTTATTTGATGAGACATATAAATTTATTTGGGTTGATGAGGAGATGGTTGTCTCGTTAAGCAGGGCTATCAAGTTAAGGCTTATTGATGATGAGACGGCAGATGAGGCGATGAATTTCGGGAAGCCAAAAATAGGAGACGCGGTGGTGGAAAGCGGACCGCTTGTAGGGAAAGACGGCAGCGGCAAGGACGACCGGGCCGACGGCAAGCTTCGGTGGGATCTCCTTCCTTTGGCTGAGATAGAGGATATCGTGAGGGTATATACGGAAGGTGCCAAGAAGTACGCCGATAACTCATGGCAAGATATACCTGATGGATTTAATCGTTATCTAGGTGCACTCATGAGGCACTTGGTCGCTTATACGAAAGGGGAGAGATATGATAAGGAGGGATTCATGCATCTATCCGCCGTATGCTGGAACGCCATAGCGTTATTATATTACGATAAACATAACAAAGGGCTTATAGAATGGAAGAGTCAGGAAAAAGAGTAGTAGATGAGAGATTAAGAGCTATCGACAAAAGAACAGGTAAATACGTTAATGTAATCAAGCGCACTATTGATGATAGCCTATTCCCGATAGTTAAGTATCTCAGTTACAGTTATAATGAATTAAATTATGATTATGTAAAGAATCTGAATTTTGATGTAGACGTAAATTGGGAGCAGCGTAGATATCAGATTGTTAAGGATTTATTATCTAACAATTTCGATGGGAGAAAGATGAGTATAGATGAGGTAGATAATGCTATATTTACCGCTGATTTGATTATTAACAGATTAATAACTATTTGAGATGGTAAGAATTGATTTTTTCACGAAGAAAGACGCTGAATACAGCGACTACATGCGATATATTATCGCCAACACATTACAGGAGTATGAGGGTGAGGTCACGTTAAACCAGATCCCGGAGAACAAAGCCACGGAGGAGGAAATATCCAAGTACGGTATAGAGGTATATCCTACTATCATCGTCAGCGGTGATAACATGGATGGCTTTAATAAACTTGAGGGGATGGCCAGAAAAGCTGATCTTATTAACGTCATGTCGTTATACGACAAGAAATAGGCTTATGACGATAAGGGATAAATATTTTGGCTGGAAGGATATATTCTTTGGCAGGTTCGTGCATTGTTGTAATGAAAAAAGTGACCAACCACAAGGGAGTAATATACCTCTAGCCAAAATAAACTTCGATAACAAGACAGGATATGTGGAGGACGGGACTATTAATATAGCCGAGCTTCTTCAATATCTTTGGATAAATAATAAGGTCTATGGGTGTGAATATGCACCCATAGATATATCCTCTGTCTTGCAAACATTGATTAGATTGACCGAGAACGCTAAGTTCATATTTGACGACCAACCCGGCATACATGATATGATCCCATATAGAGGTTTTTTTCTTAGAGATGACTTTTCATCCGGGAAAGATTATTCACTTGATTTGGATAAAATAGTGAGCGGGATGGGTGGATGGTATGGAGAGGATGAAGACCCATGCTATTCGATGTTTGTTAGCCAAGATCAGATATGGAACTTAAATCCGATATTAAAGGTATTAGCTGATGAGGGATCTATTCTAGCCAAGGAACTTGGGTATGATATGAACTCATATGTCAGCGATAATGGATACACGATATACAACCCCTACCTCTCGTGGATTAATCATTACTATCATTATTGCCCGACATTTAATGAGGATAAGCTGAAACCTTGGGATAGGGTGGAAGACAGAAAGAATAAATTCAAGATGACGGATAAGGTTAAGAGAGGCGCCAATAATTGGTATTATTCAGGCGGGACTATATCTTGCGTGGATAGCTTCTTAGGGAAGAAATACAGGAAGAATCTCCGAACCTTCATATATCGTGGAATAATATTCTTTTTAGATCGGATATGGCATACACCATTGTTTGAGAAGATGGGCGTGAAAATGAAGTACAACGCTTATTATTGCTATGCCGCTACTTCCGGGATATGGTATGATAAGGGATTCAAGGAAAGACTAGCCAAGAGGTTTAACAAGTCGCTGGGCGGCGACGGGGAACTGTTCGGGGCTAACCTAGCCTGCATGGTATGTGACCGTAAGGATATCGATTGGGAGGCGCTTCGTCTTTGGCTTGACAAATACGATGATCCTACTGATAAGGGCATGGTGAATAGCCCTATTCAATTTATGTATTTATATTTATATTACACTTTTAACAAATAATTTGAAATGAAGAAGATAAATAACTGGGTTATAAGAACATTTGGGTTGAGAGGCTCATGGAGCTGGGCTAAGAAACAGATGTTAAATGGAGCGATCATTAAACGTAAGGCTACTACAGGGACATACAAAATAGCTATTGATGATGACAAGAATAGGTTACTTGTAGCCACATGGGATCATCTAGATCAAAACCCTGTATGGGAAAGGTGTCCGCATAGTTTATTAGATGAAGATGCGGTTGATTATTTTGTCACAGCTCATAAGGAATTATCATATGGAGGCATAAAGATCAGGATGAAAGATGAATTTAACTATAATGATAAAATATCGAAAGCATGAAAAAGATTACCGATAAAGACGTAGAGGCTCTTAAAGCCGGAAAGAAGGTGACAAAAGGTTTTATCCATATGCAATTGGATGATAAGGGAAAATTGAACTTGTGGAGTGATATCAATATAACTGACAATTATAGAAGTCTTAAGATAGATGCTAACAAATTGTTTGATCATGGGATTCTTTCAGAGGAATATGATAAATTGAGAGTTACAAATATAGAACAACAGGGACGAAGGTAATGAAAGTGCATATTATTAATCATCGCTGCGGTGACGATGAAATAGAAGTTAAAAATGGCATACGAGTTTTTGATTGAGATGGGAATGAGTTTATTATCAATCTAAATAATTTTGGGGAACTGGAAATAAATGGATTGAATGAAGGTTTATGCATTATACCTCAATACGGGAACCAAATTGTCATAAAGAAACAGATTTAAAGCAACGCATGACGCTATGGACTGGGAATTTAAGATTGAAAACATTGAATCATAATTTAATTTAATAGACATGGAGACTAAAATATGCAAGAAATGTGGTAAAGAATTACCAGTAGATAAATTCTATAAGAACAAATCACAAAAGGATGGGTTTGGATACTACTGTAAGGATTGTGTAAATACCTACAAATCGTCCAAAAAAGCCAATGCAGAGGAGGGGGGGGGTAAATTAACGAAAGTGTTTACCAATCCAGATCTAGCCAAATTCAAACCTAGAGAACTTATCGAGGAACTAAAAGCTAGAGGTTACAAAGGCACGCTCACCTATGAGCAGGTAATAACATTATAATACAATTTGAAAGATGGCAAAGAAACAGTTAAAAATCCCGTTTAAGGACGGGAGACCATGTAAATGGGTTAAGGATGTTCATGATGAGGAACGTGATAATTATGAGTTTGATGAATGCCTTGAGATACACGGATTCGTTCGTGGATGCTCTTCGGCTGTAATGATATTAAGACCGGCAAATGATCATGGGGAGGATTTTAATTATGCCAAAAGTGTCTATTACCAAGTATTCTTGACAGACAGTAAGGGAGTAATACAGAATATGATGCATGGAATCATATATGGTAAATGGACTTTTGTTAAGAGAGGCGAAAATTTTGGTATAAAATTGGTTAAGGTCTTACCTAAGATACATAAAATATCCCTTGATATGATCGCAAAGGATATTTTTAGACCATGAAAATAAATAAAAACAGGATTTATGAAAGCGGAGAAAAATATGACAGTACAAGATTTGATAGACGAATTGATGCTTGTCAAGGATAAGAGTAAGGAAATAAGGGTTGTTATAAATACGAATGATTATATAACATCCTACCCTGCCTCTTTATCTGATATGTCTATAAAAGAGAAGGGAGATATAGTCAATGATCATTTTGATGATACAATTGCTATAGAATTGCATAAATAAACGATAAACAATATGAATGTATTATCATTGTTTGATGGGATATCATGTGGATATCTAGCATTACAAAGAGCCGGTATACCTATTGGGACTTACTATGCCTCAGAGATAGACAAGACATGCATAAAGGTAAGTCAAAAACATTTTCCTAATATTATTCAATTAGGGGATGTTAATAACTGGAGAACATGGGATATCCCTTGGAAAGACATAGATCTGGTCATGGGAGGGTTCTGTTGCCAGAGCTTCTCTAGCTCAGGTAAGGGTAAGGGATTCATGGACGCTCGTGGAAGGCTTTTCTTTTGCTTCTCGGACATCGTAAAGCATTTAAGAAAGGAAACCAAAGGTAAAATCCTGTTCTTGGGCGAGAACGTCCGGATGCGGGACGAGCATCGCCGGGTGATAACGGAAGAGCTGGGCGTGGAGCCGGTGGAGATCGATAGTGCCTTGGTCTCGGCACAGACCCGGCATCGCCTTTATTGGTGTAATTGGCCGGTAGAAATGCCGAAAGACAAGCATATATCATTGGATGATATTCTAGAGCATGACAAGGGTTGGAATCCGGGAGCCATAAGAGGGAGATATATAGGGACCATTGTCGGTAGAAGGATAGGAGATGACGGGTATCGAAAGGATTGTGACATGGGCATAAAAATAACGCAATGTCTGGAGATAAGAAAAGATAAGAATACCACTCCCATCAAGAAAAGTAATTGCCTGACAACGGTTATGAAAGATAACGTAATCTCATCGTTACCTCCCGGAAGATATCCTAACGCCTTTGACATGAAAGACAAATTCAGGTACCTTACCCCGATAGAGATGTGTAGGCTACAGACATTGCCGGATGATTACCTTGACGGGATAGCCCCGAATACGGCCATGTCTTTAACGGGCAATGGATGGACAGTGGATGTGATAGCCCATTTGCTAAGAGGCATAGAGCGTAGGTAGAATTTAAAACACGATCACAGCGATATGGTTATAAACAAAACATGGTCGATGCCGAATAAAGAGACATTCAGCATAAGACCGATAAGGGAACTTATAGACAAATATCGAGAAGAGGGGATGGTTATAGTGGATCCGTTCGCCAGAAACAGCGATATAGGGACGATCACCAACGATCTTGACCCTGAGACTAAAGCTATGTATCATAAAGACGCCACGGACTTCTTGTGTCATCTTGATGATAATATAGCTGATATGGTATTATATGATCCACCATATTCTGCGAGACAGGTATCTGAGTCTTATAAAAGACTTGGAGGATCTGTTAATATGCAAACAACGCAATCTAGTTATTGGGCTAGGCAGAAGAATGAGATAGCTAGGATCACCAAGAAAGGAGGGGTGGTCATTACCTGCGCGTGGAACTCCGGCGGTATAGGGACCGGGCTTGGCTTCGAGCAGCAGGAGATTCTTCTCGTGGCTCATGGGGGATGGCATAATGATACGATCGTTACGGTAGAAAGGAAAATGAAATTATGAAGGAAAGAATATTCACCACAAAAGAACAGGGGAGGGTGCTGGTCGAGGCCGGCCTCCCTATCTCCACCGCCAGCGGTTTCAGAGACAAGTATCTGGATCAATTACATTCTATGGAGGATGACGCTGGTCGTATAGGACTGATCGAGGCCGTTACCCCGGATATATCCAACCCTGTTTGGGATGTAGGCACGTTGCTGAATTTGCTCCCATATGAGATAGAGGGTTGTACATTAGAATGTTATAAGCTAAAACATGCATGGTCTGTAACGTATAGAGATATAGATGAGATTCCTATGTATTGGAGTAGCGAGAAACTTCTTGTAGACACATTGTTTTCGATGATGATGGAATTACTTAAACATAAGATTATATGAACATAAAGCAAATAACAAAATTAAGGTACAAAACGAAAGATAAGCCTCCTATAGAAGGGGTTCCTCTTTTAGGATACAACAAAAAATATAGTTGTCCGTGGGAAGTAATGTACAGGAGAGGGGATAAGTACTACACCTGCATGAAGTATGATGCTGAATTTGAAACATATCCACCGGAAGAATACGAGTATTTATATCCATGAAAACATGAAACAAGTAACAAGAATAAGATACAAAACTGAGGATAATCCGCCTATGGCTAATGTCCCTCTTATAGGATACAGCAAAAAATATGACTGTTGGGTAGCGTTAGTATACAGAAGAGGAGACAAGTATGATTAAATAATTACAAAATCGATAGTAATCCATTGTAAAATCATAGAATTATTTGTATATTTAATATATTAAAATGAATTGATGATGAGTTTAATAAAGCGTTCATATAAATATCGTATGTATCCGAACAAAACACAAGAAGAACTTCTTGCAAAAACATTCGGATGTGTTCGTGTTATATGGAATGCTTGTGTTGACTCATTTAACTCATACGATAAAGAAACAAACCCTAATCCGAAATTCCCGACAAAGTCGGATCTTGTTATTGAAAAACTTTGGTTAAATGAAGTATCGGCAGCCACCTTGCAGCAGAAGCAACGTGACTTTATCGAGTTCTCCAAACAGTACTTCAACAAGAACAGGAAAGAAAAAATCGGTAAACCGAATTATAAAAATAAACACGACAACCAGTCGTTTAGATTGCCGTTCCCGAAGTTTAAAATCACTGACAATAAGATCCGGATCGAAAAGATCGGATGGGTTAAGATTGTTATCGATCGTGAAATCCCGGATAACGCTCGTTTTATCTCCTGTACCGTTTCAAAGAACCGTGCTGGTCAATACTTCGTATCAGTTCTTGTAGAAACAGAACAGTGTTATAAACAGAAAACCGGTAAAACAGTCGGAGTTGATCTTGGAATAAAAACATTGGCTACATTGTCTGACGGAATATCTGTTGAAAATCCTCATTTTCTTTGTGAGAACCAAGCGAAGTTAAAAAGGATGCAACGGCATTTATCGAGAAAGAAATTAGGAAGTAATCGAAGAAACAAATGCAGGCTAAAAGTATCAAGACTTCATTGTGATATAGCCAACAAGCGTTCATGGTACATGCATAATTTGACCACGATGTTGGTAAATAATTACGATGTTATCTGCATTGAAGATCTAAATGTTTCCGGTATGCTACAGAACCACAAACTTGCTAGTTCTGTATCCGACACTTCTTTCTCAATGTTCCGTAACCAACTTGAATACAAGTGTAGGTGGTATGGTAAAGAACTGATTGTTATAGATCGTTTTTACCCATCCTCGAAAACCTGTTCAAGATGTGGTTGGAAGAATAAAGATCTGAAATTATCGGATCGAACATTTGTTTGTAAAGATTGTGGCTTGGAGATCGACAGGGATCTCAACGCTGCAATAAATATACAAGCCGTAGGAGTTGATGCGGCTATACGGACGCAGAGCAACCGGGTTGCCAGTTGTGTTGAAGCGTCTAAAATGGAGTAGGATATCTTAGTTATTTCTATGATTTTCTATGAAATTTACAACTACAAGACATCTCCTCCAGATGAGTACGAATACGTATATCCGTGAGAACTAGAAGGAATATATTTATATTTAAGCATGATTAATATTATTTTAATATTATTCATGCTTTTATTTTTGTTTAAATTGTATTTTTGTATCAACATTAAAAACCAGATTATTATGGATGGAGACAAACAAAAAGTCAATGAACTTACGATGAGGACGCTGGGTTCTCATTATGGCGGATATGCCTATGTAAAGGTAAAAAATCGTCAAGCTGATGTAAAGATAGATTGGAAGTTGTTGAGAGCTATAGAAGAAGGAGAGGTGGAGATAGACAACGAGAAATACCATCTATCCGGGATAGAGTATGTAGCTAAAAGATATCAGGACATGTTTTACGCTGGTCGTGATATTTATTATTTCAAGGGCATAGGAGGGCATGGGATGACCGATCTTCTTAGAAACGCTATAGATGATTTACTAGACACCATAAGTAGTAGAGAGGCTTATCGTAGTGCAGAGCATAGAATGTACGCCCAAATGAATCAACTTACTGAAGCGGGAGCTATGATCAGCTTAGCTATTGAATTACTAACATCTAACATCCGTCATAGTTATGGAGAAATTAATTTTGAACGATATCCAAGACCTGTGGAGGTGGAGGGAGAAGATAAACATTGATGACTTTAGAGAGGAGCCTATGACTGAGGATATGCCACTCTATTTCCCATGCGCTGTTATTTGGCATGTTGATTATGGGGAGCATGACGCTGATAATTATATATGTTATGGATTTGTTTATGTAGCAGAAATATTAGGGATATGAACATTAAAAAACAGATAATTCTTGACGATAAAGACTATGAGCGATTAGTGCACGATGCTAATCTCAGTAATGATGAGATAAAAAGCAGAATCGCCAACGCTCTAACCACCGATATGGTATTTAGCTTCGATTTCGATGTAAACAAAAAGGTTACGGGGAATATGAGGATCGAAAGCGCCACCCATAATCTAGGATATAATGAATATGATAATATCGTAAGGGCTAGAGACGAGAATATTCACCATGCTGTTTATACAGCTATATATGATTATCTTGAGAAAATAAAGAGAGATAATAATGAGCTAAGCGCAAAAGATTGGATATTATTCACATCTATAATCTTATCTATTTTCGCAATGGGATTTGCAGGTGGATGGTTGGTATTTAATTGATTAAATCATGGGTAATTTAAAAGACATACAAGATATAACCGGTCTTACGTCAGAAGCTATATTCAATATACGTAAACCTGTTGATTATATGTGCAGTGATATAGACAGTCATATAAAAGATATCAGGACACAATGTGATTATATTATGGATGGGGACGAGGAGGATGTTAAATATTATTCAAAATCAATCAAATCAGACGTAGATTCTTATTTCGAGGATATACGGTCAAAGGTCGAGAATCTCCGTGATTGGGGAGAGCAGTGGAAAGCATTGGCTAAAGACTTGTTTAATGAGTTGCTGGAAATAGATAGCGATAATACTATAGACAGCTATCTGTCTTATAAGGCATTGGATAAGATTAAGGAACATTTAAAATAAAACTATAAACATGAATAAAAGAAAAACCAAAAAAAGACTCCATTTAAATAATAAAGAATTTCAAATCTTATTTCGTTCAGACAAGAAATACTTTAGATATGCGATAAATAATCTATGTCTTGCTTTTGGATGTTCTTCATTAGAATATTGGATATACTTCTTTGAAGGTAAAAGAGTTGATGGGAGTATATATTATAAAAGCATTTCACGACTAGTTCTTAGATAATGATAAATTAACAAAATAAATAGACATGAGCAAATTACTATTTTTTGATTTAGAGACAACCGGGGTTAAGTTCTGGAGAAACGGGATACACCAAATAGGAGGGATCGTGGATATCGACGGGCAGGAGACTGAGAGGTTCGACATCCGCCTAGCCCCGAACCCTGCCGCCACGATAGAGCAAGAGGCGCTGGATGTGGCTGGTGTTACCTTGGAGCAAGTGCAGTCGTATCAGCCTATGGAAGAAGGATACAGGCAGTTAGTTGGTATATTATCCAAATACGTGAATAAGTTCAACAAGAGGGATAAAATGTATTTGGTGGGGTATAACAACGCCGGATTCGACAACAACTTCCTACGGGCTTTATTTACCCAATGTGGGGATAAGTATTTCGGATCATGGTTCTATCCTAACTGTATGGATGTATATGTTATGGTGACACCGTTCCTGATGGGCGTAAGAAACGATATGGAGAACTTTAAGTTGATGACCGTAGCCAGAACTATGGGTATTGAGATCGACGAGAATAAGCTTCATGACGCTACTTACGATATTGAGCTGACTAGGGATATTTTCTATCGTATAATCGGTAAAATGGATGTTAAGTTATGAGAAGTATCTTAGAGGCGATGCATGATTATCCGGATGAGGCTCTTGGGCTATTTTTCTTTTTGATAGTGGTCTTCTGGTTATTGTCAGGTATATTCGAGAAAAAAGATGAATGATAAACTCGATAAGATACTGGATCTCCTAAGATCTCAAAATGAAATGATCAAGGATATTCACGACTATGTGAAAGAAGTTACCAGCGAGAAGTATATAGGAGAATCTAGAATGACAAGCTTCTCTATTAACTTGGCCGCTGATATACTTACCGAAGCCATTAGCCCTAAGATAAAGGAGATGATGGTGGATCTATTGAAAAAACAAGGATGGAAAACTGAGTGAAATATGGGAACTTATGAGAGAAAAGTAAATCAATTAAAGGATTTGATGAGAAGGAAATACAAATCAGCTTACAATAAATCCAAGGAAATGGACATAGATATAAGCTCAATGACATATCTTCCATGCCCAGACGCATTTAACGTCATAAATATTGAAAAAATGCATGTTATTCTTGATCGGGTCAATAAGATCATAGATGAGAATAAGGATAAGCTCAAGAACCCAACTTGCGCCACTTGTGTACATCTACATGATCGGGAATGGGCGAAAAGATACGGGAAAGTATGCTGCTCCATTTGGCAAGTGTGCGACCATTATATAAACCCTAACAGGAAATATGATAGGGAGCAAAAGACTTATACGAGACGCCCAAGCAATAAGGCTTGTCCTAATTATGAATATGGTGATGATAATTTTGAAAACAGAAAAAGATGCTTAAAGAAAAAGAATACCCGATAAACAGCTATGGTCCAGTACGCACCAACAAAGACCGGACGTGCGTCTGCTGTGGCGATACGGTTCCCGCTGGTAGCAGCAGGATGATGCCGAGGAACGCCAAGTCCAGTTATTGTCTATGCATATCTTGCTTCAAAAAATGGAAATCTGTTGGTGGAGATCTTAAACTGATGGACAATCTCAGCAATGTGAAGAAAGAGCATATCATATATATGTCTAAGATCATGAAAGGTAATTGTGACATTGTTAAAGGTCATAAGCTTTATATAGCCCTAAAGAAGGCGATAAACGAGAAGAAGGTAGCCGTTATCAGATTCGATACCGACCAACCGATATGTATATCGACAAGAATCATGAATCCTTCATTCGGGGTGATCATGGACGAGTACGGTAAGGATATATTCCAAGGTAACCTTAAGCTAATTAATGTCCCTAAAGGTGTCAAGGATCTAATAGTTAACTATATAGAAAAATATCGTAAATTATGAACTTCAAGACATTTATATTCATGATCCTTACATTCAGGAGAGTAGATCCTATACCTAAGAACATAGGTCTTATGTTGAGTATAACATTCTGGATATCTATAGTATGGATAATATTCAACTTTGCTATATTGATAATGAGATTAATAAAATAGACAAGATGAAACAAGGAGACGTGATATACAAGAATGGCATGGAGCTGCTTGTAGTATTAAGTTACGACCATAATGAGCCATGTAAGGGCTGTTTCTTCTACAAGAATAAGGCGTGCGGATCAGAAAAACTGATAAAATGCTGGGATTGTAAAAAGGAATATATATTCACGGCTATACGTAAATATAATACGACTGAACTGTGCGGAATAGTAAAAAGATATGAGGAGACAATACTTAAAACAATCAAGAAGATTGAGAAAGAATGTCAAAAATATGTTATCTGGGATACTGTGCATGTGATGTTGAAAGATGATGGAGAGCTTATTATAAAAGCCTTATCCAAGGATAAGTCCGTGCTTTTAAATGATTTCATTATATACATCAACAATAATGGGAGTATAGACGAAGAGGACTATGATCTATTATTAACTAAATAATTGATAGTACAAATGGACAAATCAAACAAAATAGAGAATCTAGCAAACAAGTATGTTGAAAGGCATATAAGAGATAGACATCTAAGCGATGATACGATAAAAGAAATAAAAATAGCTTATATTATGATTATAAAAGATTTTATAGCTATTGTCGATAAATCTACATCAATGAATGAAGATGATATAATATACGTCGTTAACAACATATCATCAATATTATATGAACCTGTAGAAATCTCTAATACCGATAAAAAAATATTGGAGATAGGGATAGCGCTAGGCCTAAAGAGCGCCATATCATGTATATTTGGTTCATTATTAAAAGATGACTGCAATATAAAAGATGAGATAATTGATATATCTAAACATATAAAAGAAAAATTAATATCAGATAATCATGGATAATAAACAACTTTATAAAATAACGTTGACAAGGGAGCAGCTAATGCTGATATCCCAATGCGTGGAAGACATCAGTAGATTCGCCGCTGGCGACATGGACCTACAACATACGACAGATACGTTGATAAATGATATGGATGGAGCGGAAACGCTGGGGATAAGAAGCTTTATAGTCAATAACTCACGAGCGATAAGAAGAAGACTGTTCCCTGATCTTGGGGATTATGAGCATATAGGATATGATGGGGGTAGTAAGGATAAGATAAATAGGAAGAGACTTATCGGTAACACCTACCAGATATATAGGTCGATATTACATCAGTTGGCCATTGACGAGAACTGGAATAACGTGTATAGTGATATCACGTTGCCTTCAGGTGATATGGGAACGATCAAGGTAGAGAAGGTTGACGATGATAAGGATAACGACATTTAACGATACTAAAATATGAGCTTATTTGTATGCGCTAAATGCGGTTGTGTCGATAATACCGCCACGTCTAGTTACTGGATGTTGACAAACGAGTATATGGTGGACAAATTCGAGTATGCCAAGGAACTACAGCCGTACAAGGGCATGGGGCTGTGCAGCGAATGCGGGAGGCTGGCTACCAGCCCCGACGGCCGTGATGTCGTGGTGCCCGGAAAATGGCACGGGAAGTTCCCGAAGAAGAAAGCTACCGAAGAGCAGATGAAGAAAGTAGGATACAAAAATTTAATAAGATAAATAAAGAGAATATGGCAATAATAGGAATAGATTTCGATGGGACATGCGTGACAGACTTATTCCCTTATGTAGGAGACAATATCGGAGCCGCTAGCGTATTGAGGAAACTAGCTGATAAGAATCTTCTGATATTATATACGGTAAGAGATAGTAAATATCTACAGGACGCCGTGGACTGGTTTAAATATAATCATATCAATCTGTATTCGGTAAACTACAATCCTGAGCCAGTATCATCATCACCAAAATTGTATTGTGATTATTATATAGATGATAGGAATATCGGCACTCCACTTACGGATAAAGGATATGTTGATTGGAATAAGATGTTGGTGCTATTAAGGCAAAAGAACTTATTATGAAGATAATAAAAATGAATATCAAAAGATATAAGGAGATTATAAGAAAAAAGGATATACTAACACGAGCCTTATCAGAGGCTCGTAAATTAAACAAATCAATAATATGGGAATAAAATATCATACTAGAGCGGAGATCGAATGCACCCCGGAAGAATGTAAGCTGATTGACTCATTAAATAGATTAGCGAAGAAATGGGAAAAGGACGGCAAACGTCTTTGGTTGTATTCCGCTAGTGGAGTTCTTACCGTTATGATGCATGGTGATAGGGAAGATAACCCTATACCTGAGATGCTTCCTAACGCAGGTACGAATCCGGATAATATTATAACTACAGTTTTAGGAATAGATAATGATGGAGGAGATTGGTAATGATACGTGGAAATAAGTTATACATAAATATCACAAACCATTGTGATGTATGTTGCCCATTTTGCTGTATGAAATCAGATGGCAAAAAGCAATCATTCATGCACTTTGATACTATCCATAAAATCATGAAAGATATGGATGGACAATATATAGTGCAATTAGAAGGAGGAGAACCTACCACACATCCACAATTCTATTTGCTCATGGAATATATCTCCACGCTCGAAAAGGTGGAAGAGATCGTGATAGACACCAATGCCTTCACGCTCGACAGGCATATCGACAAGATCGCCGAAATAGCGGTAAGGAACAAGAAGAGGATAACCGTGAAGTTATCTTACAACACTTACCTTAAAACGGTATTCAGCCATAAGTTTGTCATTAAATTCGCCAATTATCTCAAGAACATCATCTCGGCTTGTGAGTTTATATCATATGTGAATTTTGCCATAAACGTAAGAGGATATACCGATAAGGAGCTAGATACGCTTAAGGACGAACTACCGCAAGAAATGATAGACATATCAAGCTTCCACCTATTCAACTCCTACGGCAGGGCTGAAAATGACAAATCTCTTCCATCTTTGAGGATAAACGACGTGTATGACGAATGGCGTTGTTACGCTTCTGATGGCGAGTGTTTTGGATGTGACCTTGAAAAGAGGGCAAAACATGAATCTAAATTATAATAAAATGAATGCATTGAAATTTCAAAATATACGAGAGAAGAGGCAAGAATGCTTCAATGTTGACGAATATACGTTTAATGATTTTGATTTTGACGGGAAAAGGCGTAAGGTATATTCAAATGTCAACCTAAGTATCTTTACTGACGATTACTGCAACGCCAATTGCAAATTCTGTGTTGCCCAGCTTAGGTTCGAGAACAAGGGGAAAATGTATAAGAAAAGCAGGATAGCGTCTGATGATGAGTATCTGTCCAGACTTGACGATATACTTAACAGACTTAGACCGCTTAATCCTTCAATATCAATCACAGGAGGGGAGCCTACAAAATCAAGAAGACTCGTGCCAATTCTGGGACTTATCGAAAAATATGGCTACAGGAAAAGAACATTGACTACAAACGGATCAGGTCTGTTTGATATCGTAGAGAATAAACCAATACTGCAACATATTGCGGATAATCATTTTCAGCATCTCAATATCAGTAAAGCTCATTTTGATGAGGATACAAATAAACGCATTATGCAATACGAGAACGGATATTGTAGCAACGATGATATTTACCGTATAGCTATATTCGCTAAAGCCAACAATCTGCGTCCACGCATGAGCTGCTTGTTGCTGAAAGAGGGGATAAATGATATGGACGGGATTATACGTTATCTTGACTATTATAATAGCCTTTGTATCGACAACGTTATATTCCGTGAGACGATGGATTATGATGAGCGCGCAATGAGAAACCATGATAAAATGGCTTATCTCAAGGAGAATAAGGTATATCTGAATGATATATGGAAGTGTATCGATAAAGACAATAGATTTACTCCTATAAAACAACTACTTGGTTACTACTATTATGTGGAGGTATATAAATATCAAAACATAGATATGGTAAGCGAAAGCGCAAACCTAGTAAAGCTGTATGAGCAAAAACAAATTGCCAATGACGTGGTGTTTGAAATGATTTTTCATCCAAACGGCAACCTTAATGGGAGTTGGGTAGATGATGAGGATATATTACTTGCGTATAATCCCTATAAATCCTAAAGACCGTCTTATGCTAAAAATTAAAATAGAGAATTATAATTTATGAAAATAGGAGAACAGACAATAGTATTTTTAGCCGTGAACAAAAACGGTGACGAGGTTATTCTTAACAACGCCCCCGCTCGGCAAGGAGAGATATGGACGGACGAGAGGTCAGCGCACGACGAGGAATATTTCTCTGTCGAGGATCACAATTCAGCGATCGTACTTCCAAGAGGTACAATCTATAAGTTAGCAGGTAGGCACCTGACGTGGGAGGATGACCCTATATCTCTTAAATCATTCACTGAGGAACGCCCTCATATAGATATTGAGCTTTGCAAAAAGGAATTTTTCTTATTAGATGAAGAACTGGAAAGTTTTAAAGAATTTTTGAATGATTCTACAAAAAACATCTATCATTCTATTGATGGAGTAAAAATTGTCAAATCAGAAAATGGGGGACTTTGCGGAGTAGGCAGAATACCTCATCGTCTAAGAACTTTATAAAATTACAAATATGAAGACAGCAAAAGATTATCAACAAGAGTTTAGATTAAAGGATGATGAGTTAGCTCAATTCGATGAGTTCTTAAATGATCCTAAACGTACATGCTTCCATGGAAAAGAATATTTAATATATAAAGATCCTGATCCAGAAGGGAGTTTTATAATAGTTGGTGTTAATTTCAGGATATTACCAACCGGAACTCCTATAGTTACAAAAGATGGATCTGTAATTTAATGATGGGTAATTATATAATAAATTATATTTATGAAAAGTAATAAGAAACAAAAAGAACTGGAAGAAAGGTTAGCTTATTTAATAGATAAACCTTTCTTAACGAAAGAGGAACATGATGAGATGGTAAGAATTGGCAATGAGTTGCCAAAGTCTCCTCCTACTACGCTCTCTTTTAATATTCGCCTTGATAAAATGGCTAAATAATCACATATCATTTAAATTTTGAATCATGAAAAAGTGTAAATTGTTAATAACAGATTTAGACGGGACACTGATTGAGACAGTGTCAGGGGATACATTCCCTAAAGGTATATGGGATATGAAAATAAAACTCGACGTGTTTGAGGCTATCAAAAATTACGCTCCTGATGACATCCTAATCATATCAAATCAGGGAGGTATAGAAAAAGGCTTCGTGGACAAAGAGATGTTTGAATATAAATTCGATTACATATCAAATGCCTTGGAAGATTATACAGATGTATCCGTAAGTGCTTATTACTGCGAAAGCAATAATAAACGCAACATCAATAGGAAGCCAAATATAGGGATGATAAAAGAGTATATGGATTTCATAGAATACATGAATAACGATGAAGATGAGGAAGAAAAGATCGTATACGATACTATCTTGATGATTGGGGATGCTTCCGGGAAAGAAGGACAGTTCTCCGACTCCGATAAGAAGACGGCGGAAAACTTCGGGTGTGAGTATATGGATGTGGATGATTTTGTGGATAAATATAAAGACTGATAACGAAAATAAGAAGGATAGGGTGATGATCTCCTATCCTTCTATTATTATGTAAATCCATTTTTGGATTACATTAAGCATCAATAGTATAACTATTTATTTATACTCATCTTTCTTTCCTTGTTATCAAACATTCCATGCAAAATACAGTTATCATATATACAATTGTTGATCTTCCCTCAGTAGGGTTTTTACCATTTTGGGTAAAAACTTTATAATCAATATCTTTAATGAACCTATTATCACCAGTAAGCGCTCTCAGCTATCTTCCTCTATCAAAATACCAATTAGCGTCCTCCCCAGACTCATCCTTATTCCTGCCTCCTAAGAAGAATCCCATCGTCATGCCGTTGGTCATCAACCAGTAGTCGGATGTCTGTTTAATATCCCTAGCCGTCTTGATATTATACCATTGCTTACCAAACGAGAACTTCATGAGCTGCCTCCATAGCTTGCTCTCGCCCTTATACACGCCGGTCTGGACGGTAGCGAACGGATCCCAGTTCCGAGGATCGGTAAGATCACCCAACTTACGGGCCGTAACCAGCGGGTCTTGTAACATGTCTATAGCGTTAAGCTCCATGAACGGGGATGTCTGGGAAGCGATCTCATTGATCGTCCTAAACCCTATATAGGTAATGAACTGCCCGAACCAGCTATCCTCATTATCCTCCCTATATCCCATCAAAGCCCGTCCTATAGCCATCATCGTGGCGAATACCGCCATATTGATAATCGATCTCTTGATATTGATCTGCTCGTAGGGGGTAAGCTTATCATACTCTTCCTTAAGCACGTCATATGCCTCCCCCATCCTGCCCTCGGACATCGATCCATAGACATTACCGGCCAGTCTCCATAACGTTCTCATATATCCTTCCTCAAACTGGTTGGTTTGGAAATTGAAACCGGCTTTCTTATACGCCCGCTGCACGGCCAATATAAACCATCCACGATGAGGCAGAACCATGTTAAGGATAGCGTTCCGGCTAGCCCCCACCCGGTTCTGCTCGTTCAAGGCGCCGTCGCAGATCTGCACCATGCTCCTGACCCTACTGGACAAGGTGGGTATATATCGGTCTATAATATCCTTGTTAGCCTCGTTCTTAGCCACGATCTTTCCGTCCTTAACATCTACCATGTTCCACATAGAATAATCCCTTAAACGCTCCCAATCACGTTTAGCCTCGTTAGCGGACATATTCCTGTCTTTCATCATCATCTCCTTGAAATTGGAGTATGACCAGAACTGACCCTCGTATAGGCGGGTATCATCCATGACCGAGATAATGACCTGCGGATCCAACGGGGAGTTAAGAACCTCCATCATCTTAAACGGCAGGTCCCGGAATAAGGTTCTCCAGATTTTGTTATACGCTGCCGATCGTACACGGTTACGGACATTGAACACGCCTAGAGCCTCTCCAACGACATATAGCTTGTTGGTGCGGTTTATATCCCCGATCTCCGACACGTACGTACTTAACTGCTTCTGGGCTTCCCCATAGGCGTATTTCATGGAGTCCTTGCTTATATACTGCCCTACCATACCCTCCAAAAGGAAGTTGGCCTGCCCGGTAAGGGCGCCGGTAGCCGCGACGAACGGGGAGAAGCCTAAGTTGGATTTGGATACGAATTTGGTAAACATAAGAGCCAGCTTATTAAGATCGACCTTATAATTACCTATATTCCATTCTGCCCGCTTATTATTTATCCTAACATCATAGATACTGGCGTTAACCCAGTCCTGAAACATTCTATAGGCGTGAGTGGCCTCTGGGTTCTTACCGCCGTCGTATTGCGTCTCCAGCATCATGTTCCTGTATCCCATGACATCATCCAAGGCCGCCCTCTTATACTTGTAAGAGGTCGCTTGTAAGGATAACATGGAATAGGAGTAGGCGAAGTCATGGGACACGTCATCGGCGTTCTCCAACTTGCTAAGATAGTATTTGGGGATCATACGATATTTGTTATCGTTCTCATCAATCCCTCCTAGGTCTTGTCCCTGACCATGTATAGGGTCATCCACCCTCTCGCCAACGATATCACGTACGGCGTTGCCGATAGCCGCCTTCGGGTCAACCCCGGCCTGCACCATCCTCTCCACGCCGCCCTTGGATATCTGTGGTATTTGGTAGATGTTCCGGAATCGCTCATCATAGTCCTCCATAGCCTTACGGCTTATGTTAAGCAACTCCTTCCTCATCTCCCACTTATCCTTATTGATCGTAGCTTCCTCCCCTTCGTTGGTAATACCGTATTTCTTGAAAAAAGCCTCGTTCTTGTACTTATCGAACCTAGGCGTATGATATCCATAACCCAGATCGGGATTATAATTAGGATTACGGAAAGAACTCTCGGCATCGGCCTCTTCTAGCCACTGGTTATTGATCGATAAGTCAATCATATTAATATCGAACCCGAAACGGGATACGCTCTCTTCCTTTGATATACCATTTTCCATGGCATCAAAGAACTCGGATACCTTATACGTACCGTTATTTATCTTCCTGACAAAGCCAGAATACCCCTTGGGAGAGTATTTTCTCATATAAGGATATAGCCGAGTTCTGGCGTACTCGATAAGTATACTATTAGCCTTACCCATAGCTATATCATTAGCCAGCTTATTGTTGAAGTCAGGACCGTACTTCTTTCTAAAGAACGCCACCTCCACGGTTGTCCATGACGGGTTCTTCCGGGATAGCTTGGAGGCCATCCGCTCCACTTGGCTGCGGGAGCGGGCGGACATATGCTCCTTGGCGAATTTAATCTCATCCATACCCTTGTCGTATGCCATGGCGTCCCTTAGAGCGTTACGGTAAGAATCCGTGACTCCACTCTCCACCGTATCAGGCATATCCATCTCAATAGCCTCAGCGGAAGCGGCGGCGTTAATAACGCTCTTAGCCTCAGCCAGACGATCATATAACTCGTTTATCTTTCTTAATGAGGCGGATCCACGTAACCTATCGAAATCATATTCCCCGTATCTCGTGCTATCCCGGTACTGGATAAGCAAAGGCCTTAGATGGTCATTGATCTCGTTTATTGTCGCCATCGCCTCCTCTACCTTCTCTATCCTTGATGATGATACAGATTGCTCCGTGATCTTATCAACCAGATTCTCGTAATAATCACCCTCCTCGGATCCCCACATATCCTTAGAGAAACCAAGATGACCGCCAGCCAGCAGGAACTCGAACGCCGCCTTACCGCCCTCTGACCGCTCTATCCCGCGAAGTATCTCCTTGAATTCCGCGGAAGCCTTACGACCCTCGTTGGTATTCCCGAACTCCTCGGCCCATGCCTCGTCCCATACCTTGATCTCCTCGGACGTCATCAACGCATCGGACCCCGCTTCCTTTGGTGTCCCGTCGGAATACCACTCGCTCTTGGCTATAGCCCTATCACGAAGGATATCCAGATAAGATCTCCATGCTATAGGATCGGATTGGAATGCCGACCAATCCACTTTCCCGTCTTTCACGAATTTATCCATAGCCACATATCTACTCCTGCGGATACGGGACATGAAATCGGATGTAGCTTGTGATACCCTGCGACCCAGCCTTTCCTCTACCTTCTTGTTCACATTCTCGATCTTATCGTAATAAGCCTGCACCATAGGTTTCTCACGATTCTCATCCAACCACCTATTTATCGCATCGAGATATCGTTGCTGATCCTCGAATGTCATGGCCGAGATATCAAAATTCTGGATACTTGGCTTGAATATATGATTGACCTCCTTTGTAATAGGTTTATCACCATCATATCCTATGATATCATCACGAGTCTTGACCTTAAGCCCCTTATCAGATAAAAGCATGTCGACAAGTTGCTTCTCGGTCTTACCCGTAACCTTTTTAAGATCATATATATCAATAATAGCTTTCGCCTGCTCTGTCCGATACAGTAAATCGTATTTGGCGAAATCACGGGACGAATCAAGGTAATCAGAGTTCTTACCGTTTATCTTCTGTATAAGATCCTCATTATCCTTTATCCCCCATCCACGCTCTTTCATCATCTTCGTCATCTTATTGATATTAGCCACGCCCTCAACATGAGCGTCGTTATAAGCCTTGGCAAGACGTTGCCCTAACATGCCTAAGATAGCGTTCCCGCTATGTTCTAACGTCCCGAAAAACCGGGACATGACATTGATATCCTTATGGATGTTATCTATCAACTTCTTTATCCCATTCCAATATCTTTCCGGGATATTAAACATCCGGAGCTGTCCATCCAGCCAATCCTCGTTACGATCGCTACGAAGGGCGTTTATATCAGACATAGATGTCTCAGCCATCCGCAATATATCATCCATATCCTCTACCATGCCAACCTTGTTGTTGCCATAATAATCCGCCGCCTGATTATTGACGAATCCACGAAGATTCCTGATTAACGGTACTATCTCCCCATATACGTTATCGATAACCTGTATCGTCTCATAATCCAATCCCTTGTCGCTCTTACGCAAGCTACTGGCAACCGTAACCAAATACTCCACCTCAGCCTTGGCGGTCGCTATGACACTCTTGGTGGATAACAGGTTGTTGTTTTTATTAAGCTCACCCCCGACTTGTCTCACCTTCTCGCCTATATCACGAAGAAGGGAGATACTCTCACCGATCCTCTGGCTTTGGCTTGATCTCATCCTCTGTAACCTAGTGTATAGCCTCTCCAATGACCTCCCGTTCTTGATCAACTTATTAGCCACGTCAACATCCGATAATGAGTACATGAGATGGTCGCTATCCTTTAACAGAAGCACGTCAAATGCGCTTGGATCATCAGCTAACGCCGACTCCTTTATCCTATCAAGAACCTTATTCAAGTCTGATCTTTGAGTAGAGAAGAAATTCCTTATAGCCCGGATTATCCTGCCAAACAAGGAGAGCTGGGAGTCCTCGGACGAGGCCAGATCCTCCACCGCCTGTTCCATCCCCGGCACGAACCGATGGGCCAACGTCTTACCTAGGATCTCCCGCTTCACCATCCGATCCAGTTCCTCCCCTTGGTATTCCTTCCCATACACCTCATAGTAACGACCGGCGAATTGATTCCATAATGGCGTGTCGACAACAGAGTCCAGAACCTCGTCAATCTCCTGCTGATTACGATAAGTATCGATCAAGAAGTGAGCCACCTCCTCATTAAGATCCTCTACCGTAGCTCCCTCAGCCAGGGCAATAACCCCATTAGCCATATCGGATAAGGCCCTAGCCGAAGGCTCGACACCATTACGCATCTTATACTTATCCATATATTCGGACATACCCATCACACGGATACCTAACGTGGATAAGATGTTGGTGATATCAGTCCTGTTCTGAAGATCCTCCGCCTTCTCGTTCTCAATAACCCCACGGACATTACTTCCGTACAAGGCGTTATCCTCCATCATCAACGACAAGGCTAGCTCTATGAACCCATCATACTTATTATTAAGCTCCTCAAACTTACCTTGCCTTAACATGCCCTTTATCTCCGATCTGCTTACCGTAACCTTCTCCCCTGATGTCGTGATAAGATCAAGATCATTACTTACCTCCGTATCAAAACCTATAGAACCCAATACGTTCATTTCGGAGGGCTGACTTCCAAACCTATTCCTTAGCCTAGACAAGGCATCCATAGCGTTATAGATCTTAAGACCATCGGAGTTGCCGGCCCCTGTAAGATAATACCTATCTCCTAGCCTTATACGCTCCCCGCTCAACAGACCTTTCTTGATAAGGTAATTGACAAACCCTCCACGGGTACTTATATTAGAATCTGAGCTGATGCCAAGGACCGGGATGAACGAATCACTGTTGTTAAGGGTTATGGAGGACGAGCCAAAGGAGATGTCAGCCGTACCGGACGGGACGTCGCTCTCCTCGACACTGCCGGCCAAGAACCCGGCCTCGATCCGCCCGCCGGACGAGCCTTTTATGGCGTTGGCGTAAGAGTCGTATATCTTGCCGTCATCCGATTTAAAGAACAGGCGAGGCTCACCGGAATCATACACCAATCTTGAAGATGGGGGCGTATAATCTTCAATATCGTTTAACGGCAAGACATTCCCGGAGAATATAATCTCCCCGTCTATATTTCCGCCCTTAACCCTAATATTAGGTCGTTGCCCGGTAAAAGCGCTTTCCACGGCCTTCCATAGCATACGGGCTGTCTCCTTAATATCTATATTCTCCCTGATAGCCCTTATATCATCCCATGACGCCTCTTTCAGTATCGTATCGCCAATATTATCCTCGTTTATGGAATCCAGATCCACCCCCTGTACCGTGGACGTATCTACCACCACCATATCATTGACATCACCTACCTCTCCGGAGGTAAGATAAGCCACGACATTGTCACTATTTCCAAGGCTTCTGGCCAACGCCGGGGCATCCATATCGCTTATGGCGGACAAGACCTTGGCTGACATAAGTTGCCCCCACTCGCTGGCGCTAAGTCTGGCACTTATGGATCTGGCCGCCTCCTTATTCCTTGGTGCGGATCTCGTCCAGTCTCCGAACTTAGACCTGAACTTATCGTTATAAATAGTCATATAAGCTTCAGCGGCCTTATTAAGGTCACTTACGGCGGCTATACCCGCTATCTTATCGAACAAGGTAGATACCTCGCCGGAAGGAGTCAAGACACGGGCTATCTTACCTTCCTTATTCCTTTTAATTACGCAACTGCTCATAAATAAATGTTTTTCACAAAGATAAATAAAAAGCCTCCACGAATAAGCGGAGGCTGATATTCTTGTATCCCTTGTATGAATTTATAGTCTAATCCATATCCTTGTTGTTGATAAACTCACCAACACAATGACCCGCAAAACCGGCTATATACGCCGCGTGTTCATCCTCTCCAACCTTAAATCCAAGAGACATGTTGCAAAATTGGCATACGCTCATTGCTATATGGAATGACTCGTGACATATATTTCTCATTATTAAATCATCGTCGCTCGAAAAATTCCAAAGTATGGCAAATTTATCATCATCGTCCCTATCCCTTACCAAATTTGCGAAAGACGCCTCCTTATCCATATCATCTTCATCTCCCCATTTCCCCTCGTGTTCAGGTTCCATATTCTCGAAACGATCACACAACGTCTTATAATCTAATCCAACCGTGATAATCAAATCCAACGGATATATCACGAAATCAAATTTCTTTTCTCTCACGTTACTAAAATTATTAATTTTATTTATCAAATTCACATTCGTATCACAAAATGTTTACTCTAACCGGGTTAAACGCCAACCCACTATCGATTATCTTACTGACGTAAGAATCACCGAATACTTTCCTACCAATCCCGATAGCTCCATTGATATCAGCGTTAATCAGCTTTCCAATAGAGCTTTGAAACAATCCACGTTTCTTTCTTTTGCCTAAGTAAACATCATGCTTTCCCAATTTTTCAAAAGCCAGATGATCCACTTTGGAGGTATAGGACTCCTCGTGGACTTGAAAGTCTATTCCAACCAACTTACACTTATAGGATATCTTTTCAACAAGTTTTGAGAATGGAATCTCAACGAACTTCTGGTTTATCCTCTTCCCTAGATTTACTCCATTCTTCCATCCTTTATTCAAACCCACAACAAGATTCCCAATATTGTTTTCAATACAGATATTTACAATAAATCTGCTAACCTTGTGGATTTTATCTTCAATCCAAAAATTCCTATAATTATTTAGCCGTCTAAGTCTCTTTGAAGTTCCCTTATCGCCAATATACGACATCAATCTAGCTCTCTTCTTATTATACCACTGATTGAAGGACTTGATAATCTTGCCGTTTACAATGAAAGGCTTGATACCTACATTACTGATGCATGTGCATAAATTATTCAATCCCAAATCAATCGAAAGAAAATTATCCTTATCAAGATTTAAATCCTGTTCCTTCTTCTCATAAATAACCTCAACCACATAGCAAGTAGCTTGTGGAATTATTCTAACCTGACATAACTTGTTATCTCCTATTTTAGTTTTGATTGGCCGGATTATGTTTTTGATGAAATGAATACATCCATCTTCTTTCAGTCTGCAAGAATTTTTTGTAAAAACTACCATGTTCTGCTTCTTCCCTTTCTTGTATTTAGGCAATTTAGGTCTTGATAGAAATTTAGAAGGATTCTTCTCATATTCCTTCTTTGATTTCATCCAAGACTTTGTTACCGAAAACACTTGAGCTACGACTTGTTGGGACACTACTGATGGTAGATTCCTAAAATCAACCTGATTCTCCTTACATAATTTAGTAGAAAACTCATATTCATTTATGTAATCTCCGGAAAATATACCTTGTCTGACGTTGAAAAGAACATAATTATACAACAACCCGGATTTGAGGCATACATCCTCAAATCGGTTGTCTTTTATGATATGTCTCTCAACTAATCTCATTCTTAATATCTTATGCCATAAATATAAACATTCTTTATGAAATAAATAATTTATTCAACTATAATCCCTTTAATTTTTCTATAACCTCAAAACACATCTTACACTCAATCCTACGATACAACTGCCTTACGCCATCTATCGTAGTCCAATAACGACCACCCTCTCGGTGCAGGAACTCACTCATTACCTTAGTGTCAGCCACATCATGTAGATCGTATGAGTCAAAACATAACTTACATATATCGTCAAGATCAAAATAAGTAACCTTATTATACGACATACAACGGATTTGTCTCCCATCAGGAACCTGAACATCGAAAACATTTATCTTCTCCATATTAAAAAAAACAGAGGGATGCCGATCCCATCACAGACCGGTATCCCTTATAATAAATTAGCGACGAAAAGCATGGTGATGGACATGCGCCACAAATGTAATTACAAAATTCGTAAAAACAAAATATCAAGGGCAATCACCTATGCATTCGCACGGAGCATCGCTTTTCAAAACCCCATACACCCGATTGTCGCTAGTCAGCCATCGTTTGCCGTCGCTCGTGATATAAGCCTGCCGGCATCCCTCCTGATTCACCGTGAGCGTCTTCTTAACACCTTTTGGAGTTGTTATCTCCAGCTCAAGAGTCCGATCAAGACCGTTGTTCATCACCGAGCCAAAGGAAACGGGGGCGCTTCCGGCCCCGGACCCCGGACTGACGGTCAGAGGCTGGTCCGTTACCTCGCCTACCCCGTCCTTCCAATTAATATTCAAATCATTAGCCATAGTTGTATTATTTTTGTTCTATTGCAAAGATAGCAAAACAAATAAACCCCAACCGGCTTTAGTCGATCGGGGTCTGAGTAAGAGAAAAGAAACTGATTATCGTCCCATCATTCTCAATACGGTTCTAGCCGCAGCTTGCGCCCATGTCCAGCTGTCATTAGATGTTACGTTAACCGTCTGTTGAGTACCATTTACATCCAAGTTAATAGTCTCCTTGTCAAGCTCGATAGTAGAGTCTCCAGCGGCTTGCGTTACCGTCACGTTGGCTGTCTGGCCACCAGCGGCAGTTACCTTCAATGTAGCTGTCAGTTCCTCGATCGTGACGTTGGCCGGTACGTCCGAGATCGTGATGCTCCAAACGAACTCGCCAGCGGCTCCGGGATCGTCGGCGATAACCGCTCCGTTAGCCGTAGTCTTTCCAGCCGCCGTGTAGTTAGCCGGGAGCTGTAACGTAAGCCCGTTCTCCTCAGCCGGCGTGACCGCGAACGTAAGCTTAGTACTGTTAGACTTACCGGTGATGGTAACATTACCGCCTGTCTTTTGTACGGAAGCGTTAGGGCTGTCTGATCTTACCACCTCAGCAGCCGCTGCCTGATTAACTACCAACGCCTTCTTAGCCCCGCCGTTCGTGGTGACCGTAAAGTTGATAGTGCGTTGAAGACGACCGGTGTGTTTCTCACCGGAGAAATTAACCGCCTGATCTCCTGATCCTGATACCGGGTCGACGGTTACGAAACCGAATTTTTGTGATGCCATACTTAAATATATTTACAAATGTCATTTTATTATGCCAAAAATAACTTGTATCATATCACAAGCCAAATATAGGGGGGGGGTAGATACGACTAGCCCTGTACAACCTCAACATACAACCCTACTAAGTCCTTTAGATTATGACTAAGAGGAGTTCCGCTATCCCTAGTACACTTATATACATCAGCGTTCTGGATGTAATATTTATCCTTGAATATCTCCATTGGAGGGAAATACGGGATAGGATCCCCTATGGTCCCGGTATGCTCCTTATCAATGACCTTGTATAAGGAAGCCGTATTTAGTCCGGGTTCCCATTCCGCTGACAACGTATGTGACTGAATAACCTCATAAAGGATATCCGTATCGTCCTTAACCACCCTGAGGCAGAATCCGGCATCCACCGACAGCCCGAACTCCGCCCCTTCTTGTCCCCATATAGGGAATAGAACCTTAACATCCAGTTTCTCATTAGGGGATAAAGATATAGTCTTGTTATTAACCACCATTCTGGAGAATCTGACAGCCACTTTCTGAGGATCGGAGACATCTTTCTCCTTTGCCTGTTGCCGGACATAAGTCATGGTGATATTTACCTTATCTGGATAGCCGGACTGAGCGTCAATAGCCCTCACCTGCTCTACGGTAGTGGCTAAGCTTACTTCCCTCTGTTTGGCTCCTAACGCCGACATCAGATCATTATCATACTTATCCATCATCCCGATCAAGATCTTGCCTTCCGTCATATCAAACTTCAGACCCATGATCGTTATCTTACCAGCTATAGCCCCATCAGCCAAAGCGTTACGCCTATCATATTCAGGGATATAGATATTTTGGTCATCCAAGAAAAACTCATGAAGATTATTATTCTCATAAGTCCTGATCTCCTCATACTTAGCCGATTTCTCCTCATTAAGAAGCCTTGAGTCATCCAATTTAGCCTCGATAATCTCCTTAACCGTAGCTTTAGGATTAGCCTCCTTGAACGCCAATTGCTCCTCCCCAAGCTCTATCCATGGGGCGGGATTCCCGTTAATGTAATCATCATAACTATAGCCCTTGGCGTAATTATCATCAAGCGGATCGTCCTGAACTAATTGATTGGGGTATATTTCCCTATTTATATATACGTAGCTCATGTCTTATATCATTAATCTTGTTCTTTAACGGCGATGCTATACTTACCTGAAGCGTAACACCAGATATTTATCTCGAAAGGCTTGTTAGCCGTAGTGGTTATAGAAGTACCACTCATGCTTACATAAGCCCCGGAGTTGGGTATAGCCTGCGTGAAGGCCGCCGACGGGACGCACCTGATCATCAGCTCCTCCCCTATCTGCATCCCTGACTGCACGGATAGGGTGGTAGCGGCTGATAACGTAGCCGTGATACTTCTCTTGCTAATAGGCAGGTTAGCTAATGTCGTGACCGTATTAACCCCTATAAGCCTGTTCATGGTCTTCTTGTCGGCGGCCGCCATCAAACCGTTAGTAGACTCATTGGCCATGGCATATGTCGTGTTAGGAGGTGTAGCCCAAGTGCCATCTCCACGCATGAAACTGGATGTACTACCATTAAGCTGTCTCAACAAGCCGTTAGCTGTAGTAGAGGCCAATCCGTATGTGGTATTGGTAGGTACGACCCATGTACCATCGCCACGAAGGAAGGATGTCTGTTTGCCCGCAGCGGGAGCCGGAACCAATCCCGCAGCACCGGCGGCGGAAGCCGTAGCTGCCTTCATATTGGCGTAAGTGGTATTAGTGTCTTTATAATAAGGGACACCACTGACAATAGGACAGGCGGTATAGCCAGAAGCACTTGTCACGGTACTGCCGTTCTTGACCAACCCCGTGGACCCGTTAGCTCCTACAACACCATACGTTGTATTAGTATCCGTCCAAGGCACGTTGACATACATCTTACCACTACTATCCAGCTCTACCGGATAATTCTTACCATTCTCGGCATATCCGATCATCACCAATCCTAAGGTTGTGGTATTGGCCTTGGCGTATGTGGTATTTGTCGGAACCACCCATGTGCCATCACCACGCAAAAACGACGCTTGCTTGCCGGCGGCCGGAGCGGGTACCAATCCCGCCGATCCTGCGGCTGAGGACGTTGCTCCTCCCATGTTACTATATGTGGTGTTAGGAGGAGTTTGCCATGTCCCATCACCACGAAGATACTTGGCTTGCGCTCCGGCGGCAGGTGCGGGGACCAAACCTGCCTTTCCCGCCGCTGAGGCAGAAGCGGCTCCCATATTGGTGTATGTCGTGTTGGTATCCGTCCACGGAACATTCACATACATCTTACCATTTCCGTCAAGAGCTACCGGGTAATTCTTTCCGTTAGCTGAATACCCGATCTTAACAAGACCCAGATTATCGCTTGTAGCTTGGGTATAAGTCGTGTTACTGTCAGTCCAAGGGACATTGACGTACATCTTGCCATTAGCCAATAGCACAGCGTAGTTCTTTCCATTAGAAGCATAGCCGATCTTAACCAATCCTAAGGTGTCGGCCGTGGCTTCATTATACGTTGTGTTATTATCCGTCCACGGAACGTTAACGTAAGCATTGCCGGACGAATCCAGCTGTACCTTATAGTTCTTCCCGGAAGTCGTATATCCTACCTTAATACCGCCAAGAACGGTAGCGGAGGACGTGGGAGGGGTGAAGGTACTTGGTTTGCCCGTAACCCCGGACCAAGGCACGGAGGAAGCCTGACTGGCCGTGTAAGGCTCATACCCATCCTCACTGCTTAATTTAGACTCGTCTTTTATCAGATACATCTTACCTGTAGACGTGACCTTTACCGTATCACCGCTTTGAGCCGTAGCGGTGGTAAGGGCGAATCTATCCGTATCATCAGCTACCACGATCAATCTCTCCAAAGCCGCCTTAGGTAACCTATCTATGCTGATGGTTCCGGACGCGATCTTAGAGGCATCAAAATTAGCCAATGTCGTGGAGATAGTTACGTTGCTTCCGAAGTCCGATGAGACACTACCGGTAACAGCCCCGGACAGCGCTATGGTCCTAGCCGCCTGTAATTTCGTGGCGGTAGGGGCATTATCCGTCTTAAGAGCATATTTGGTAAGATCAATATCATTAGCCTTATCCAGAAGCTGCTCTATCTGATCACCATTGTATTTACCTTGAAAATCTGCCATATTACACTTATTTTTTGCTCAAATATAGCTATATACATACACACCAAGAAATATAGGGGGGGGGAGATACGGGTAAGCGTCAGAAACCGCCGTCCCCATGCAGGAATCCGCTACGGAATATAATAGCCTTGTCTTTAAGTTTCTGGACAGAATCCCATTCCCATTCACCCTCACAAGGCTTAACGACATACTTATTCCCCCATGTCTTAAACTTCCTCTCTATAACAAACATCTCTGGGTCTTTTAAGACATGGAAGATACTTCCGACAGGGAAATACTTATCAGTCCTCAATATAACACGATGATGTTTCTCGTCATATTCAGGATCGCCTACGATACGTGCCTTATAAAATTGGAAATCATTTAACGTCTGATCCACTGGCTCTATCCAATAATACCCCTTACCCATTGCAGTTTGTATTTAATTATCTATATTTGCGGTGTAGTAACTCATAATGTTTTAAGTGATTTTCAACCAAAGGGGAAGGGTGTCCGTGAGGATGCCTTTTTTTCATTCCCGCCCACCCTTCCTATGAACAAAAGATCTACCTCGAACAAATGTAATCATAATAAAGCTACGGTCAAAAAGAAACCCTATCGGTATTCTATTGCCGACAGGGTTCTCCAACGTTGTATCAAACTAAATCATATCACTCCATTTGATTGTGTCACCGACGAAGCACCGCACCGCCAGATACCTTACGAACGCCGTCCCTTCCGGGGCGTCAGGGTCTTCCAGATAAGCCAAGACAGCCTTGACTATTTTCTGGTCGCAATCCAATACCTTAGGAAAGTAATCGCTATAGAACATAGCGAACAGATATTGGATATCTCCCCAAGTGGCGTTATCAGGTTTCTTAGCCCCGCATTTATCGAACATCTGCTTAGCGTCCTCCATCGTCCATCTTCTCTTGGATCCGTCGGCGTTAAGCATCTTGTCAGCGGCTTCCCTAGCCAGCTCCTTGGAAAAGTGATATCCATGGGTGTCTATATACCGCTTATAATCCGGGTCATCGGCGTCTGCTCCTCAGTAGTAACGACTCCTGCGTCCCCTGCGCATATACGGTTCAGTACCTTCGTACTCGTCACGGATGCCGCGCTCACCGAACCATCCCCTGCGATACATCTCGTCCTCGCGTTCATGGAGTCTCTCACGCTTCTCAAGCTCACGCTCGTCACGTTCCAGTTCCCTCTCACGTCTTTCAAGATCACGCTCACGGCGTTCTAGCTCATCCATCCTACCGTCATGCTCCTTGCCATAATGGTCATATATTCCACCACCATAACCCATGTAAGTCCCATCCGAACGTCTGCTACGTCCACGGCCGCCTCTACGATCGTAGATCTCATCATCGTAGTCCTCATCGTGGCCGCCGCCTAAATCTATAACTCTCATCTTAACCTAATTTTTTAATTAACAACTCTTTTAGCTCATCGAAAGAGGATCCCATCCTATCGACTTTCTCCTCAAGATTCTTGATCTTCCGGTCTTGATCCTTAGTCTGCTTAAAAGCCGGATTGATTTCCTCAAGGATCGAATCACAAGCCTCTAGTGTCCTCCTATGCTTATCGATACTATCGAGAATATCGGAGCTGGTTCTCTTAGCGGCGTTAAGCTGGTTCATGATCGGATCGACCGAGCAGGCCAAAGTTATGTTATTGGACATAGCGACATCCCTGCTCTCCGGTACGACATAGGTCATGGAAGACCCGTTTATCTCCACGGTAAGGTCTATCACCCTATCCTGTAGTTGCTGATATTGCCCCATCTGACCCATCTGGGGTTGCTGGAACCTAGGCTCGGATACGTTAACCACATTCCCCATCCTGAACACCGGAACATCGGACGTATCCAGCGTATATACTTGAAATCCTTTCTTTAAGTCTCTAAACATATCTCGATTTTTAAGCGGGAGGGAATACCCTCCCATTAGACATCCAATCTAACCTATTCCTCATCAACAGTCGTCTCCGACGCTGATGCGGCGGTTGTAGGCACACAGCAATCCATAAGCCTCAATACACCCCTTACCTTGTTGAAATAAACAAGGCGTTCGGTGTTGTTAACCATAGCCGCTCCGGTCACAGCCACGTTGATCGGATTCACCACAGCCACGCCGGTTACCGGGCAGCATGTGTCATCACCTACCGTGGATACGGTGCTGTTCGCTGGGACAGCTATCTGTACTGGCAATGTCTCGCCTGTTGTCGGAACCACCTGCCGGATTTTCAGCAGCAGAAGGCCCTCGCATGGCAAGGACAGCCATATCCTTGGGTTGATGCCGAAGACGGTGTTGGTAGTAGTCACTACCACGTTCTTCGTAACCAACTCATAAAGAGACCCTATTTTAGAAACACAAGCCATAATAGCCTCCTTCCTTTATAGAGTTAAATAGCGGCGTTTCCGTTGTTGCAGCATCCATTGTTGCACCCACATCCGCAATTACCTCCATAAAATGCCTGACCCCATCCATAAGTCTGGTAAGGAGAGCATGAAGGATAAGCCGGCACAGGGGTAGGTCTCAACTGGTTGATCAAATTCTGTGTCTGTTGCTGAGTCAACGCGGAGGCTTGGTAAGCCGACCTTTCATCACGCAACTGATTGATCGTATTCTGCATCTCACGCATTTCCAATTGACAGAATTTATCATTAATCAAGGTTGTTTGAGCATCAATCTTAGCGCTCAAGATATTGAACCGACTCGTGGCTTGCTCACGATTGTTCGTCAATCCTTGATTAATAGTGTTTTGTAACGTGTTAGTCTGATTCAATGTCTCAAGACGATTCTCATAACCTTGATTGTTGATCATCTGCTGAGTCTGGCAAGTGCTTTGGTTGATCAAAGAACTCAAATTGCAGCAGCAAGAGCTAATTTGATTACCGATCTCACAACCTTGTTGCTGTACGGCGTTAATAACAGCCTGAGAGGTCATACCTACCTGACCAGCTACCTTATCGATAGCGCCTTGTACGTTACAGATAGCGCTTTGCAATTGAGTGGTAGTACAGTTCAAGGCGTTAGCGATCTGATCGATAGCGCTTCTGTTACCTTGGATAGCCTGCATCAGTAACTCACGACCATAGTCGTTATTCAATTGAGCTGGAAGACCATTAGCGCAACACTCATTACCATTGCCAAAACCATTGCCAAAGCCACGGCCACCCCATAACCAGAACAGGACGATGATCCACAACCACCAACCGTTAGCCCCGCCGAAACCGTCTTGGTTGTTACGACCGTTCATCAAAGCCGCTACCAAGTTCGGATCCATCTTATTTCCGCCTATCAAATTGGCGAACATACCCGGAATCATAGATAATAAACCGTTAGTGGCGCTTCCACTACCGGAACCCATACCGTCTAACAAAACGATTTTGTCTCCACTTGTACCAATGTCTATTTATTTTTGAATTAATAATAACCCCACCTGATGGCGGGCGTTACAAGGTTCAAAAATTAACAGCCCTAAGATCGTGATATGTGTCATCATCAAAGTACTTAATGTCTTGTAAATGGGATTAATAAGAACCGATACAAGACAAAAAATCCGGAACGTATCACTACGACCCGGATTCATGCAAATCCATAAATTCAATGTTTCAATGCTCGAAAGAAAACGTCTCACGACGTCAAAGAGAGATTAACTACACGAAAAATCTCGCATCAACTTATTTGTATTAGCAGTGTATTCATTAACTATCTTACTGGATGAGGGATCATCCTCTATCCTTGACAGGCGGTTATCGTCACTCCTTACCGTAACGTCACCCATCCTTCGTACCATGTTTTCTTGATATGATGATGGATCGGAGTATATAAGATCATCAACGAACCTGTATATCGCACCATCAACCGTCTCACCTACCTTCTCATATAAACCGGATTGGAATGACACGAAATCATCATACCTCCCACGAGCCAAGAACGAACCGTCCGGTCTCGCCTCGACGCCGCCGTTGACCTCCCGGAGCAGGCCCGGATTCCTTTGGTACAGATACCTGTAAAACCCGACATCCATCATCCTATCCTGACCATCCAGATAGAAAAGGTTTCTCATGCTACTGTCACCGGACTCGATAGCCACGTCAAACAGAAGATCCCTTACCTGACCTTCCGGCAACGACATCTCCATGCTTTTTAACGTACCTCTGTCATGGTGGTTCAAAGATACATTATAAAATCCATTAAAATCAAGGAAACGTAAGACATTATTATATAAATCCGATTTTTTTAACCTTTCCTTAATCTGGATCTTCCTCAACGAGGTACAGGATTTGATAAAATCCCGATCCTTTCCCTGCCTAGCCTCGTATCTCCTGAACTCCCGATCAATATCAACATCATCCATCTCAGGAGTCACGGGATGTTGGTATATTAATCTGGTAAGGATCATGTTCTCGGTATTCGAGGATGAGATGTTGGACATAACTAGCTTCTTTATGTTATCCTTGACCACGCCAATATCGGAACGGGAAGCCCCGGCGGGAACCACGCCAGCCGGCAAGTACGAGGGCCGCTCTATCCCGATATCGGCCAACATCTCATAGGCCTGATCGGTGTCGGTTATCGGAGCCGTGTTATGGTACGTATTCCTACTAATATACAACATGCTCCTATCATACATATCGGAAGGGGATGTATTCCCGGACCTTACATACACCATCCTATCCCCAGTAGAATAAGTATCCTGAACCTCGTATATCGGGTTCCCTTTTCCTGTTATCCTATCAAGATCGGAGATAAAGCTATCGTATACCGAATTGCCGGCCTGTATGGAAGACAACATGACGTCCAGCGACGCCATAAGATCACGGATATCCTCCGGTCTGGATATAATCATCTCATCGCTGATCGCCTCGCTTATATCCACGCCCATGTCGGCAAGATCCATGGCTATGTCATGCAGACGTCCGGCAACGTCCTTGATGTCCTTAAAATCATCCATATCGATTATCTCCCCAACCTTATCCCTTAGACCCTTCATATCCTTAGGCATACTGATATACGGTGTGGTACTATTGAAGTACGAGTCGGTAATCGTATTTCCGTCCTGACTCCGAACCTCCATACGGGTCATATTACGATACGTGTCATACATCCGATCTGCGTAATCCTGATCCTCCTGATACCGGAGTGCCAAGGAAGGGTATGGGATGGAGGCGAAAGCCTGATCGAACTCCCGGCGGTCGCTGATACCGCCTACCGCCCTCATGATCGTATCCCTTACCTCTATTGGATTCAAGCCCCTTCTCTTTCCTAACGAGTCATATGTATCCTCATATATCATATAATCATCACCAAGGCCTGACTCGGAGGACAGGAAATACATATCCTTCTCATTAAGATTCCCCTCAGACATAAAATCGACAATCCTCCTCATCATATCCCTTACCCGCTCATACTCCGATCGGTTAGTCATGATATTATCAATCTCATCAGCGTCATACATCCCGGATCGTTCAAGATTATATCTGTTGATGAATATATCACCGCCTGAGAGGAAATTAGATACAATCATATCATTAAGATCATTGATATTATCAACCCCCAAGGAAGTAAGGGTGTTATTGATATCCTTAACCTCATCGGCCATGAAATTGCCAGCGAAATAGTTCTTTCGCTTGATAAATGACATAACATCATCATACCTAGGTTCCCCATTACTATCCAGATCATATTCTGATGACATGGACATCCAATCGCCAAAGAAAGACACGAAGTCGGGGGAGTAGGCCGTACCCCAGACCGATAAGGCCTGCTTCTGGTCGCCAAGCACCTCCATCGCCCTTTGGTATAATCCGGATGGTTGGTCGTTCGGGGCAAGGACATTATCTACCCTATCCTCCTTATTTTTTATAACATAACAAGATCTGCCCATTACTAAATCGTTTTGTTACAAAGATATGAAAATCCCGCCTACTCTCACGAGCGGACGGGATACTAAATAACAACATAATAACAAACCTTATGTTTACTCTGAAAAAGTACAAATCTTTTTGCCGATCCTCACGAACAGGCAAAAACTCAATCCTAAATTATAAAAAATGGAGTTTATCGTTTAACGAAAATATCTTTATCTGATCTACTCAGAACCCTGCCTTTCAATTCCAAGAACCTAGGCATCCATTCTTTAGATATCTTAGACACGATCCACTGAAATCCCTTAGGAGTCACATAGACAGTATTAGTGCCATAGAACTCGTCATCATTACGATATCTATAACGAGCATAACCGCTGTCTATCATCCTTTGGGAAAGCAACCACCTCTTACCGGTCTTAGCGAAGAACTTCTTATCCTCAAGCAATATTCGAAGATTCTTCTCCGCTATATCATATCCATGAGCCTCTAGCTTTTCCCGAACCTCTCTGATCAACATATCTGTCTCTTGGGCTATTTCGGCTGTCTTAGCAAACTCAACCATAGGAGCCTGTTCTTTAATGATATTATCGGATATCCTTTTGGCTTCCTCTGCCGCTTTCTTCACCTCAGCTAACGCACGCTTCTCCTTTTCCGATTTAAGCAAAGCCTCTAATGCCTCTATATAATCAGATGGAAGTTCATTCTTTGATGGCATATTGTTAGATGGCATAGAATAGGAACCTGTTTTTCTAATAGAAGGAAGAACCTCCGATGTTACCCATCTTTTGAATTTCTTAGCAAACTCCTTCTTAGATGACATAATTAAAGTATACATACCAGACTCATTAATAATCTTTATCTGGCTAACATATTGATTGTGAATAGGGGTGGAATCGTAGGCCTCCCTATCTTCTGACAATCTCAGCATTTTACAATCCTCGTCATCTACCAACCTTCTTACAGCATCCCTAGGATCTGCATACCCTAAACATTTAGCTACATCATTACCGACAAACCATGGTTCATGTTTCTCATCCAACAATACTCTCACATCCCCAAAATCAGGATTCTCAAATAATTTTAAATTATCATCCATAATATAAAACAACGAGAGCCACCAGCGTCCGTTACCCCACTGATAGCTCTCATTTATCGCCTACGCCTAAGCGATATTAATATCTTCTTCTGGTCTAGCAACGGATAGACACCGCAAATATAAGACCTTATTTTGAAACTACAAACAAACAAGAGATATTTTTACAAAAAATGTAATCAGCCATATTCCTCTGTCATATATAAAGCGTAGCTATACCTATCCTCTATCATCTCCACCACCTTCTTGATATCAGATAAAGTTAGTTTCTTTATCTCCATATTCCTACTATCCATCCTGACAAAAGAGTTCTTGAACTCCTGCTCGGTTATGGCATCCAACCTAAATAGATTATATTTTATAAGTAACTGGGTTACGTCAAATATCAGGATATTAAGATCAATATCATCCTTCAACTCATCAAGAAGATCACGCATCATGGCTTTGATAGCATCAGTATCAAGTTCCAGCTTCTCGGCTTCCTTCATCAACTTCTTGATAATACCATTGTGCTCGATTATGATGTTAGCATTATCATCATCGGTAGGTAAAAGGATATCCATCGTACATTTTATACCAACCTTATCACTAAGTCTTTTATTGAACTCAGTCATATAATCAAAAGCCTGATCCCTGCTTAAGGCGTATGCATGATCAAGCAACTGCTTTTGTCTGACCTTGACAAAATAGTTACTGGTGTATAACATCATCAAGACCTTCACTCGCTGGATGCGTAGGTCTTGCATGATCTTCCGATGTAAAAAAGAATCTAGTTGCATAATATAAAGAGTCCCCACCGGGGCCATCACACACCCGACAGGGACCAACCTTTAAATATCTTACTCGTCAGGTGATGGACTGACGCCGCAAAGATAAGTCAAGATATTTTATTTAGCAAGGATTTTCCGCCTCATTTTCTCCGGATACTACGTTACCGTCGGAAACCAAAGACTTGTCCTCGGCCGCCTTCGTAGGCGAGGCGAACTCCGATGGCAGATCCGGCAGGTTAGGGAACGAGACTTCCGTCTCCTCCTTGGATACCTTGTTCTCCTTGATACTCATCCTAAACTTAGGAGCTATGAAAGGATCGTTGTTAAGATCGATGTTGATCGTAACGTCATTCATCAAAATATCCTCCTTAGTTCTGGAATCACCTATCCATCCTCTTACGTCAGCGGTCATAGGCATCCTGCTAACCGCTTCCCTGACAGCTTTAAGCCGGTTCTTGATAACATTCACGTCTCCCGCCAGCGGAATCATATATGTCTTATTATCCAACCCGGATCTGGCTATAGCGTTATTAAGATCCATTATATCATCAATACTTACGCCTCCGCCTAGACCCTCCGTAATCCTATCAGCCATCGATCCGATCATGGATGAGAATAACGATATATCCTGATTTTTCAATCTTACGGGGTACAGGTAATTTCTTCCATTTCCTGTCTTTATAGCTACGACCGGGATACGTGAATCTTTATAGTCACCATACTTGTCCCTGACGATAGCCGTACAGAACGGGAATATATTATACTTAATATCATCCCTCATCGTAACCTCCCCATTCTCTATATATCCTACGCTCTCGACTTTACCAACCGTCTCGTTGGTAAAATCATTCTCGGATACCATCAACGTACCATTATCATCACTTACGCTAAAATTAGGTCTTCCCGGTAAAACACTGGTAACTGTACCTACGAACGGTATATCAATCTCGCCAGTAACAGATCCTATATTATCCCTATATAACTCAAAGGCCCTACTCCTTAAATCAGCGTTACTTCCTTTTGAATCCGGGTCATTGGCTTTCAGTACCGAGACGAAATTGCCGTCGCTATCCACGATCTTAATAACCATATTATCAACCAGCTCTCGGTAAGCCGACTTAGTCTCATCAGAATTAGGGTCAACGGCGTTAAGGCTATTGTATTTATCATACAATTCCTTGGTATATGGATCTGACATATCCATCTTAAACCTTACGATATTATCCTTACGGAGATTAGCTACGGCTTCCTGATTCACCGACTCGTTGTTAGATCCAAACGTATCACCCGTATAATAAGGGACAATAGATCCATCCTGCCCCTTGCGATACACCATAAACCAGATGGAGGTCGACAAGGCGGTTTGCCGCCCCAATATGACACCGGTAGCGTTCTCGAAAGCCTGAGCGTCATCCTCGCTAATCATCCATCTTGAGTGGTTATTCGACTCTATAACAGTAAATATGTCGGTTCCGTTGGTGAAATCCATCACCCTTCCATTATCAGTATCAGTGGCATCAGATCTTTTAAGCCCAAGACTATCCATAAACCTGTCAAGTCTCATTCCGCCAACTTCATAATACATAACCCCACCGATCTCTCTCTTCTGAGCCATCAACACCACCGGATTCTGGGCGGCGTTAACTTCCGTCCTGCCGGTGGATGTCCCGGGTTCGCTCTCTGTGAGGACATCACCCATAGGTATGGATTTATCGTAATCCTTGACAGCTATACTTCCGTTATCATACAACCTCATCCATTCCACGAATTGAAGAAGAGGCCCATCGGAATAATTATTGATAATATCAATAGCCTCATTAAGCTTATCCTGATCAATCTCATTGCCATTGTCAGCCTCATTCATAAGATCATTATAAGTCTTTATAGCTTCTTTGATCTGATCCTGATCAAGACCATTGATATTCATATCTACAATATCATCAACAGCGTCCTTGATATTATCATAAATATTATCATGGATCTTCAATCTATCTATTATCGATCTAGCCTTATTGATCCTTGAAATAGGATTATCCCCAAACCCGTTAACTAGACTATCGACACGAGGCTTGTTATTATCATATATCTGTCTCTCCCTAGGAGATAAGACATCCTCATTACCGTTCCATATCTTTATAGCTATATTATTGATTCTATCGTCAGAAGGATTTATGATATCCTCATCATCAGGAACCCTCTCGACTATATTACCTTCATCGGTCTTAATCTCGTTCTCCATAGATCTGGCTATCATATGATTATATGTCTTGAACATAAATGCCTCATCCTCCCCTATAAGACCATCTTGGTAAGCCTTGTCTATAGCTTGGTCGTTGGCGTAAAGATCATTGGCATCAGGATTATCAGTATTCCTGAAATCATACTTGCTATCATCCTCCTCATAAGTCTTACCCCATACGTTCGATAATATCTTCATGAACCCGCGCTCCTGCGCCCGGATGAATCTTCTGTCACGCATACGACGAAGAGACTCGTTTATATTCTTATAAGCCACAAGATTATGACGATACTCACTAAGCAATGCCATAGCCTCCTTATAATTATCAACCCCACGGATAGATACGACGTTCTCAAAATCAGCTATAGTATCATAAGCCGCCATAAGATCAGCGGCACTGATCCTTGAATCATTTCTATTTAAGAACAACTTAGATATATCAGCCTCTGAGTTAATTAACGTAGTTAATTTCCTCTCCAATGCGATCCTATCCTCTGTTAATTTAAGAAGCCTATCATTCTCCTTGACCAACTTAGCCTTATCAGATTCAAGAGCGTCCTTCGACGCGACACTTTGTTGAAGCCTCAAGATATTCTTCTCCATCCTCTGTATATCATCCGTAAGCTTCCTGAGTTCTTCAAGATCCCTGCTCGAATCAGGATTAAGACGAGAATATATATCAAGAGCGGGGCCTATATCCGTATTGTATATCCTTCTTAACTGATTGGCAATATCGTTCAAATTATCCTTCGCCTCAAGGCCATTATAAGCCATATTGGAGATATAGGCGTTAAACGACCTATTGGATATACCATCGGTAAGGGAGTCGGCGAATCTGTTGGCCATAATGAAATTATCCACCTTCTTATTAAACTCGTTGACAAGATCGGCTTTATACTCATTGACCTGCTCATCCGTCATATTCATATCGGACGCTATATCGCTATTAGGTATAGATTCGACTACCGTCCTGAAATTCTCCTTCGTATCATCCAGCATCCCCATCTCCGAATCATAACGAAGACGATTGAATACGGCGTCACTAAAAGTCTTATCTATGATTCTAGAATTAGGTATATCGTCAGCGTTATTATCCGTTTTCAAGCCTGATAATTGAGCGTTCAGAGCCATACTGCCACGAATAGCACGGATAGCGGCGGTAGTCAAGGCACCGGCATTGGCGTTGTAGGCATCCACCATCTCCTTGTTCCGGGACATGTCTTGGCTCCATTCCTTTATACCCCCAATAGTCTTTCCACCCATAATCGATCCGATAATCATACCGATACCGATCTCCTTCCATCCTTGGCTAGACCCGTACGTCTCCTTGAACCCATTCTTTATAGCCTCCATATAGCCTATATTCTGCCGGATAGCCATAGGATTGTATCTTGATTCTACCCAATCCTTGGCGGACTTACTAGCCACTCCCTGAAGACCTTCCTCATACAGACCCTCTGACACTGGGCGCTTGATGATATTGAACGTATTTCCGGCTACCTTCTGCCATTTCTTTGGTGTTATGGCTCTTAACGTACCGTTATCCATCCTCTCGGCACCTACGCCAAATATATTGCGTTTTATGAACTTATCCACACCAAGATCCATGCCGAACATATCGCCGAACATAGCTATATTGGATAATGACAATATGCCGACGTTGGCGGCAAATACGGCATTAGCGGCATTGGCATTGTCAGCTCTGAACTTCATAAGCTCCTCATATGGGACTTCCCTTCCATAAGCGTTACGGTAAGACTGCCTGAAATTCTCCTCAGCCTCCATCAGCATGCTTCTGGCCTCGACAGACGCCTCCCACGAGGTAGATGTGCCAAGGAAAGCGAGGGTGTCCAGTCCCTTGCCTATCCTCCGTCCCGTACGGGCGGCCCTAAGGTAGACACCGAACGCTTTCTTGGTATCCGAAGCCGCTTTGCCTATCCTAGCCAAAGCCACACCCGCCCTAGCTCCCGTACGAGCTAAGTTCATCAATCCAGCGCCGGAATATACGGCTGACGATAACATGGCTCCAGCGGTAAAAGCAAGACCGGATAAAAAATCGTTAGACCAGAAATTAGCCGTGGTCATGCTTTGAAGGAAATTCATATCCCGCTCCTCACGATTGTAATAATGAGCAAGACCGTAATCCATCTTCTTGTCCTGATCATCCAACCATCTCGTGAAATCGTTATCAAAAACAGCGTTAAAATTACCTCTGGATACACCGGCGTAAATACCATAAAAAGGCTGAATAACACCACCTAATCCATACAAAGCGGCCTTACCTACAATTTTCCCCAAACCTCTCATCCATTTCTCAGTCCTACCTTGACTCCTAGATAAACGTGTGTCGTTATCTACACCGGGGATATAAGACTCGTATTTAGGTATCCAAGTACCGCTACTAAGTCGATACCTTGAATCCTCCAACGATATCTCCGGACCAGTAAGATTAAACCTGCCCTTATAGCTTTGATCAGAAGCCATATATCCTAATGGGGACATATGTTTCATATCATCATAATAATTTGTCTTAACAGTATTCTTGATCCTCTCCGACAATGACGGTATCTGGGACTTTGATCTCTCGGAAGCGGAATACGGATCCAATACCGGAGGCAGGTCACGATCCGGTATATCATAGGGATCCGTACCAATAGCCTTTATATTATCTACGTTTATGGTAGGATATCTGTACTTCTCGGCAAGATCCTTTCCGTTAGAGGTATTATTATAGATTTCCATTGTTTCCATTATTTCCACTATTTCCGTTATTCCTGTTTCTTATCTCCTGATCAATCATATCAGCTATGGGCGAGATGAAGCTCTCGAAATCATCAGTAGTAGATTTTCCCTCGCTCCTCCAATACACCTCATTCTCCTTGCTAAGTATCTGTTGCCATGCCATGACCAAATAATACTGCGGGCAGAAGTCGATCTTCCTTGCTACCTCATCAGCATAGTTAACGCCATCCAGATCAATTGAATACAACGGGGTATTACCCTCTCTAGCCCCTCCTTTTCTATATATATCAACATTTATCCCAGAAGAACCATTATTATACTTATATCCGGAAGCCCTTAACTCGTACATAGAAGCGTTATCGAACAACACGTCAGTAGCGATCATCATCTGATTCTTCCTGATATTACCGTCATTTATATTCGTAAACATATCTATATAAGGCATTACCGTGTCCTTGGCCCCGCTAGCGTAAGCGAATGGAGCTACCAACAATGACTTAGCCATCTTCCCATAAGCGTTGTTGCTTGAGCTGGCGAAAGATATGGGTACGACACCGGAATCATAGGTCTCGGACGGGATGCTTACATCCTCTTTGTAGAAAGTAAGTCCATTCGCAGCCAGATCAGCCTCGCTTACCTCAACAACAGATCGACCATCACCTCCATTATTGCCAATGATCTGATAATTACCATCACCTATAGGGGATATGGTAAACGTTATCTTCGTATTGGCATTATCCTTATCCTTGGGGATAAAACCGCCACCACGGATGAACAGGTCACTAATCTTTATATAATCATACTCGGCTTGGCTTTTAGACGGATAATCGCCGGAGAAGATATACTCACGCTCGGCGTACTCATGACGATATTGTCTCAAGTAATCCTCGCCGGCTCGCTTGGCGTCATCAGCCAACCTTCCCAGATCGCCACGACTCCATTTGTGCCTAAACACATCGTATTGTTCTTTCTGCATTTCGTCATACATGGCCTTAGCTACGGCCACATTCCTTTTATTGCCATCAGACAGCCCATCAGTCAGCACCTTTATCATATTACCGTCATCAGAAACATCCATAGGAATAAGAGATAATAAATTAATATCATCCAATGTCAATGACGTACCCATCAAATCATTTATCCTATTCACCAATACAGCCGCCTCTCCAGAATTGACATCCCCTAAAACAATAGGGTTATGGACACCAGGAGTGGCCGCATGAATAAGATCGGTCATTTTAACACTATTACTAAGAATAGAGCTATATGCCGATAATTTAGCCCAATCATTTAATGTTATGTCATTTATCCCATCTATATCAAAAACCTTATCACCATTGCTGTTGATATCTTCAAGATTAAATGTCCCAAATCCGTAACTAACATCTATGCCTGATCCACCAAAAGATTTAGCCTCTTTCTCGACTATAGCGTCAACGCCATCCAAAACAGCGTTCTCCGCCTTATTGAATCCATCATTGATCTTATTATACTTCCCTCTTTGAGTATTTAACCCAAGAAGCTTCAGGTAACTATCCTGACCATTGTAATCAAGCAACTCGTTCCTTGACCCTCCATTGGCCTTGAAATAAGCCATGATAACCTGATCGTTATCCATATCCTTGACCACGTTACTATTCTCAGGATCAGACGCCCATGCGTCGATCTTCCTTCTAGCGTCATCTGACAGTGACTTAACAAAATTACTCATGCCGGTAGTTACCGCCCTCTCATTGGCTATAAACCCATTCATGAACTCATCGCTTATATTCACATTTTCAAGATTGGCGCTCTTAGTAACCACGGTAGGACCGGTCGTGTTATCACCTCCGTCACCCCCATTCTCCGACCTACCCAATTTGCTGGCTCTCATCAACGCTGCTTTCTCCATGGCTAGATTATGCCTTTTTGTCTCATTGAACTTAGCTCTCTCCATCATCTGTTGATTGGCCTTGAAATAATAATCATCAACACCCAACGTCTCGTATGAGTTATTATAAGACCATCTCAGCCCGACGCCACGAAGGAACTGCTGTCGTACCATGAACATGCCGGCTCGCTCCGGGCTGTAGTTGCTACCGATAACGCCCTCGGCCTCCTCCACGAAATCATTTCTCTGCTTGATAATATCCGCCAGCTCCGACTCCAACTTAGCCCTCTTGGCCTTGTCATTGCCAACGCCCTTTAGCTTGGCTCGTATGGATTCTTCCTTGACACTGAAATCATCAATATACCCTTTAAGGAAATCTGAGGTGCTTTGAACATTAAATAAGTCAGGATTCGTTCTAGCCATATATCTTCCCTCTAATTGCATCTGAGCCTTACCGTTCTCAGATATAGAAGCCATGGCTATATCCCTGACCTGAGCGTAACTCATCTCATCTATATACATCTCACGCATCTCGCCCGTCCTGTTGCCATTGGAATCAGTCACCGGGACATTGACTTTCTTCCCCTTGTTAAGGGAGATGAAATTCTTCATCTTCTCATCAATCTCAGCGTGGTAATCCGTATAAGGGGTATAATGTATAGGATTAAGACGTGTCCCTACCTGACCGTCATTCATCCAAGCCACGGCATCCGCAAAAGCCTCAGCCTCGTTTATAGGACTATACATCTTGGGATTGTTCAGCTTCATATCCTCCATCTTCTCGCTAAAAGCCCGGATCTCCCTAGTACCGGCAATAGCATTCAACACACGGGTATCCAGAGCTTCTCCAAGACGAGCCTGTATACTTCTGGCTATACCGTCAGAAGCCAAATTAGATTTACGATACACGTTATTCACGTCCTGTATCAGCCCATTTAACCTATTCTGAAGATATTCCCTATCCTGAGGTTTTATAATGTCAGAATTGATAATATAATCAGCATACTCGTTTATAGCCTGCCGATTGGTATCTATCTTCTGCTGCATGTACCCCATCCCCTGCATCATGACATCCATGTTGTAGGGCGATACATACTTGCCGTAATTCCTTAATATACTATATTGTGAAGCCATCCTTTATCCTTTCTTGCCTTTAGTTACTTCCTGAGCAGGATATAATCTCCTATAACTCAATATATCTCCTTGAGGATCAGCGATCAACTGTCCATTAGGGCCGATCTTGACATCCCCGAATATAGACCTTAATGTATTCATGGTCGTAGCCGTATTCCACTTCTGCTGGATCTCGTCATTTACGCTATCGAAATACCTAGCCCAGTTCTCGTCATTTATAGCCAATCCCTGCAATATCCGTTGCTGGTAAGCTTGACGTTGGGCTATATTCTTATCATACGTATCAGCCCAAGTACGGGCGTTTACATTATCAGCCCAAGCCCTTTGAGCCACGTTCCCTTGTTCTACCTCATTAATGTATCTACCTATATTGGAACTCATGATAGCCTGTAAGTTGGATGATAAAGCCCCTCTCTGGGAATCCGGGACATTACCCATCTGATCCAATTGTGATTGGAAAGCACGATTGGCCTCAACCATATACTGATCAGCAGATCTCAATACCGGATCCACGGTAGGAGCGTAATGCCTTTCCAGACCTTCCGTTGTCACGGCTCCCGGAGTCATCCTGAACACCTCAGGGAAGTCAAGGCCGCCACCCACTATATTCCTGTTTCCGTTACCATTATTAGTCTTACCGGTGTTAGTACCGGTATTGGTATTAGGGAGTGTATTGGGATCAATCAGCTCAGGCATATCCAACTTAACATCAGGATCCTCCACATCACCTATATCCATAGGACCGGGAACCACCTTATGAGGATCAAGTATAAAATCAAGACCTTCCATTCCTTTCATGGATCTCAATGCCTGCATCTTAAGCATATCCTCGCCAAGTATCTTATTAACGACACCCTTGTTCTTGTCAGAAAACAGTTGACTAAAATGGGTGATACCAGCATCGTTAAGAGCCTTATGCTGTTCCTCTGTAACAACGTCTAGACCGATCATAGGGCGAGATGTGGTAAACAAACCTAATTTATTGTCTCTCATCCTATCATGATATGCGGCTTTCTTGTCTTCCGGGTAATTACCTTGACTATCCTCACCGCCAAAGGAAACGAGCGTCGTGTAATCCCGAAGCGCCTCGGCGTTGGCGATGATCGGGTTCTCCGCCGTAGCCAAGCCCATCCAGCTACTTGTCTGACCGTAGATAGCGTCTTGCAATGCCCTAGCCCTAGCGCCCTCTGAAGCTCCCATATAAGCATCGTAAGCGACCGGATTGAATGTCTTATAATAATTCAACCTCTCATCCGTATTAATACCTCCATAAGAGCCATCAGTTCCTTGGCGTTGATAACCGAAATAGTTAGGATCATTGTTGAACCTATTCTCGATCGGGCGGAAAGTTAATTTACGACCGAACAAAGACGTGCCTCCTATCTCCATCTTCTGGCGAATACCAGCCACTTTCTTAAGCAGCTCTTTCTTAGCCTCAGCTATATCCTCCTCCGTAAGACCGTATTCTTTCATGGATCTGGATATGATATTATCTATCTCACCACCCTTAGCGAAATACGTATCCTCATCCTTCTTCATCTTCCGGTCTTCCTGCTCCTTGTATATGACGTTAGCGAAGTCCGTAAATCTTCCCTCTAATCCATTAACGATATCGTTGTTATCATTTATAGCCTTGGATAATACGGAGGCGTTCAAACGCCTTGTATTCTCATCATCTATCTTATTATTTTTCTCCAGCTTCTCCAATGCCTTCTTCTGGTCATCGTAAGCCGATTTAAGACCGATCTTAGCCTTATACCTGTCCATTAACGTAGCATACGTATCCTTAGGCGTGGCTTTGATCCCATACGTATCTCTGATGTATTTAGCGAAATCCGGCTCTATGGTTGTGTCGTCGGTAATAACCTTCGTTCCCTGCTCCAAGGAAACGGGGGTTCCACCATCGGCGTGCTTCTGCCCCATAGCCTCCATCGGCGCCTCTCCGGGCTGCGTCACGTACTCACCCTTCTCGACCTCTACGTTGGCTTGATCTTCCATCGACTTAGGTAACGGATACAGGTACTCACCGGTAAGGCTTCCGCTATCGAACCTATTATTAGGCCCTAGATAAACACCCCCACCATCCTTGTACTGCATCTGGGATTGCCTTCTTTGCCTAGCCTCACGATCTTGAGCCAACCTGATATTAGTACGAGTACCTTTCTCTGACGCTATCCCAGAAACCACGTTACGAGCCAACCCCATGATACCACTAATTCCTGAGGCTATGGTGGTTATCGTATTAGCTGTTTTAGCCCCAGTGGATAAATCACCATATCCCTCGCTTCTCATACGCCCTATACCACGACCCATCTGAGTGAATCTAGACCCTATATCATCAGCGCCATAGTAGGGGATGGTGGTAAAATCAAAAACATCCGTCTCGCCTGAACCGGTCTTAGACTTATCAACATCGTTAACAGTTATGTTATTAAGCGTAATACCATTGTCCTGATAATTCTCAGCTATACGCTGTAAACTACCCTTGAAGCTAGCCGGAAACACATTATCCTGATCAAAAGCATTAGCGTATTTAGTCCTCAACTGATCTGGAGTATCCAAAGAATATATCCCTAGCGGATTGACCGGCGCGGGTAATCCTTGGTTGGTATTCACCAAAGGTTCTATACCTAACCCTTGTATACCGTCCATATTACCAAGCATATACGACCCGACTTCCCCGGCCTCTTGATATTTAGGTATCTTCCTCTTGATTACATACTTGCTCATATCAAATTAATTTCGTTCTGACACAAAGATAGTTTAAAAAAATAGAGACTCATCATTTCACAACGATGAGTCTTTTTAATATCAATCTTTTAAACACGTTATAGGATTACTCCACTTCTTTTTCCACTCATGACCAAGATAATCTATAAGTTTATCATAAGTATCTATAAAGCCACCATCTATAACCCCGGTGATAACATTCTCTACAGCTACTATGTCGTTTAACTGATTCTTTGTAGCCGTATTCCTTATCCCACTCTCATGCTTGTTAAAGACGATAAAATTAATAGCCTTAGCTACCCTTGATATCTTATCAGACAACTGACTCTTGTCGCTAACCAACCTGGCGACGGCCGAACTCATCTTGATATAAGCCTCGCCAGCGGCATTCCTGTCCTCTATGAATCCATCATGCAACCATATTATCACCTTGGCGTATATCTCTGGATCCAATTCCAATGCTACCATAACAAAAAAATACGGATTTACATACCATTTCTGACCCTCCCCCTTTCCTCTTCGGTAAGCCATTCCGTATTTTTTGAGATCGGTTATCTTATTGATTTTCAATTCGTGGTTTTGTACCGTAAGATTTCTTACAGTACATATATCATTAATACTCAGCTCCCTAACAAGAGCTTTCATCTTTTCCTGAAATCCATTAGTAGCAAACAAATGATCAAGCCTTCTAGACTCCAACCCCATAGATTTACGTTTTTCATTCAAGGCTTCCATAACTTCCGTTATGCATACAAACCCGTCCTTGGACATAACAGAAATGTTCCTACCTAATAATTCCCTACTCTCTGATGATAAAATCAAATTACTTTTCATACCTTTACTAAAAGTTTTAAATTAATAAATGCGCCTATCCGCTCGTGATGAGTAGGTAGGCGCACAAATATAAGCAATACTAATATTATTACAAAATATAATAGCCTATATTATAGATAATAAAATCTTGAAATTTTACATATCTCAAATAATTATAAGATGCTAGATCCTTTTTACAAACAGTGATCCTATAGCTTTCACCAGATCGTAGAAGCCGGCACTACTGAACCCAACAGCTATCCCATACAGCAATGCCTCCCACCATTCACTCCCTATAAGCAATGGAGACACCTTTAGTAGCCACGCTAATATACAAACCAGCATACCTATGACTACGGCGGATAGGACTTTAGCCCACTTATGGGTGTCAATATACGGCACTACCTTGGCTAGTTGGGTAGCTGACATCGTGACGAAAGCCATGATGCCGGTGAAGGTAGTTAAATCAATAGTGATAGCCCCTTCTGATGGGATTACCTCTTGCGCCATCAAAACGAACGGCGTCAATAACATAGCAAATAAAAACAACAATCTTTTCATATCTAAAACATTTAATAATTTCACAAATGTAGTATTAATTTCGAGTTCTACTCATACCTTTTATGTTAAGACTTAACCCCGGTATCATATTAAGCACCAACTGCCTTTTCGCCTGTTCCTTACGCATACGCTCGGCCTCCGCTATCTGCGCCTCCGATTGAGGATCATTCTTAATATTATTGGCGATGTCCTCTATAGCTTTCTTGTTGGCGCCTGATTGAGCTAGCATCTTATATAACAGGTCTTGACCTTCCTTCTCCCACCAGCTATCCACGGCAGGATGGGAAGCCAAAGAAGGGCCGGCGGGGGCTACCGTCTCAGGTACGGGCTGCTGACCTCCGTCCCCCGTGCCCGAATCCCGCTGTCCGAACTCGTATCTCATTGGCTCGTTCTCCGGAACACCATACCTATTAGCGAACATATCAGCGAACTCAAATCTCTTTTCATTTCTTAAGGTCGATCCAAGAGGCCTACCGTATCCTTGATTCCATGCCACGGTAGCGTCCTTGTAGTTGACGGCGTTATCGAAATCGGATTTAGAATACATATAATAGTTATACTCATTCCCCTGAGCATCCTTGTCAAAGAACTTTCCTTGATTGATGTAGTTCCAACCTAACCCCGGAACCTTGCCTTGATACTCATCCACGAGATAATCCAACTGCTGTGTCAATGTCGGTTTCTTCCCATACCTGCGCTGTAACTCCTTCTTCCTCGGCCCAAGCCATTGTTGGATGCCAAAATCACCGGCGGCTCCTAGGGCATCGGTATCCCCTCCGGACTCGGCGGCGATGTTCGATAGGATGCCGATAGCTTGAGTTTGTGGTATCCCCTTCTTATCGGTCAGATAATCCCATATCTCATCATACACAGCCATCTTATTATCCTCTGGTCTATCAGGATCAATTACATATTTACCATCTCCATAAGCCCTACCTGTGCTTACCGACCCGCCCTTATCTTTCTTCTCCTTATCATCATCCATCAACATCTTACCAACTATAGCCGCCGGCAAAATAGCAGGAACGTTTTTAATGGCTTTTTTTATTTTATCCGATGATTCTTTCAATACCTCTCCAGTAGCTCCAAGCATGTTATTAGAATAATCACCAGCATAATTGCTACCTATACCACTCACAAGGTTGTACACATCAATCTCATCCATGCTATCGATATACTTATCAAGGTCATCAACAGATGGAGTCCTTCCATATGTATTATAAAATTTATTCCACAAGCGAAATCTAGCTTGAGTATTAAAAGCTATTTTCTCTGATATCTCATCACTTGATGAGTTTGGTTTAGCCCTATAAGCGTCTTTTAATAATGACTTATCATTTTCGGATAAATAAATCTTATTATAATTATTACTTGAATCATATTTATGTCTAAACTCATGAGATAGGTTAGATAAACTCTCATCACTCCTAGTAACAACCTTATTGTATTTACTAGTATAAAACCCTTTAGCATTACTATTATCCAAAGCGGAGGATACCTCATATCTAAAATCATCAAAATCAGAATCCGCTGATACCCTTAGATTGTAAGCTTCTTCCAACCGTTTCCCATTATCATCAAGCATAGAATCTATCTTATCCTTAATATGCTTGTTAGACACATCATTTATATTTTGGAGATCAACACCATTATCAATCATCAAATCCACAGCCGCCTTATAAGAATCAGGAAGATCATTATAATTCCTTGAAATTCTCTCATGGACATCCTTGTTAAAAAAATCCCTAACCAAAGGTTCATCATGAACATATTTATCTACAAGATCATTATCTACAAGAAAATCATACAATTTACGTTTATCTTCTGGCAGAGGAATCTTCTTTACTTTATTAGCGAAAGAAAAAAATTCACCTAATACCGGGAATAGCCCTAAAGCTGATAATGTCATTCCTAAACCATCCCCAGCCTTCGATGACTCCACAAAATCTCTCACATCCATAACATCCCCAATAATAGGGATACCTCCAGCTATAATCTCGGTAATGTCAACTCCATCGTTTATCTTCTTGCCATATTCAGTATTAAGATTTATGCCACTAGATCCAACGGAGGTGTTATCCCTTGAAGCCACATATCCACCCCCTTGTTTCTTATCCATCTTCTCTCCCCATAGCCCATATTTCTCCCTAGGCCATATGCCGTCTATGGCATCCACATAACCAACGGGATGCTCCCCTTCCAGACGCCGGTCCCGTCGCTCGTCCGCTGGGTACAGGGCGTTGGCCAACGGCTGCGTGATATGACCCAACCCCTTATCCTTGGAACTCGACATAGCATCCACCACAGTCCGATATACAGGTCTTAATTTCTCAGGTAAATATAGCCCCGCCTCATCAACCAACTCACCGATCTTCTTATTTATACCCCTGATACTGAAATTATAATTACCCATGCCATTATTCAACGGGGACAACGCACCTCTTATCCCATTCATGCCTTTAACTGCGGCTCCTCCGCTAAGGATATCAAACTCCGGGGATACGTTCCTTAAAGGACTATCATCCATACCCCTGAAATACATAGGACGCTCGCCTCTTACGACACGATCAAGATCCTCCTTATATAAATCCCTTATCCACGATGGGATTTCCTCCGGTTTATTCTTCTTAGACATATATTACGTTTTTCACAAAGATAACCATAATATCACAAGCCTAAAAACACGAAACGGGCACATAATAAATCATGTACCCGTTTATACGCTAATGCATGTGATAAGCAGCCAAGGCTCCTTTAGCTTTCTCCTTAGACTTGTACTTAGCCGGCCATAATTTACCGGTCTTGTTGCTAACCACTCGCCAATTACTCCCTACTTTCTTAATGCATCCTGACTTCGGGCATTCGCCCTTCTTCTTACCGCTAGCTTTTCCTGTTGCCATAACATCAAATATTTAAATTACAATAGTACTTACCTCATAAGTATCATAATTAATTTTTATCTTACTCATTTTTGAAGAATTCGGATCAAAAAATACCAAATAAGCGGCATCATAAATATAACTTGCTATGATATATGAATTAAAAGCCGCCGTAAAACCGGAGCCAGATATCACTCGTGAAAGATACATATGATAATTATTTAGAATATAACTTTTTATATCATCATATTTTGATTTGGTTATAGATGATACTATATCAATAGTCCCAGGTTCTAATAGATAACTTGATATGTCTATACCTCTTATATCCTGATATAACCCATTATCCATCAATGCTTTATTCCCAGTCCCTTTCAACTTAAGATGAAGCTGATTATCAAAATTTATATTATCTTCTGTATTCCCAAAAGACCTTACAATAACTATCTCGGTGTTATCTGATGATGCTATATTTAAAGAAGAATTAATATATTCAACATTCAAATTAGGGTAAACAGATATAGATATATCTGAAAATCCCATATTAAGGGAATTATTTGAAGCGCTGATATAAATAGTGATACAATCATTCCTTTGATCATTAAAAACCATCAAATCATTAATATTTACGCCACCTAACGCTTCTACAAAAGAATTGTTAGGTCTTATCATCCTGACATTGGACGTAGAACTACCATCAAACAACGACTTTATAGTATTATATTGAGATTGAGGCAAAGTAGTAGATTGATCTCCTACAAGCTGTAAGATGATAGCTAAAAAAGCATCCTCATCATCACTTTTAGCTACTGCGTCCTTCCACGTACCATCACCACAAAGGAACCTACCCTCATCCCCCTTAGCAGGAGCCGGCACCAATCCCGCAGCGCCAGCCCCGGACGCCGTGGCGCCAACCATATCCTTGACCTTATCAAGTCTACTGTCTATTTGATTACCATCGTACTTACCAATAAAATCCTCCATATCGTTTTAATATACAAGGGAGAGGCGGCAAAATACACCCCCCCCCTATATGTTAATAAATCAATAAACTTTCTCCTCATTGCTAAACCAACGAACTATCATCTTGAACCGACTCTCAATGTCATTCACGAACCTAGCCAAGAACCAATCGCCACGAAGACGATCACGCCACCTCCGGTGATAATCGACGGCCCTAGGGTCGATCTTCCGGTCAATATCATTCACGTCCTTGATCCATACCGGGAGGTTATTAGTATCGTCTTTGACCTCGTTAAAATAGTCATTTATATTTATCTTCTGATCAACCTCCGTCACCAGTATCTCACGGCTATCGTCATTGGTTACAGGATACCTTAACCGCTGGCTCATATCGTTCTTGTCGGCGATAACCATCCGAAGCTCACCGCTGTTGTTGGTATCATTATAAAACCATGCCTTATTAAATCCAGTAGTCCTAAGAATTTGGTAATTAACCTCATCCTGATATCTTCTGGCATCCATCCGATATTGGTAGTTGGTGAGGATCTTATTCACGTACTGCTCACGTACCGGAACCTCTATAACAAACGGATATAGCTTACCATAAAATACTTGATACGATTGGTTGGTCAAACCATGAGACCATAAACCTATCTCCTGACTTTCACTTGAGTAGTTCTTTCCAGACTGGAAATAATGCTGGTGCTCGATATAATAATCAGGGGTGTAGGATAAATATGATTTCCACTCACCCTTCAGGCAGTTATACCCAACGGTGAACGAGACGTCCGTGAAATGGCTGGTGTCCTGCAACTCCACCGCCTGTCCGTTCCTGTAGAACCGGCCGCCACGGAATTGGTACTCGCTCGGATTCCCTACCGGTATATAATCTTTCTTGGTTATCAGAACCCTCTTAAACCTATTATCCCAACCCATGGACAACCCTATACCAAAGAACTTGTTATCAATATCATAATAAGACAACTCAGCGTCCGTATCAGCGTTATATATCCGGCTACGGATGATCTTCATCTGAAGATGCTCCTTAAACCAGTTTCTAAGCCCCGGTGTGACCTCCGTAAGATTCCTACCATTAGAATCTACCTTAAACACCTGACCACGCCTTAAATCGACCCAAAAATGCCCAAACTCGCAACTGATCATATCCCGACTCTGGGTCCCGGAATATCCTAACGTCGTATTATTATACTCAATGCCACGAGAGGCGAAAAGCCCACCTGTCCCTAGCTCGCTATTCTCCGGGGATATTCTTTCTGCCAGCACGTCTATAGCGTTATATAGTCCTACCTGATTCTCGAAGCGAGCTAGTATTTGATCCGACTCTATTCCCTTCATGCTTATAAGCTTTCCGAACGAGGTCTTGAACTCATGGTAATCCATAGGCTTGTACGACAGCCAAGGATCGGTCATGCCGTTCTCCGACACGTCGGCGGTGCTCCATATGACGCCGTTGGGTCTTTGGTAAGCGCAGTCCCAAAAATTGCTATCATACGTCTCTGGTAATGACCTGCCACCTAACGTAAATCGATTCTTATACACAGGACTCATCTTAAACACATTACTCCTTGATATAGGGACATTACGCTCCTGAGTCCATGATATATAATCCCCCACCTCCGGATAGAACCCCTCGTAAGGCTCAGGGCCGGCTATACGGAAATTGCAATTGATCTCAGACTCCACAAGAAACTGAGGTATGCCATAGAAATATAGGAAGAAACGACCGCTAAGATACATATCTCCGGTCTTGCAAACCATCTCATAAGCGCTCTTCCGGCTAGGGAAAGAGTATAGCGATCCGGTATCCGTATCGGTCTTGTTAAGATAATCCTCCCCGGTATCGTAATTAACGAAATAACGGGGATACCCGATGTTCCGATAATCATAATAAGGGAATGGTATCATGTCCCCCTGACCGAACTGAGTCAAATAAAACATAGGCATCTTCCTCTTAAGCGAGAATCTTGATATAAATACATCACCTCCAAAAACAGGTTTACGCTTATCCTTATCCATCAACCCGCAACCACCTAACGATACCCACCTGATATCCTCTATCTGCCCGTATTGAGCCGGAGAATATTTCTTTATCCTCATATAGGGGCAGGATACGAAAGATTCACGTGTCATAAAATGAGGCGTCATACCAGCCACCTCATCGTTACGAATATTACACTCATCCTGAATACGGCTGGTATCGTAACTTGAAACCAACTCCGGATATTCAAGCATATACTTATCCATACCAAATGACATGAACAATGAATGCTCACGATCGAGGTTGTTTATGATAATAGGCTTACCGCCTACGGTCTCCCCTTGCGAAGAGATATCTGTTACCGGATATAACCCGCTCTTGATATATTTAGCCGTTGACAATCCACGTAACTCTGACTCCCCTATTTTTTGGTAAAATAAATTATAATGAGCGACAGAAGTATAGTAATAAGCATAGTTCCGTCTAGGTCCCCTATCTATCAATGCCGTTAACCACTGATACCTATACTTGCCTATATCCACCACGGACTGGGCTGTGGCCTTGGCGATACCTGTAGCCAGACGGATAGCCGTCAGCGCTATGCCGACAGGGTTGGCTAAAAAGAACACACCTCCACCGACATATTGCTGTGAAGCCGACTGATATGTATACTCAGCTATAGCGGATATTAAATTAGCCATAGCCTCCACCGTAGCCAATGATGTTGCCATACTGTAAGCCTTACTCCCTAATATCGTCCATTTAGGGTGATCCTCCACCTCCCTGAATATACCTGAGGATTTACCTAATTGATAACCATCAACAAGGCACTCGGTGGGAGCGTCAGGCTTGTTAAAGGCAATATCAGGACTTAAGAATGAATACCAGATATTACCCTTCCTGTTAAACGGATGCGTTATAAATTTCTCACGATTAATATCCTTATAGATATACATATCATCAGACAAATCGTTGTAAGGGTAATTAGGATAAAGGTTAGCCGATCCGTCGGGATCATCGTACTTAAACATATCATAAGCCAGACCGGTCCCGATAACGCTCTTATCCAACGTCCTATCGCCCCTATACAACTCATATCCTATTATAGAATCTCTTCTAGCCTTATCTATAAGACCGTTCTCTACCGCTATATCCAGAAACTCATTAACGATATCGTCATCAAGCATCACCCCCATAGGATAAATATAGGAGTCAACTCCATATTGACCGGTCAGTTGAGACGGATTACCCATGAAAGGAGCGACAGAGTTATCCGGAAACTTGTAATGACGTATAGGTCTCTGACAAAACGTGGTTGACGTATTGGGGTACTCGGCGTTATCCCCATTACCGGTGAAATAAGACTTACCCCCAACTGATTTAGGAGACCCATAGTATTTCGTCAAAGAATCTATTATATCCTTCCTCTTTGATCCTCCCGATGATATTCCGATCTTGCTTGAATCATACAACTCAAAATTAGCCGGATACTTATTGGCAGACTCCCAATATCCGAAATCACCGTACTGATATGGTCTGGGAGCGCAATCAGCGGGTTTATCTCCACATGAGATACATTTCGCCTCATAGGTAACAAATCTTCTTAATTTCAATTCTTTCGTAAAGAAGAATACGTATTTCACCTCCAGTGGCCGAATGCCAAAACAGAACGGGGCGGGGAAGATGGCGGTGCCGGCCGTATAGAATCCGGCGAGCTCCTTCATGTCCTGCCTCATGGCGAAACCGGTGAAGAACACGCATACCGCAGGCTCGATGCAAACATATATCTTATGGAAAGTAGTCTTGTCATCATTCCAGAACAAGTACTTTGGCATCATAAATATCTTATGATCCACGTAATTCACTATAACACCTTTCTTGGCATCATTAGCCAAAGGATTAGGAGCCACGGTACCTTCCTTGTCCGAGAAAAACGTTATACGAACCTTATTGTATGATGATGAGTCGCCGATCGGATAATTATAGTTACCCATCATCTCTATATACATAATACCGTTATCAGGATCGGATAAACCACTTATGTATTTCTCGTAATCCAACTCCACCCATCTGGCGTATGAGGATACATGTGGATAGAACTTGAAATAAGTCAAGTTGCTTCTACCGAACCAATTGGTCTTGGCGTCAATATCATTCTGCACAGACACACGACCTTCCCAGTCAGTAGTTATACCGGTATTAAACTTAGAATTATCACCATCGCCAAAAAGACACATGGCGTTCTCGATACCAAACTGACTCTCATATTGGGGGAAATAAGCCTCCATCGTATCCATTAACTGATCAAGCATCGTCTCCGTATGCTTCTTTCCTTCCCATCCGGGATATTGATACAAATATGTGCACTTACCCAATGACCTACCCCCTTGGAATGTAGGAAGTTGAACATCGTTAATAGTAGGATTCACGTGAGGATCACCTACCGAACACCCATTAGTACATATACCCTCATCATATAACTGCCGAACATTAGACATATCCTGACACAAGACCAAGGCGGAGGAGTCTATATCAGACGGGAATTTATCCTCATCCTGACCATCCAACCATTCCTGAACCAGATCTATGATATTCTTACCTCCACTGGAGTAATTATCGAAATCACACAATACAGAGAATTTCCTTTGTGACTCGGCGTTACTTTGTATTAATGTCGTAGGTTCGGTCTCCACGTAATCACTAGCCAGCTTATACGTAAAATCAATCCTAGAATCCACCAAAGAGTTTTTATCCAATATAGTCCTGGTCTCTATCCTCTCGATATCATCACATCCACTAGGGAAATCGGGAGCCTTTATACCGTCTTGATCCTCTGGCAATGATATAGCAGCGCATAACTCGTCAGTAATACCTACATTAGATTCTATGATATCACACAGGTTCTCTATATTATCAGCGATATAATCAATAGCATCATCTACCGTAACATCTTCCCCCATCGTATTGATAACGAATTGGGTCTCTCCTACCGTGGCATATTCCTGCTCTACATATCTGAGTTGCTTGACATCTAGCTGATTCTTGCATTCTCCTCCAAAATCATCAAATCCCCAAGACGGGTCGTTTATGATCTTTGCCGTATTCTTAAACTGCCAAAGATGACGGCGGCTGTTCCCGGCGCACTGCGGGTTGTTCTCCAGCACCGACGCAGCCGACAGGTCGTCAGAGTTACCGTCCTCATCAACGATAACCCCCATCTCCTCCCTTGTGGCCGGACGAGGGATAAGCGGGAATCTAGCCGTCCTGTATCCTGTATTGGTAAAGAATCTTATACCCAACGGATATACCTCGTCACGCATGAAAGAGGCGTATTTAGAGCAAGCCACACCGTCTTTATACAAATTCTCCGTGGCTATAGATGTCTGCCATTTAACGAAATGACCCAAGAAGTTAACGACCGGTTGAAGATTCCATTCGTTCTCCACGGTCAAGCCGTATTGAAGAAGACGATTCCCGACAGACGTCATGCCTCTGGCTGTCTTATATACCGGTATTTCCTTGGATAACTTCTCCATGGTCGTACGCTCGCTATATTGATCCGTAAGATAATAGATAGTCCTTTCCGTTATCGGATGTATACCTTCTATGAAATACTCAAGAACCGGGCTTTGCTCACCATTAAACCCAACCGTATTCTGTATAACACCTATCTTGTAATGAGATACCTGCTTATCTATATTAGACACGGTAAGGCGGATACCCATGTTGGTTGACTTACCCCATAAACCATCGCGGATAACCATATCTTGACGATCGAATAACATGATTGGGTTGGTCAATGAGCAATATCCGGTCTTCTCAATCCCGAACTCATCGCACAACGCCACGCAGAACTGGTAGGTCCCGGCACGCAGGCTCCCCCCGAACTCCACGACCTCAGGCTCCACGCACGGGGCCGTCAGCAACGGGAACACCAGCAGCTTCTCGCAGGCCAGCCTACACCTCTCTATTGGTTTGTCATCCCCACATGTCTTATACCCATGATAATGATACCAAAAGTCACCATCATCATCCGGATTAAGAGCCTTATCGACCATAACATATCGCTGGGGATTATATCCATCGGTCCAGTATATCACCTTCCCGCATTTCTCGTCCTTGATCTCTATATCGAAGATCGGATGATGAATGGAGAAATTAAGACAAGGGTCATCAACCCCGTCCTCTATCAGGACCTCCATCAAATCACATATCTCATCAAAACGACCATCCGACTCCTCAAGCCTCTCGCCAAGGATACGATGGATGTCCTTTCCCGATCCAGCCAATTGATCCTCCACGGTCTTGATATAATCCAATGACCGCATGAACGTGATCTTAGACGTATTATCATCCGGATTAGATAGAAAGAAATAAGTATTATCACCAGCTATGTCATTCTTATACCCAATAACCTTATAGCCATCAAATCGCTTACATAAAAGGGTACTAGGCTCGTTCTGGATCTTAAGCTGGCTTCCATCGTCACCCTCTATGGTAGCGTTCAAGGCGAAACTATATTCAGACGGGGATAGATCCTGTGGATGCTTATCCCTGTTCATCCCGGAGTCGGGAACCGCTATGTTAGAGTTATTTTGCACGACATTATCTTTTTCGCAAATATAATAAATCCACCAGATAATCACTTATGTGGCGGATTCTAATAAACAGTACGTATTATGCAAAACATTCAAATCGTACAAAAATAAAAAATCCTCCAGACTTTCACAAGTCAGGAGGAGAACTAAATACTTTTAAACGCTCGTGTAAAGTACAAAACACAACAATTACAAATTTTTACCCATGTAGTTCGATTGCTTATCGGCATCCTCTACAGATATGTAAAAGAAACCGTTAGTCACGTATCTCTCATTGACATCCACAAAATCGGTAGATCCTTTGTCCACTCCTTTCTTCGATCCCTCATCACACACAGCTACCAGACTATTAAAGTCATTGGAATAACCTACGATCACACCGTGTATATCCCGATTTCGAGGATCGAATACGTACCTCATCTTACACCTATCGTAAGCTAACTCTAAAGAGCTTTTGCTTAACCTCTCATCTAATCCAGCACCCGCTACCAAGGCCAAAACGCTCTTTGATATGTCACTCATGGTGGTATCCTTGGTCGGAGCCTTAGGCATAGAAACGCCTTCCATGACAAAATCCAACGCCTTATCTACAAGGCCATCGAAATCATCATCTCTTATATAATCCTTAAGCACCTCCAGTATATATAACCGGACATGGAGTTCGTTATTTACATCATTTAAAGTTATCATGATCCTAGTTTTCGGCAAAGCTAGATTATTCCCACGCAATAAAAGATCAAATATGTCATAAGTGAAGGATTAAAAAAAATAAAAAAACTCTCCTATCCTCACGAACAAGAGAGCCGATGTGTTTATATTATGAAGAAAAATCTATTCACCTATTCTTACAATACAGTCACGAGATTCCTTGTTATAGATCATCGTGCCTACCTTAGAATACAAGGTCTTTATATTTTGCCAATTATCCTCACCATGAGCGGATACGTTGGTAGGGGCATCACCGGTATAAACCTCCTCGCCTCCGATATTGACAAAATCATATCCACGTTTCTCCATAGAACCGCCCTTATATGCCGTGAACCTGATAGTGACATTACCTTTCTCACGACCACCATACCAGTTACCGTATATACTACACCTGATCTCAAGAGGTAATTTATCGTAATTATCACCATCCAACAACGGCCCCATCTGGATCAAGGCAGCCTCATTACCTGATTCCATGTTATCACCGCCATGGATAAGATAATCACCTACCCGTTCCTGCGTGGTCTGATACTGTTTACTCCAACCAACCAGCTTGCCGTCAACATCCGGGAGGCCGGTGTTATCGAAACCGGTAGCCGTGTCAAAGTCAATGCCGTCCTCGTCAGCCCAGATATACCTAAGCACAAGGTAATCGAACTCCGGGATGATCACCACCGGGACGGACTCCTGCCTGCACACGAACGTCTTCTCCTCCTTGGTTCCCTCTTTTATAACCTTGTACGTTACCTGACGTATCTCGCCAGTCTCATTAATATCAGCGGTAACTTTAACCTCAGCGGGACCAGTACCACTTGTCTTATCTAAATGTATCCAATCATTTTTCTTTGCCATATTATCTTTTTTTCTTTTTAAAAAAACGTATATTCGCGTCATAATCGCGGGGTGGAGAAGAGGTATCTCATTAGGCTCATAACCTAAAGATCGAGGGTTCGATTCCCTCCCCCGCAACTAAATAAATTTGATATACTTATCAAAAGCATTAGGCCACATCCGCTCATAAGACAACATCCTTCTCCTATTATCCTCAGCCAACTCCCGATAATCATTTAACGTGATCATCGACATCTTAAGCTCCTTCATAGCCCTAGCGAACTTACCCGGCTCCTGCTGAGCATATAATTTATAAGCGTCACCAGCGCCTTGTATCAAGCCATTCACGGCGGCATTCTCGAAGATCTTCATCTTGATATACGTCTCGACATAATCCTCAAGGTATCCTAACGCCGTTTCAGGTATATATGGGAGACCGTCATCATCCTTGGGTGTAGCACGATATATGATATAAATAAATCCATCAAACCCTGTATACATAGTATTGCCGGATATAGTTATATCATAATTATCCCAATCGTACTTATCCCGATACTTGTCGGCGGCGCAATCACGCCTCAGTCCTCGACCTATAGACAGCCTTACGGGATGATGGTAATGAAATCGAACCTCGTGAGACCCGATATATATCCTCTCCGTGATCGTCTTCTCAAACTCCTCCTTACAGCACTCGGTGCAGGAGTTCCAACGGAAACCGCGCTCGGTGCGCTCGACCCAGCCGATCTCATGTTGGAGGTCAGCCTTAGCCTTGTCGCCGCCCGGAATCTCACAGACAAGAGGCTCACACCTATAGGCGTCAAGCATGTCGAAAAAATCGGAAGGCAATACCGCCTGTTTGTTGCTGGTCTTGACAACTGCCTCGGACATGACCGCTATAACACCCCCGAACCTTTTCAAGGCGATCTCAGCCCATCTATAAACAGACGAGGTATCTATAGCCCCGCTATCATCGTATTTATGTAAATCGGCCTTGATCTCGGCCAATAGCCCTTTTATAGTCATATTTAAGTCTTTTGCACAAAGATATGTATTTGAATCCGTGATACAAAAAAAATCCAGTCTACCCTCACGGGCTAACTGGATCACAAAAACTTCTACAGCTTATAAACCCATTTAACTCCAAATACCTTACTCTCCGACTCAACCTCCCGGTACAAGAACTTATACCTCCTACCTGATTCCATAGCCAATCTACACTCCTTATTCAACGCCGGAGAAACATAGAGATGGAAATACTTGTTCCGAGGCATAAAATCAATACATGTATGGACATAAGAATATCCACCAGTTCCACGTCTGTTAATAGTACCGGTAAGCTTATTTAGATATATCTTACGATTAGGATTGATCTTATGGCACAGATAACCGATGTTGTTTATATAAACCCCACCCTCATTATCCAGATACTTATCACGTATGACCTTCCATATCAAGGACTGACATTCGAGAATATCATTCTTGTCCACAATCGTATGTTTCCTTCTCTTGCCGTTCTTAGACATAATAGATCTATAAAAACGGAGAAAGTACTGATCAAGTATTTTAAATGACTTTGTTTTCATATCACAAATATAACGATTTCATCCTAATACAAGAAATTTATACACAAAAATACACCGCCTGCACCAAGGACGAGGCAAATAGGATAGCCGACAATAACCTCCAATCCGATGGTATCTCTTACGCTAATGGCTTGGCGCAGGCCGATAGATGCGATTGCCTCGAAACATGGAGCGCTTACGCTAGCGGAAGTTTTAATGGACAATGCTTAAGTATATCCGTAAGCTATGATAATCCATGTGGTAAATCTAAAACAGCATCATTTGATGTGTATTATACTAGATCTGAACCATCTGGAGATGTAGAATATTTCTCTACCACTAAAACAGTCACCATACCATCCGGATCGGGAACGATATCAGGCGGAAGTGATTGTGTTAGCAATGCTACAAGCATGTATGTATCTAATCCAAGTCAAGGTGGAGGCTGTTAAAAACAAAAAGGAGAGGTTGATTATCCTCTCCTTTTTATATAAACCTAAGATCTTTTCTCTTAGTATGATTTAATATCCTACTAATATGTTTGGTACTTAATCCCGTTCTTTCCTTTATCTTATCATAGATATAACCCTTGGATACGTAAGCCGACATATCTCCCAGATCTTTTATAATCTTGTCATACATATCGTGCACCTCATTATATCTTATAATAGAGCTGTCTCTCATCCCTCTTTCGCCTATACCGTCAACTATGGCGTCATTGAAACCAAAGAAATTGATTATTGATCTTATTAGATTCATGTTATTGAATTTTTTGTGTTTTCTTATTAATATCCATATCCGGGTTCTCATCCGTAGGGATCTGCAATTTGGTTACAGTTTCCCTTAATGTTTCGGAAACCACATATTCAAGAAGTTTGTCTGGGCATATGAAATCATAATCCCATTGAGATGTACATGGCTTATCTTTTTCAGCTCCACATCCCCCTAGCTCTAACGCCGCTTTTCTGTCGAGAGTTATAAGATCAACATTTATAGCCTCTATGTTAATATCTGGTATATAGATATATCCATCATTGACATAATAATAGTATTGATCTATATTCCCGTATTTACGTTCCTTGTTGTTAGCGTATTTTCTTAACGATATGGAGGTAAATATAATATCATCCATGATGTTTGATACTTTGATGATAGCCGGACCTATACGGGTATATATCATATCGGGCAATCTTTTCTTGGATCTCATAAGTATCCTGCATAGTTTAAACTCATCAAAACAACAATCAATTTTCCGAACCCTATCCATCTCCATGCAATTGATATGAGTATACAGTGATTCCTCGCCGAACAAGGTTCCATCAGCATACTTCTGGGCTATATATGATCTTGCCTTTTGTCTTCCTATGGATAATATCCATCTCCTACTGACATGAGCGTCCTTATTGATGGAGTTCATATCATTTATGATTCTAGATACAAATTCTGAATTTTTCATATGCTAAATACTGAGGAGGGGATATACCCCTCCGGTTATTACTTCTTTTTCTTAACCTTGCCTCCACATTTCAGTTGAGGTTTCTTTTTCTCGGAGACCTTGCCTCCATTAGCCATTTTCTTTTTCTTATTGCAAGCCATAACTTAATGTATTAATATTAACGATACAATATTAATGATTTTAATTAATAGATAAACAATACGCATTGAATAAGCTAAATTCACATCAAGTCAGACGGTATCTCTTACGCTAATGGCTTGGCGCAGGCCGATAGATGTGATTGTCCACAAAATTGGAGTGCCAACGTGGTAGACTACAGTGAAAGCGGAAGTTGTATTAACTTTACTGTGGAATACAGTAATCCGTGTAGTTCCGGCAAAACCATAACAGTGACAGGAGGAGCGGAAGCGAATACCTCCACGGGTATGGAGATGACCACTAGTACTACGGTTACGATAGGTACTGGTAGTGGATCTACTAGTGGTAGAATGTGTTTTCAAGCGGCCATAAGACCAGGAACGGCGCATGCGGCTTGTACCACAGGTGGACAATGCTGATAATGTATATACAATAAAAAGGAGAGGTTAGTTAGCCTCTCCTTTTTATTATATATCAGACTCTTAACATTGACCACCAGCTCTTCCACTTATATTGATAGAATTACATGGATATCCATGATCAAAAGATATCGTGGCCTTTTTAGTGCCTGATCCAGTAGGTATAGTTACTGTCGTACTCCCGATAGTAGTCCCTGAGCTTGAGGCTGTTACCGTCAAACTCTTCTGCGTAGTACATTCATTACTATACGTAATCTCGACCTCTACTCTTAGCGCTGAAGTGCCCGAAGGAGCGCCATTGCAAGGATCACCATCGGCATAAGCGTTGGCTGACCAATTCTTCGTTGGCTCCACGCAATCACATCTATCGGCCTGCGCCAAGCCATTAGCGTAAGAGATACCATCGGATTGGAGGTTATTGTCGGCTATCCTATTTGCCTCGTCCTTGGTACAAGCCTCATATTTACCAGCGATTTGCTTATAACTGATAGTCTTAGGAGTACAGTTGCTAGGACAGTTCGTAGCCTTGACATTTCCCCATCGGTCATCATTGCCAACCTTAGAAGGACATATCCTAGCATCAACTAAATTTTGTAATGCATCCTTGTACTCTTTATACTTGTTATAAGCTTGTTCACTAGCCAGATTCGATGAAGAAGCACAAAATTCACCAGCGCTAACCACCTTAATAGGGCTATCAGGAACACATACATCACCGCATTCGCCCGAACATCCCTTACATACCTCATTGGTATAGATAGTGTAGTCATGTGGATTACAGCAATGTTTACCACCATTCTGCCAATATCCTGTAGGATCGCACTCGCTAGAATAATGCTCCTCGCTATTACCATTATTACACCTGCTATTATCCATATGATATGTATTATCACACCCGCATCCACAAGATCTCGAATCGGACTCAACCAACTCATCTTGATTTGGGGCTGAAGAGCAAGGATTGGTCTGATTCCTACTCCTACGATAATCGCATCCACTACAATAGTAACTCCAATCATCATAAGATGGGGTATCATCGTCATCGGCGCAATCACCATTCTTATTAGCGTAAGCTTGAGCGGCGGTCTTAGTCGCCGTATCATTCTTGAAAGCGTTTTGAACCTTGCTGTCGGCATCCGCCTGAGATACGGTAGATGTCAACGCTGACAACCCTAAGGCGCTATAAGGAACGGATAGAGCGACACCATGTTTACATGTACCACAATTATCCTTATAAAATGTAGCGCTTCCAGTACCGGTCCATACACAAGTTCCATGTTGGTTAGCGTAATCCTGTCCCTTCTGGTCTAAGATCTGCTCGGCCTTGCTTCTGGCATCAGCCAAAGAAACCTTGCTGGTGATAGGCGTACCGCCGTTAACCTGCGTAGAGGTCACTGTTATTCTCTGACCAACCCCGCTTCCGGCGCAATTGTTCCTATAGAAGTCACGGCTTGCCACGTAAGTCCATGTACATCCTCCATTCTTATTGGCGTAAGCCTGACCATCAGATCCACGAACCGCGTTCTCAGCCTTCTTGTTGGCGTCAGCCAAGGAAACGGTGGAGGTGTACGGGTGTCCCGGAAGCTTGCTGCTACTTACGGATACCATGTCGCCCACGCCGCCGTCAGCGCAATTGTTCTTCCTAACCTGTCCGGTATAGCTTCCTGTCCACGTACAAGTACCCTTCGAGTTAGCCACGGCCTGACCCTGAGAGTTCACGGCGGCCAATGCCTTGGCGTTAGCGTCAGCTTGGGATACACATGACTTAAACTTACCATCAGAGCTAGGACTTGGATCCGTAACATCATTCTGAGTTACAGTAACAGAGCTTCCAACTCCACCATCCGCACATTGACGGGTAAAGGCCTTGGATGCCGTACCAAACCAGAAACATGTATTATTACCACCAGCTATATACCGCTCTTGATTATCAGGATCAGTATAACAGGTATTGGTATTACGTTGATGTAATTGAGAGATACAGTCCTTACATACGGTCTCTATAGTCTCCCATACCGGTTGCTCGGTCTTCGTATGGCACGTATCATCATAGTTCTTGTTGACGAACGCCTGACCCATTCTGTCGATATAGGCCTTAGCCAAAGCGTCTGCCTCTTCCTGAGAACGGGTTGAGGTGAAGAACTGACCCATAAGATCCGGGGTTACGGTGATAGGATCTGCATACTGACAAGTAGGACACTTAGGAGTGAACTCCTTGCTATAATTACCTACATATATCTTCAGTTCGTCGCAAGTACCACGATCGTTGGCTATAGCCTGACCTTGCGCCTTGACAGCGGCCTTGGCAAGCTCATCGGCGGCGAACTGGCTCTCGTATGAGTAGAACGGACCTCCGGTCACGTCAGCCTCAGTAACGGTAACTGAAGACGGGATAAGACCAGACGGACAATTATTCTTCTCAAACGCCTCGCTATAATGACCGGTGTACTTAGGAGCCTCATGGCAAGTACCACGCTCATCGGCGATCTTCTGACCTTGATTCATGACAGCGGCCATAGCGACTAAGTTAGCCTCATCCTGTGATACACAAGACTGGAACGGATGACCTTCCACCATATCTTGTGTCACGGTGAACGGATTTCCTACCTGATTAGCGCCACAATTGCTCTTCGTGAACTCGAAGCTAGCCTTGCCGGTATACATAGTGGCGTTAGAGCAAATACCCTTGGTGTTAGCCAAAGCCTGTCCTTGAGCCTGTACGGCGGTCATAGCCATAGCGTCAGCGGCGGTCTGGGAGTCGTTAGACTGGAATGGGTGTCCTTCTACCATATCTTGGGTGATTGTCACCTTAGATCCGATCTTACACTCACCACAGTTGTTTCTCGTGAATTCCAAGGAAGCACGGCCGGTGTACGTACAAAGGGCGTGGATATTGGCAAGGGCCTGTCCTTGGGCGTCAACGGCGGCCTTGGCCTTGTTATTGGCATCCTCCTGAGATACGGTAGACGTGAACGGATAACCGTCAACCATCCTATCATTTACCGTATAAGTACCACCAGTTCCAGTACCACAATTGTTACGGGTAAACGTACGTGTATAAGTACCGGTATATACAGGCACCTTCTCGCACTTACCTTTCACGTTAGCCACATCCTGACCTTGAGCCTCGACGGCGGCCTTAGCCTTATTGTTGGCGTCTTCCTGAGATACGGTAGACCTGAAATCTCCTGTTACCATAGTCTCATCCACGACAACCTTAGTACCGTATTGAGTCTCATCACAGTTGTTACGAGTGAACTCCTTATTATACCTACCGTAGTAGATCGTCTTCTCCTTACACTCACCTTCTAGGTTGGCTTGTTGCTGGGCGTTAGCCTCAAGATCGGCCTTAGCCTTATCATCAGCGTCCTTCTGGGAAATAATAGAGAAGTACTTACCAGCGGCTACAACATAAGTATAAGGTTGACCGATATGGAACTCATCGCAATTGTTTCTAGTGACTGTCTTCTCCATCCTTACGTTATAGTAGACGTTAGTCTGACAGTCGCCACGCTCGTTGGTGATAGCCTGACCTTGCGCCTCGACAGCGTCCTGCGCCAGCTTGTTGGCGGCATCCTGCGATACCGTAGAAGTGAACGGATATCCAGAACACATCTTCTCGTCCACAGTGAAGTCAACAGGAGTAGAACCCTCAGGGCAGTTGGTTCTCTGGAATACCTTGGAGTACGATCCGGTAAATACCGGTATCTTCTCACAGTTACCCTTGATATTCGCTATATCCTGACCTTGAGCCTCGACAGCAGCCCTTGCTAGGCTATTAGCGTCTTCCTGAGACACGATGGATCTGAAGTCCCCTGTAACCATCGTCTCATCGACAACCACATCAGTACCGTATTGGGTGGAATCACAATTGTTACGGGTAAAGGTCTTGCTAAACTTACCATAATAGATATTCTCCTTAGGCTTACACTCACCCTCCAAATTGGCTTGTTGTTGACCGTTCTTCTCAATATCCTCAAGAGCCTTCCTATCGGCGTCCTCCTGAGAGATGGAAGATACGTACTTGCCCTCAGGAATGATATAAACATATTCCTGACCGTCACTGAACTTATCGCAATTATTACGTATAAACGTCTTCCTCTGCTCCTCGTTATACCAGATATCGGTTATACACTCACCATGCTCGTTGGCGTATTTCTGACCGTTCAGGGCTATATCCTCCATAGCCTTGGCGTCTGCGTCCTCCTGCGAGATAAACGACTTGTAAGTCCTTTCCTCGACCGTATACAACACCACCGATCCATGCTGGTTGGCCAGACAGTCGTCCTTGGTGAACGGCTGAACCATCTTGATATTATAATAAACGGGTTTGGCGTCTTGGGCTATCATATACTCCTTGACAATATTACCGTCCTTTGACGTTATACGGAACTTAGCCGTACAGATCTGACCGGTATAATTAGCCTTGTATACGATATTAAGCTTATTATCGCCTACCCCATGGCTCTTGTCGTTAATGGCAAAGCAATTACCCTCGACACAATTCTTATCTATTTCCCTTGCCATATTATCCTTCAGTTATTCTCCATGAAACATCATCTCCGGCCTCTACCCTCACGATTTGGGTATCACCATCCTTATTAAGCGTCAACCTTTGCGGATCCACGTTGAAGGGTGGTTCCGGTTCCGGCTCACTACCATCACCGCAAGTGCAACATACCAGCTCGATATCATACTCGGTATTGGACTTGATATCGATGACAACCTGACCGTTCTCGCTAGTCACGTTATCGAAGTCATGATCAAGTATGATATAAGGTATATCATTAGGCTGTTGATTGATATTAACAACCTTACCGTTCAAGACAAACATCTCATGATGCTGTTCGTTATCCATATTCTTAGGCATAGCTATGACAAAGCTAGCCTCATACAAATCAGTGGCTCCGGGATCCTCAGGATCGGCATACACTATATATCTGCTATCCTCTTCCGGGACTTTCATGGATAAGCCGTTCACGTTCATGGATACTATATAGGACTTGCTCACCGAGCCACCAAGGGTAAGGCAGGAAGCCTTGACCGAGGCGGAGTTGAGCTTGGCGTTGATGGTCGCCGTCCCGCCCTCCATGTCGAACATGACACTGGTAGGATCCACGCTTACCCGCTCTATACCCTTCTGGGTTATAGTAGCGAGCTTCGTAACCTTGCCTTTCTCGACCGCCACGTAAGTCTCCCTAGGCAACCTACCCATCCATCCCGGCTCTACCTTAATAGCGACCTTGTCTGGCCCGGTACCGGAAATCTTGTCGTAGGACACCCATGAGGAGCCTTGCTCGATCTTAGCAAGAATATCTTTTAAATTATTCATATCATTCCGCTTGAGTTATAGTCCATTTATCACTCTTACCTACGATAATCTCCAGAATCTGCTCGCCACCCTCAGGAGGATACTCGAAGTTAGTAGGCTTAATCTCAAACACGCTGGCGCCTCCACAACCAAGATCACAGATCATATCCGGCAACCATCCCTCCTCGAAAAAACGCTCTATAAGCTCCCTGACAGCCTCTGAAAAAGAATCAAGCTCTAACCTGTCTACGGGGAGAGATCCCTTCTTGAGGGTCTCACCACATACCCAGCCGTCGCACTCGGAGGCCAAGACCGTATCGTACACTCTCTTAGCCATAACAAGAAGTATTTAAAATATTACTATTCAATGTAGTATATACGATATTAACATCAGTGAACTCATCACCCATGCAATATTTCTTCTTAAACTTAACGGACCTGCCAGAAACGACATATCCGTCATTAGGGACAATAGTACCACAATAGGTAACGCTGAGCACGCTCAACGGCTCGTATCTTAATCTGACAGCTTGAACGCCCTTGAACGAGTCACGCTGGATGGACGCCGTGGCGCCAGATACGGCAACCAGCTTCCTTACCAGAGACTCGATTACGCTATTCATGCTATCACCGTTCCTGATATCCGCCTCAGGGAACGACTGACCGTCATATATGATCTGGGAACTATAGATACTGCACTCGTCCCCCGGTCTGTATTCCGGCTTACATGGATTACAATTATTTCTCATATCAAATCAATTTATTGATCATTCTTCTTAATTCAAGTATCTCGGCATCCCTATCCCGTATAGCCTTTATCATAGCGTTAAGGGTATCGGACATATCACAATTAGGGGACAATCCCAATGATTCCACACGTACCTTATCACCGGGGTAAATACAATCGGTACTCATGTACGTAGAGCACGGTACTTTCGTGTCGTCTACAGTAGGTCTGTATTGTTTTTTGTTGCAACCGTTCATCACCAAACCTCCTCTTCAGTTCCGCTATCCCCGCCGCTACCACCGGCGTTGACAAGCTCGTTTATAATCTTCTTCAAATCCAGAACCTCACGATGGTATAAATCTATCTGCTTATCCCTAGACGCTATAATACGCCTCAATGAGTCTATAACGACAGAAATGTCATTACCTTTCTCTATACCATCCGCCACCAACTCATCGCCTGAGTATAAGACACATTTATCATACAAGGTTATAGGACATCCATAACCAACACAAGGTTCGTCCTGACAATCCCGATCGCAAGGATCACAAGGATCGTTAGGGCATTTGTTAAGAAACCTGTCTATCTTAACGCCATGACAACACTCTTCGGGACGTTCCCTTGAATGATCATGGCAACAACCATTTGTACTACACATATTAATAATGTTATTGTTTTCAACAAAGATACAGATTTGATTTAATAACAAGATAACACACTCCATTAAACAATATAGGGAATACGACATTCGTATCCCCTATATCTGCGAATTATAACGACGAAATAAAATCAAGACTTCAATTTAAGAACAGGATTACCCCATCTTTCTTTCCATTGCCTTCCCAAATCATTTATAACACCATTGTAATCTTTTATATATCCAGCCTTAATAGCATAAGATATATTCCTTTCTATTGATACTATCATATCCAATTCTTCAAAAGAAGCTCTATTCCTTATCCCTTCCTCATGCACGCCAAACACGACGAAATTTATACCCTTGGCTATCCTTGATAACAACTCCTTTAAATTACTTTTATCACTTATAAGTGAAGATACACTACTGCACATCTCTATATAAGCATCACCAGCGGCATTTCTTGTCCCTACAACATTATCAACAAACCACATTACAACATCAGCGCAAACCTCAGGACTCATCTCCATGGCTACCACGAGAAAAAGATATGGATTCATATACCACATTTGACCATCCCCCTTACCTTTTCGACATGCTAATCCCATTTTATTTAAATCGCTAAGATTTAGAGCCTTATTTTGTAGGCTGATATTTATCCGCTTACATAAATCCCTGTTTTCCAGCCTACTAATTATCTCCCTGCATTTTTCCTGAAACCCATCATACTTAATGATATCATTAAGCTTCTTGGGAGACAGCCCCTTTTTAAGCCTATCATCAGACAAAACCTTCATGGCTAAAGTGATATTAACAAAACCATTATCACTAAGCGCCGGTATGACAACGCCCATCAATTTCCTGTCGGAAGACTTGATTTCAACCCTACTTTTCATAACTTTGAACAATATTTTAAATTAAACATAATACCTATCGGTTCGAGATGAATAGATAGGTATGCAAATATAAAATATATTCAACATACAAACAAGTGAATCACAGTATATAAACTTAATACCATTGATATATATACAAAAAAAATGGAGGAGATACACGATCCCCTCCAAGCACTAATCTATAAATTATGGAAAAACAAAAAAAGGTATTATCACCAATAACACTGATCTTCTTGATCGATATTCTCAATCCATTTCTCGCACTCAAGATTAAGGTCAGCATGTTCCTGTCCCTCTACCATCAAGACCTCACGAGCCTTGGCGTTGGCATCCTCAACCGATATCCATGACCTAAACCTGTTGGCTTTGATAGAGTAATATACTTTACCGGACCTATATCCAAACGGACATACCTTTTCAAACCAATCACCGATCATAGTATTATAGAATACAGGTGAGCAACTACCCTCGGCATTAGCCTTCTCCTGACCTTCTTTCATAAACTTCCTATAAGCTAACGTATCGGCGTCTATCTGGGATATATCGGATATGACGGCTCCGGCTGGTAATTCATATACAATACCTCCCTTGCCTGATGTGCCAGCCTCACAATCGTTCTTGTAAAACAAGCCACGAAAAGGCTGTGAGGCCCAGTCCTCGCAGCAAGCCCCGACGGAGTTGGCCTCCCCCTGCCCGATCCGTCCAAGCTCCACCCTAGCCTTATCATTGGCATCTTTCTTGGATACGTAAGAGACAAACCTACCTTCCTCTATACATACCTGCTCCTTGGATCCCTTACCGCTTACGCAATTATTCTTGATAAACTCATCGCATACCTGATCATTATACCATACAGCCGGTATTATGTCGGCATATGTATTGGCGTAGTCCTGACCGTTGGCTTTGATATCATCCTCAGCCTTACTGTCAGCTTCCTCCTGCGTATCGCCAAAATAGACGTTGGCCGGGACCCGGTAGTCAACAGAGCCGCCCACGTACCCGGCAGGCGGGTTGTTTCTGGTGAACGTCCGAACTATTTCTTTGTTACCGTATATCATTGTGATTCACTTTGTCACAAAGATAAATATTTTACCGATATGAGACACATAACCGTAAATGCAAATACGCAGTTGCCTGATTATCAATTTTTGGGCAAAAATGGAATTAATTATCCCAGTGATTAAACGACTCCGATCCGGCGAACACCCCATAGTCCCTAAACATACCTCCACATAATATGAAATCACTTTTCTTGCTACCATTTATAGACGACAATATATGTTTATAACCTTTGCCTGTTATATAGATAGTCCTAGCATATATAACCTTACCAGATTCGGTGCATATATTCTTATCACGATAATGAGCAAACCCTTTCCTTACAGCATTAGCCGTAATCTCCCAATCTCCATTAACCTTAACCCTTTTGACTATTATCTTTATCTTAACAAGAAAATCTCGTAAACATTTATCGCTTATAATTATATCATTCTGCTCAAGCTTCTTGGCTAAATCCCTTACCAGCAAATCTGACTCTCCAGACATGATAAACGACTCTGAAAATTTTATATCCTCTTTCTTCGACTCAAGAACCTTAGCCATCTCCTCGGCTTTGGCCCTCTCCTCTAACGCCAGCTTCTCGGCGGCTACCCTGCCACGATATTCCTTAGCCCAAGCCTCAGCAGCGGCGGGAGGATCATTAAAATCAGGAATCACGCATTTGCCTGTAGTGAGAAGCTCTTTAATTCTGTCCAAACACCATAACCTAAAATCAACGCTAAGCCACTGAGCGAAATCCAAAGCCAGATCCTCACACATCCATGTGCCAGGATTAACCGTACCCCTGATAATCGTAACAGGCTGAAAATCAGCATTACCATATTTTCTGGTAATGGCATTAATTAACTCATTTACAGAAGATAACGATAAATAATCATTTGGTCTCTTTTTAAACGGCTTCGCCATTTCGGTAGCATTCACATAAGTGATACCGTTCTCTGTTTTGAAAGTTATATCATTACCATTGTAGCTAAATATTGTAGATAATCCGTTTTCGTTGGATTTAGACGCCAAAATCCTACTACTATTATTCATAGAATCATTGAAAATAATTATATTTGCACTCATAATAAATAACCTATGTCCATTACATCGTGAGATATGATGGACATACAAAAATAGCCAATCGAATCGTCTATGACAAATCAATTGGCTATTTTTTATATCTAACACATAAAGATATTTTACAACTTACAAGAGTATCTATCTAACCTACTTATTTAGAAGACTCCTTACAAATTGGATACTTGATTTACAGTAGCTTAACATCTAGCAATCCTCATAAATCAATATCTATACATATGATTATCACCATCGTCCATTTTTGGACTATGGCTCGTTACTCACGACAAATCTTATCCTCCAAAGCATAAAGAACTTTCGCTACGGTCTTATCGCCACTTACCTTCACGCAAGACTCACCAAGATCCCGGACATCTATAGCCTCCCTAATACGGGTAAGCTCGTCATATATCTCCTCTATCACATCAGAGATCATAACACACTCATCAGAGTCCTTATGCTTTGACCACTCTGGTAGATCACCCTCATAAGGTACGCAAGTGGACGGGGTTATATGTGAACAACTGTATTTTCTCATGCCAGCAACTTATTAACACGTTCCTTTAACGATCTCACCTCATCCGGGCATAACCCGCAATCATTATCACATAATGACCTTTGCAGACGAATTATCTTACCCCAATAGGATATATCGGGCTTGTCCCCGATCCTATACCTATGGTATCTCATGTATCTACCCCATTGACAAGACAGCCATTCGTCTACGACCTTACATAGATCTATTCTATCAAGGTTTGATATGCTCTGCGCGCCCATCGAGAATCTCCTTTCTCATTTCCTGTACCTCCTCGTCAGGCGGGCATCCATATGGCAGGTTCTTGATCCATTCACGGATCTTTTTCTGCATATTAAGATAAGATACGCCAACGCCATCACCCTTGGTACGAACTTGCTTATATATACTAACCACGTCACGCTCCATGGTCTGCAACGGATCTTGCATAACCATACAACCAGCGGTACTTCTAGAAGCGTACTCCATATCGCTAACAACGGTAGAAGAAGAATGATTCATCATGCTTCTCTCAATCCTTTCTCTCTCGGCCCTTAACGCCTTTTCCTTACAAGTATTACAACCCATAATTATATCTTTAAAATTCAACAATCCACGCAATTAGTAGCCATCTCAAGAAGCTCTCCAACACGATCAATGATCTCATGAGCCGCCTCTATATTATCCAACCTGACGTTAGCTTCCGCTACAGTCATAAGCGCCTCCATCTCCTGTATCTTGCCTATAAGATCCTTATCCTTATCCTCACACAAGATATCGGTCTTGATCCATAGCCGGTCGAGACGTCTGCGTATAAGATCCGTCTTAAGATACTTGCGACTGAAGTTGTAAGTAGAAGGGCTACCTATGATCTTAATATCATATATACCGTCTGGAAGATCAAGATACTTGACATTACAATCATCGTAATTAAAACAATTGAGACCCAGTGTTAGGCTGGTAAAGGTATTGACCTGATTCTTGCCAAGAAACAACGTAACGGGGTCGGACATACCCGGCGTAGTGATCTCGATGATCGCCTTCCTATCCTCCAGCAGCCCCCACTCGGACTCATCCAATACCTGCAACACCTTGGGATCACGTGTCTCTAGCACCTGAAACGATAGCCTAATATCATTCATATTAACCTTCTTATCGTACCGGCACAAGCTATCGTCATAACGGGCTTGCATATCAAGATCCGGGATATCGGTATAATATGTCTTGACCTCATGCCCGTTGATAAATACCGATGTTATCTGGCAAACATGAGACCTAGCGACATCAAAAAACACCATCCTTACATTACCCTCATAATCAACGCCAGATGTCGGGTATGTCAATATCTGGGTATTATACTCACCATCGTTACGTCTAGCCACGACAGTAATAACGATAGGTTTCTCTATATCGTAATCATCCATGATAATTCTAGCGGCGAACTTATCATGAATTATCTTCGGTATGATATTTATCTGGTTCATATTAATATCTTTTTCACAAAGATACTAATTTGAACAATATAACAAATGAAGCTACAAGATAAGAGCTGCAAGTAGATCTTCCTCACTAAGAAGAATACCTCCATTAATAGCCATAAACATGGCTAGATAAAGATAAAGAGACTTAAGATCATAGGTGAGCATCCTACTTCTAAGAGCCACGATAAACCTATTAAGGTCGGTATTATCTCCAGCTACCGACATATAACTTTTAAAAAGAAAAGTACTGTATATAGGATCGGATATAGATAAACCAACATTATTATAAGATATATCACATACCTCTACCCACAATCTAATAGACTTAATAATCAAATCCTTTATAATTGACTTATTTAGCATACATCCAAATCTTACCAAAGCCACGATGTCACCCCACTTCTGACCAGAAACATCCCTTACGACATACATGGATCCGTTTAACGGGTCTTTCACAATAGATGATAAAACATTATTACATCCAATAGAATCGGATAACTCTTGAATGTTAAACATATCGTTATCATGATTAAAGATAACAGATATATCGCCACCTCTTACGACGCTTAAATTATCCATCACGAATCCTCCATAAAAGAACAAACATCAAAACAATCATCAAAAGAGCAGAAATCAGGAACATATCCCTTCTTCCCGTTCTCTATATCAGAAGCAGCCCTATCAGCAAAAGCCCTTAACTCCAATAAGCTTACACTTAAAAACTCTAATGCCGATTTCAGATACTTATACAAGGATGAGGTCTTCATTTCTTTAAATCCCTCATGATCCAGGCGTTTGTTGAATTTACTGAAAAGAGTCTTATCATTTCTCCCATCAGCCCTGTTGCCATTATTCTTAAGCTTACCGTTTGACTTAACAATATTCCTTATACTATTGATTGATTTCGTACCAATAATATTCACCATAATCATAACCTTATGATCAACAGCCGCCTTTCTAGCCTTGTTAGCTCTCTCCTTAGAACTTACTGGAGAAATATCTTCACCACCTCCAATATATCTAAATTTAGCCTTGCTTACGAAACATGATGGATATATCTTACGCATATTCCATTTGTAATTATAATCACCAATGGATCTCATGATTGACAACTCGTTGTCAATAACTAATGATACCATGCTGTAAGCCTTCTCAAAACACTTAAACGAACCAACATGCTCATAAATAAACCGATATGTCATACCCAGCTTAAAATCATTATCCGATATCCTGTTAAACGCAATAGCCCTATCAAAGTTGATGATAATAGCCATGATAATCTTAAGCCTAAAATAAGGAGGTATATAGATGTTGTTAGGATCAATATCCCTTGGATTAGCCGTGGTATAATCAGCACCGGCGAAAGTATCTCTACGCTTCTTGAAATTACGTGGATATATAGGCTGACCTTTAGACAGCTTAATACAAGAGCGTCCCTCAACTATCTGCTTCTTCTCAGCCTCAGTATATACAGGAAATTCTTTTATCATAGAAGAACATTTCCTCATGTAATTCAAGTCAAACTTCATATCACCATTATCTTAACCACTTCAAATATACGAAAAAGATATGATTCTTGGAAGTAAAAACGTGGCTAATTTTACTACATATCAATGATATTATATCAATAATACGATAAGTACCTGAAACACAGTTGTTCATTTTGTGACATGTGTATTAAGAAGCTTCGCTACCCTCTCTAGGAAAATCCATTATAAACTATTCTTACCTTTAATAACCACCTATTGTTAATTAATAACTTGACTAATGAATTGATATTAGCTAACGCATTTTATTATTCAAAGTAGATAACTAAAAATCATTAACTTAAAAACCAGTAGTATGTATGTAAATAAAGATCTCAATAATACCACCAAAAATGCTTTATGTTTAAATTATCTGCATACTTATCACATCTTCTTGTTCGATCTTATTCGCATAATTACTACCTATGTTAAATGTTAATGAATTTATATACTTACTTCTTTTCTGCGCTAAAGCGTGAAGTGCCAAAGGGAATCGGCAGGGTGGATCGTGAGTCGCTCCGCTCCTGGCCGGCCATGGAAGGCAACCACCAGCCCCACGCCATGACGCCGCCACCTTGTTCATTGGCTTCCAACAAGAGTCACCTAAAAACAATACTTGTCTATACAATTATCTCTACGGTTCCAGAAGTTAAATAAGAACTATTTGGCTTTAAGGAAAATTGTTAGTTAAAAAGATGGTCGATTAAGTCATCTGGTCAAATAAAATCCTTATATTCGCGATACGGTCGGTTGGATGAGTTGGTTTAGTCGGTGGTCTGCAAAACCATATACCTCGGTTCGAATCCGGGACTGACCTCTATGCTATTTGCATATCCTTTAAAAACTAATTAGATAAGGAACGGTGAGAGATCATAGTTCCTTTTTTTATAATATATAATTACAAAATCTTTATCTTCTTCAATATATACACCAATACCAACAATATCATCAAGATACCAGCTACTATCCACACTATAGGCCATCTTGATTCCTTCTTATCATCTACGTCCTTATGTTCGATGTCTGTCTTCTTGTCAATATCCTTAACACCGGTAATCGTCTTATCAATGCCAAGGGAATCGACCGTCACCGTGCTATCCCGCCGGCCGATGACGATATGAGCGTCCGTCTGGGAGGACACGGGTCGCTCCCCAGTGGATGGATCCACCTCCTTCGTAGTATCGAATTTCCTCTCAGTTATGACAATATCAGCATTAATATCAGATGTCCTGATCTCTACGATCTTCCGGTCCATGACCTCATCTATCATCGTCTCTATCCTGCTTATCAAACGATTATCTATAGACGTGTCGCTAACCTGCCTCCTGCTTCCACAAGAGGACAGGAATAGCGACAGACCTAAACAAAAAACAGCCTTAAGACTTATCCTTAACCTTATCATCAGCAATCTTCTTTATATCGTCAAACATCTCGTCAGGTATGTTTTTAGAGAAGCCAAACATCTTGAATACGTTTATCCTCTTGAATACGGCCTTGAACACCTTCACCAAATAAGCGTCAGCGAAAGCATCCCCTATCGTATTCAGGAAAAGCATCACATATCCAACAAGGGCTATATACACCCCATATTTGGTAACGGTAAGTATCATGCTAGCCTCCTCCTCGATCGGGTATAACGTCTTATATATAACACATAATGTCATTACTATAAAACAAGACAAAGCGAACTCCTTAAGAATATCAGTAAACCTGACCTCCCTAAACCATCTCTTGAAACTAAACCTCCTCCTACGGCTTCTACGGAGCTTCCAGCCCCTTACGCTTTGCGCTAACCTAGCCAAAAAATTCGCTATTAATACTATAAGTAATACAGTCAATAAATGATGAACTGGCTGGAAGTAAGCCCAACAAGAAGCACCATACGCAAGCGCTATATTCCATAAAGCCCCCACTCGCTCTATCATGTCTTTGTCTTTCATTTTATACCATATACGCAAAGTTAACCACTATACCGTTAAGTACCTAAAACACCACGGCGTGTATACCGTTCCTCGTATCAAGGCTGTCAAAATGCAACCAACCCACCTTCCCTTCAAGCCGGAAAGGATATGGTAACATATCTTGATGATCCAAAATCAAACCTCTGGCCTGTTCCGCCGTCATTGACTTGACATCGAAATCCCCAGCCTTACCCAACACATGAGCGGATAGATAAACATCTTTCTTATCCTTAACTATCTGGCAGATGTTGCATCTAAGACCACGTTGGGAAAACTGCCCCTGCTTGTCCCAATTATTACAATACATAGGCTGTTTGATTATATCCCTCCGTAATATAAGAAGATTATGGAGAAACGCTGTATCAAGAAACTGCCACGATCTGTCCTTCCACTTATTATATGTATGAGGACATACCAATTCCACTATATCAAAATACGAACCTAATTCTTTTATAATATCATTCCTATCCATATCATCCATTTTTAAAATAATGTAAAATAACAATACCACGATAACCTGATCCTCCTCGACCGCTCGTAGCCCCACTATTAGAAGCTTTAGAGGCTCCTCCTCCACCACCTCCATAATAAGTGGCATTACCTCCATTTTTGCCATTAATAATAACACCCTCAGTATCCTCAACTCCAGCCCCATCACCTCCTCCGTGATTACCACCTTTACCTCCGGATAAAAAGCCTGTATCCCATCCTCTTGTATAAGCTCCCGATCCACCACCAGCGCCCATAGGATAAGGATATCGGTCAGGATATTTGTTGTTAAAAACATATGATCCATCTTGCCCTGGATTTCCCGGGGAAGGATCATGACCATCCCCTTTAACTCCATATCCGCCTCTTCCACCGTTACCGGCAATAGCCTGATATATACCGAATATACTATCACCACCTATATCTCCGACAACCACCCTATATGTAACACCTGGATTTACGGATATAGTCCCAGTCAGTACACCACCTCCGTTACCGCCACTCCCGGCATTATATATATCGGAATATTCTCCATTAAGACCTCCGGCGACCAACGCGAACTCAACCTCATAGACCCCATCAGGAACCGCCCAATATCCATTATCCTGAGGAGATAGCTCCTCGAATACCTCTATTATCTTCCTTTTGGGTAACATCCTTCTTCTCGTCATAAAGCAAATAGGATTTTACCCCCCCCAATTTAATTTTAAAATATTGATATTCATAATATTATTCTGGTTTAATCGTCCATCTCTGGGCGTAGTTATTTTTTAGCACATATATCTTCTCCATAGGTGTAGCGGGAGACCCGTTGGACGAGCCTTTCACGAATCCCTCTGGGGCCTGCTCCGTGCCGGAAGGACGCTGGTTTTCGGTTGGATAAGTAGCACTATACATGCTTACCGAAAGACTATAGAACTGGTTCCTCTTCCCATCCTTAGCCACGGATGTCATAGTAATCTGATCCCATCCTACAACAAGGTCGTAGAAAGAGTTCACGAAATCATCTGATCTTTTTTGGCTATGAGTGGATGCATTCACGTTAAACCATGTAATAGCCCTCATCTCATAAATATAATCCGGAAGCTTATCCATTCTAAGACTATTGCTATGAGCTGCAATGAAACTAGTAAGATGTTCCAATCCCCTTCCAAACATATTATCATCATTCCATCCTGTCCTTCTCTCAGAAGCCATCCAGTCTTCAAGAAAACCAAAAGTGGTGATTATAGGATTTATTTTATCAACCTCAAATGATGGAATAGTATTAAGGTCAAAATAATTCCACATATCAGAAGGGCCAGGACATATTTTCAACGAAGTTAATTTAGGAAGATCATTAAACTCCTTTATATACCTATCCAAATAACATGAAAACAATTCAAGGGTTTGAAGATTTTTCATATTCTTTATATTCCTTATCCCGCTAGATTCTATATCCCTAAGATCAAGCATATTAAACATATTTAAATAATATACCTCTGTCTTACTGGTTATAGCCTCAGGAATTACGGTCATTCTTTGCCCTATACTTTGAAGATCGATATAAATTAACTTTTTGGATCTTGACAACTTGTCTACAGGTATACCGTCATTAACATACAGCGTATGGGATACGACCAAAAACTCAAGTTCTGGCATATCCACAATCGGGAAAGCCGTCATCTTACAAATTTGGATATTGGCATAATAAATATCACAAGTAAAATCTATCGATACAGCCCGTTGCACGTCCCTCCTCCCATCAGCGTAAGCATGATTATCCACAGGTACGTATTGCGATCCATCCTCCTTCCTGAACCACCACGTAGTATTGGGATTTTTCCTGTGTTGTATTGCCAAAGAACGGAATATAATACAATAATCATCCCGCCCTTGAACCTTGGTCATAGGAAACTGCTCCTTTATTCCATCCCCCCAATCCACATTAGCCATACCGGACTTTCTGGATCTAAACTCGACAAACGTATTATAAGGATTACCAACGACAGGATCAGGTACATAATTATAATCATCGGTATAATAATTTCTAAGTGCCCTATCCCATGTGGTGAACCACACGAACTTGTTGGATGATGCCTCGTATTTATATAATGTCTTAGCCATTACCTATCTTGTTAAAATATTCTACAATAACATTCCTGTCCAATCCCATAGAATCACATAAATACTCCCCTTCTGGTTGACCCCCAAACGATAATACCTTATCCGTATCATGAGCTAAAACATCTCCATTGCCTACAAAGGTACGCCCATCGTCAAATACAATAAGCTTATATGGCTTATACGACCTCGTGTCAATATCAGAAGATCGTATTGACCTTAACACCGAAGCCTCTGGCGCCATACTAAACCTCCATCCATAATTATTCATAAGCACATAAACCATCTCCATAGGAGTAGACGGAGAGCCATTAGACTGACCCTTTATAAAACCAGAAGGTGCCTGTAATACGCCACTAGGCCTTTTATCAGAAGGGGTGGAAGCCAAATACATACTTAAATACAATCCATAAAACTGATTTCTTTTGCCATCGGAAGCAGAGGAAGACATAGTGAGATAATCGAATCCCATCACCTTCTCATATAATGTCGATATAAACGTATCACATCGCTCTTGGGTTAACAAGTTGAGATACATATAAAAGCTATTCATAGACCTCATCTCATATATATAGTCAGGGAGATTACTTACATCTATTTTACTATGACTATATGAAGCGTTGAGACTATTGATGTTTTCCAGTCCCTTACCGCTCATATACGGATGCCAACTCACGACAGACCCATACCATCTGTTTATATGATCGAAGGTCCTTAAGCTAGGATTTATCTTATCCACCTCATCCATAGCCGGGCATGTATTAGGGTCAAACGATGGCATAGCCACTCCCGGGGATATATATAATTCTCTTAGCTTGCTAAAAGACAGCCATTCCTTAGGATACACCCTCACTCTTCCGCCGGACAATGACAATATCTCCAAATTAGGCCACATGGAAGAAAATTTCCTTATATTGGAAGCTTCGGTATCGCTAAAATCTATAGACATGTCAAAAATCAAGTTCTTCAATTTAGTTAATCTATTCCAATCTTCCGGTATGGATGTCAATGTCCCCACGCCAAATTCTCTTAAACTTATACGCTCTATATTTACCGATCTCTTTATCCTATCCTTTGGGATATCTGTTATGGTACGATTACCAGGGATACTTATAATCAGATTGACAAGGCTAGGCATATCAAGTATAGGGAATCCTGTCATCATTATCCTTGCTGTTTGTACAAATGTAATATCATTCGTAAAAGTCATGGCCACGACCCGCTCTTTATCCAGTCCATCAGCATAAGCATGATTAGGCACAGGGATATACTCACCCCCGTCATCCTTATAAAACCACCATGGATGACTATCTGGATTCTTCTTGTAGCTTATATCCCTCCTCCTGAATATTAACCTATATTGCCCATATATAGATTCACCTCTGGCCTTCACGAAAGGGAACTGATCTTTATTCCCGTCCCCCCAATCAACCTCGCACATACCAGGAGTCTTGGAATAAAATTCTATATGCTCATTATAATTATTACCATCCAATATAGGATCTGGGACATCATCAGTAGTATCGTTCCTACCAACACCTCTAAAAGCATACTTACCCTTAGTAAAAAAAGTTATAGATCCCTTACTGGAATCCTTGCACATTAATTTCATACCTCTCCCTCCTCTATTCTCCTGAAATACTCGACAACCGGTGAACTGTCCAATCCCAGATCGTTACAGATATCTATAGCCTCGTATTTGTCAGCGAAATTATACTTACTCATATTATCATCCAACACATCTCCGCTGAACACGGATACATGGCCGTCCTTTACGCCAAGGACGAACGGGGTAATCCTAGCCTTCCCAGCCCGCCTTGCCCTCGTAAGGGCGGCCTTAGAAGCTGGGGCAGGGGCCAAGACCCATGTCTGCCCGTAGTTATTGGTAAGCACATACACCTTCTCCATAGGCGTCGTAGGATTACCGTTGCTAACCCCCTTGACAAACCCCTCAGGGGCTTGATAAACGCCAGATGGTCTCTTGTTGGTAGAAGCTGCGGAAGTATATAAATCTAAGGTAAGTTTATAAAACTGATTCCTATTACCGTCAGAAGCCGTCTGCGACATCGTTATATAACTCCACGACATTATCTTATCATAAAATGTATTTACGAATGTATCAGCCCTCTCCTGCGTATTTATAAATCTACCATCATACAAAGTCCATACCCTAAATTCCCTTACCTCATACAACCAATCCGGAAGATCATCTACCGGTACCGTGCCTGAATTACAATACGTGCCCTGAATCTTATTCAACTTACCTCCTACCAGATCTTGTTTCCATGAGCTACCACCACTCATAAAGGCAACGCCTGTCTTATCATCTCCAACCTTATCCACCTCATCAAATACAGGTATGTTATTCCTATCGCTTATAATGCTTATACCTTTTGCCGGAATAGAATTAAAAGCCGGATCATAAGAAGGAATGTTACACCAGTTGAAGTTAAACTTTGTAAGATTCTTCCATTCCGAGAATCTTCTCCAATTAGAATCAGGATTATCAGCGAAATTAAAAACACTGTTACATCCGAAATACCTCAGATTTTTCATATTTAAAAAACCTTCCGGCCAATTGTCCCAAACACCAGGATGAGAAAAAGACCCCATCTGTATATTACGAAGATTAACGCTCTTACTTATCCTGTCATATGGGATATCACCATTTTTAAGAACGGATCTGACCATAGCCAAATAAGTTATATCAGGTAGATTAACTACAGGAAACTCATGGAGGACAATACCATCCATATTGAACTCCCCATCGATTACGTTAGAGAACCTCATCGTAACCTCCCTACGCCTGATATCGCTATACTTATGTGGAGGAACCGGTATATACTGAGATCCATCCTCCTTCCTATACCACCATGTAGTATCGTCAGGATTCTTTTTGTACTCAATATCTAAAGACCTGAATACTATCCTATAACTACCGTCAGATATCTTGACCAAAGGGTATTGATCCTTTGTCCCATCACCCCAATCGACGTCCACGAATCCTGGATTGTTTGCCGAGAACCTGAGATTACGATTAAAATTACCTAAATCTACTATCGGATCAGGCACATAATCAGCATTCCTCCCATTATAACAAGGGAACCTGTCCTCATTAACGTAAAACGTCACCGAGGACAAGACCGTATCATATCCTACCAAAAATCCCATATCAGCTAATTGATGTTATATCATAAGACACCCATTCCTTGTATCCATTAACCATCTCATATACCTTGTTGATGGTCTTACATACGACAGCGAATCCGATATCCACATTAGGAAACTTCTCGTTAAGCTCATCTATCGTAAGCTCCTTGGTTATGCTCTCATCCCACTTACGCATCTCCTTTACCTCCATGAGGATCGGGTTACCGGTTATGCCTACACTCATGACCCACTCACCCTCACGATTGGCATCCGCCAGATCAGGGAAGATAGTAACGCCAAACAACTCCGTGAGCACGAACTCATCACCGTTCCGGGTAAACGACACCGCCGCTCCGGGGGTCAAGACTACCTCGTTCACCGCCAGCATACTCACCAGCTTCTTGGCTCCCCCTGATACGGTACCATTCAACACGACAGTCACGTTACCCGTAGCACTATTAACGAACTTGATATCATTCTTCTCGCTATTTATAGCCTGTAACCTAGACCCAGATACGATATTCACGATCTCATAGTTCTTGTCATAAGTGCTTTGCAACGTAACATTACCATATCTTGTATCAATCAACGTAATCCACTTAGCCTTACCACCTACTATCTCAACAAGCTTATAAAACACGTCATTGCCGTCAGCGTCAACCCATCTAGCTATAGCTCCAGGAGCGAAATTAGTCACCTCCCGATCTTGGGTATAACTTATAGTGCTTTCCGTAGGCTTGTTAGCTAAAGTAACATAAAGACATTGCTGTACGTCAGCCTCTATCTTAACTATACCAGCTCCATCGTAATAATAATCAGGCACGTTTTTCTCTCGTATCAACAGGATGATACCTTCCTTAAGCTTATCGGCGTTAGTTGGATCATCCACGAAAGACTTCATCTGGATATAAGTATCGAAGATAATAGACGTACTCTTATCCTCTATCTTCTGATTGATATCATTGACAATATTATTAATCTCGTCTTTCGTATAATAAGGAGATAAATCAACCTTCGGGCCTTCCTGTTCTAAAGCCTGAGTTCCATCCCACCAATAATCAGGTACCTCCTGCTCCCTGATCCAGAAGCTGTCCCCCACACGGAGCTTAGCCGTGTTCTCCGAAACCGCCAGCCACTCATTCATGGCATCGACCGTATCAAAGATATACGCCGCGTTCTTGCCCTCAGCTATACGTCTTACGACAGCCAACTCGCTCTCGACATCGCTAAGTCTTTCCTTTATATTATTGATTTCTCGCTCTAACTTATCATAATTATCCTCCTGATCTATAGCGTCACCGATGGACATATAAACCTCGTTAGTGAGCTTATTGTAGGTAACACGAGCCACCTTCTCGTAGGATGTCTTATACGTAGATGAACCCTTACTAGTATGACAAACAAAATCATACGTATTTTGATACACCACAGATCCACCGGTATTGATGAAATTATATCCATCTTGGCTCATCGTACCTCCCTTGTAACCCACAAGCTCAAAAGAACATTTACCCGTACCTTTAGATCCAAACCATGTAGCGTAGGCCATGAAATACGTCTCTTCAGGTAGGATATCATAATATTTAGCCCTTAAATCCTTCACCGACATCCAAACACATTCCTTACCAGAACCGGTATTATCACCACCCCATTTAAGAACTTCTCTAACAGAGCTATCTCCATTTCCGGGGCCAGACCAACCTACAGCAAGATTATCTATGGTGGGAACATTAGAATTAAGGGCTTCCGTCATCGTGTCCAAGTCCCTTCCGGAACTTGATTCCCATAAATATCTGAACGTCACAAAATCAACATCCCCGATCTTAATGCCTCCAGTATTACTAGGATATGTTTTTGTGACTAACTCATAATACCATTTACCATCACGGAAAGTAGCCCTTATCCTCTCTACTTGCTTGGGGGATATAGAGACATATGATCCGCCAACGGAAACGTTATCGCCATCAACCGCACGGGAAGTCCCATCCTTTGGATCCTCAGGGTCCACGGGGGTGTAGATCGTAGCCTGCTTATCTCCGGCATTGATAACAACTATATAATAGCTGTCCCCATCAAGACCCTCATCATGAGCCATGGTTACAAAGCCCTGCTCGCTATCCGGCCTCCATTCAACGACAACCATATGCTTATCCATAGGTATACCGGAAACGCTGTTAACGTAATTGGTTGACGACATGAAAATGGCATGATCATCATAAGCCTCATCAACACGTTGATGCTTAGTAGCCAATCCGTCAAGACGTGATATCTCAATGGGGTCAGTAACCTCGACCCCATTATAATCATACCACTTATATCTGATCATCGTATTCTCACGACGATATTTCCTTTTCCTTATGACCTCACCGCCGGCTAGGGCGTCAATCATATAATAATCATTACATACCTTAACCATGACCTTGATATTAACAGGTTTGACATAAACAAGCCACGATAGTAGCGCCATCGGGGATGGAGGTCAGCGTAGTCCCTACCGGGTAGGTCGGGGAGGATGACTCCATCACCATCAACGACATCCGCTCTACGACCATATTGTTATCAATCAACCGGCTCCCCTCCACATAGAACCGGCCATCGGCCACCTCATAGCACTCTCGCACCGGAACCATATGTCTTTGGCTCTTATCCGCGTAATCGCAGATCGTCACCTTAGCCCCATCCGGTATAGACGTAAGCTCATCACCTACATTATAATCAGGATGATCAGAGTACACGACATACAATATAGACTTAATATCCTGCAATGCCGGATTGACTGTCCTGAATCCCTTCAAATGTATCTTATGACCACCGATCTCATAACAATCATCCACGTCCATGATATTAAGATCACAACTGATAACCGTCCAGCCGTTAATAATCGTCTGCGTAGGGGTAGTATTGATAGGATGATCGGGGTCGGTAGACTCAACGATCTTATAGTCGAAAGTCTTTACATCCAGATTTCCGTTCAACGACTCCTGTCTCCTGATCTTCACCGTACCCTTTCCGGTATCATAACAATTCTCCGTGGTATCGATAAGTCGATCCATATAATCCGGCTCCTCGCACTCGATACGGGCGAAATTAGATGGCAAAGAGGTATATTGAGTACCAACATGGATATCATTGTCTGTAGAACTCAATACATGATGATTATACGACCTAACATGATTTAAAGGGTTGATAACGTAAGTGGATTTAATCCTTACCGATCCTCCCTGTGTCGAGTAACATTCTACCGCATTTCTGGTAATACGATCATCCAACCTTTCTAGAGCACACCTTTCACGGATAAAATCCGCAGGGATATTATTTATCCTATTTCCTAGCCCATACCTATTATCAGACGAGTCCACAATCTCCCAGAACTGGTTTCTTTTCCCAAGATCACCGTCATAAGACACCACATGTCTCATGCGTACGCTTCCGGCTGATGTCTTGTAACACTCCTCGATATCAATAGGCATCCTATCTTCCATATCCGTGAAATCACAAGACACCAAAGAGAATCCGTCCGGGAGGGTAGCCAGTTCGGCCCCCGGAACGAAGCCGGCGTCATCCGATTCAAGCACCTCGAAGCGGACGTATCTTGCCTTTATCTTGGAGTCATAAGAAACCAACCTACGAAGCTTGACATTGCCATTGCCTCCGTCATAACACTCGACATAAGACCTGATGTCACGCTCCTCCATATCGTCGAAATCACAGACAGTCCTTACCCACGTATCTGGCAAGGAACTGAAGCTGGCGCCCTCAGGTTGTGACGGGTCGGTAGTCTCCAGGACTTTATAGTTCTTATCCCTAACTCCTATATTCCCGTCCCATGACGTGAGAACCTCCAGCTTCACCTTACCGGCCGGTGTCTTATAACATTCTACAGTTACCTCAATATCCCGGTCCTCCATATCCGTGAAGTCACAAACGACCTCAACCCAGTCATCGCTTATGCTGGTGATAAACTTACCTACCGGATTCTCAGGATCGGTACTTTGCTTGACGCGATACCATTCCTTTCTGGTACCCATCTCGTAATCAAATATCTTATATCCCTCTATCTGCACCCTTCCGGTTCCGGTATCAAAGCATTTAAGCACCGGTATTATCTCCCTTTGGGTCATGTCCGGGAAATCACATACTATACGACTCCATGTATCGGGTATCTTATCATACTCCGTACCGATAGGATTGCTATCATCAGTCGTATTCACCACCTCATAATGGGATACCTCCGGGTTCAGGCGGGGGTCTACTGACTCAACGCCCTCGATCTGGACCTTGCCCCCTTCCGTGGCGTAACATTTACTTACGAATATCAACTCCCGATCGGTCATCTCCGCTATGCTACAATCTATAGCTACCCACTCGGCAGGAATCTTATCCAATTCCGTACCAATAGGCGTATCAACATCTGAAGAGTTGATGATAAATATCTTCTCGGCCAATATCTCACCCTTATTATTCATATAGGTATGGATACGAGCCTCTACCTGACCTCCCGGAGTACGATAACATTGGTTGACGATCGACACACGGGCGTCCTTGATGTTAATGAACTGATAGTCCTTTTTAGGAACCTCGCTTACAAGTCTCTTTACTCCTTTATCATCGAAGTACACGTAACACCCGTCATTCCTCATCATGACCGGATACGTCTTTCCGTCTATGACAACACCTGAGAAGTCATCTGGCGGAACGGAGAAACCCATGCTTCCGAATATAGAAGCCAGTCTCTTTAAATACTCATTTATCGCAGACATAATATCATATTTTAATTCTACTGCCTCAAAGATAACAAAAAAAGGAAGAGAATTGAATCTCTCCCCTTTAGGAAATATATGAACGCAAAAAAGGTTCTTTATTTCGGCTCAGTTACGATGGCCGGGCCAAGACCAGCGGCCGCCCCGATCATATTGATCATCTCCTGAACACCCTCATGAGCACCGTATCGTACACGTAAGATCAGGTTAACCGGATCGTCAGCGAGATACTTGCCGAATCCTTGAGAGTATCTATGAGGATTAATCGTGATCTGGAAGTCCACGTATTGGGCTGTTTGTTCAACACGGCTGTATTCGTTCATGAATGTCCGTCCCATGAAATCCTGATGTTTCGGGAAACCGTTGAAATGAGCATAGCCCTTCAACTCGTCATCCATCATATTACCGCCGACATGAGTACGTGGTGCTTTGCTGGACAGTCTCTCGAAATGAAGTTGATCCCACCAGATAGGAGACCCCTCGTCAAGAGAATCAGGATAACCGCCGCTAGCGCCAACGATCTCAACACTATCCTCTACATAAGTCATTTTATCCATCAAGCACTCTGATGGAGATAACAACATTTCCTTGCCACGGAAACGGATACCGCACTTGCAGTTAGTGCCAAGTTCCTGAGCCGACTCCAATTTCTTCCACATACGGTTGCGGTAAGACGCCGGAGCCTCGCTGGTGAAGAATCCCTCGAACACCTTGTCGCACTCATCACACAACATGTTAGTATATACCGTTGTCTGGAAGCTATGCTGGCAAGCCGCAGGAGTACCGTAGTCAGTGATCTCCAGTTCCGGGAAAGCCTGTTTGATTTCCTCCAACGCGCTGTTTCCGCACTCATCATCCGGGATCGTGATATAATACTTCTCGGTGGATACCTTGCAAGAACCACAAGCTGACCAAGAAGCGGTACGAACCGTAGGATTCTCACACATATCGAATGTCTTAGCCACATAGTAGATAATAGCCGTAGGATTGGCCTCCACGAAAGTAGAGATCTCCTCATCCGTCAATTTCTTGGAAGTAGCGGCAATATACAAACCTGATCCCTTGATCTGACTCATCTTATTAACCGTATCGGCTACAACGTTAGGCAATGACTCCACCGTAGTAGACATATCGACACCATCATCCTCCAAGGAGATAGAATACAGATAACCACCCTTAACCTCGGTATAGTTAGGAGGACAATCCGTACATCCTTTCATGATAGAGATAAGACGTTGAGTATAATCAGCCGGTTTAGCGCCTTTCTTCATCACCTTATAACGTGACATGCTACCCTCGATAGTCTCACGTACGATCTTCAATCCTGGATATTGAGCGCGAACCTCAGCCAACGCAAGATCATCACCAGTATCGCATACCTCCATACAATAGAAGTTCACGTCCTCCGTCTCAGGCTCAGTAGCCTCATTAGTGCATCTTGTAACCGGAATGATATCAATATAATCGGATAATTTACCACCACCGGCAATAGGTTGGTTCTTCATCCGCTCGATACACTTCAATACGGCGGGTAACAAATCAACCTCCTCGCAAGGATTACATTCCTCGCATTGATTAGGGGTATTGTCGCAATCATCCAAGAGGATAGCGTCAAAGATCTCAACACGACCTTCCTCGTAGCCAAGAAGCTCGAAAGCCCTGCCGGCGAGAATCAAGCGGATAACGATACGGTCGCCCTTGGAAACGGAGAAAGCCGTGTCGTCAGAGACACCATTGTATCCTAAGATAACGTCATCGACATAAGCGTGATCCTTCTTCGGCCAAGAAGCGTAAATCTCAGTGATCTCATTCAACGAGAACAAAGGCGTGGAAAAATCCTTGTCATATATAGAACGGGAAGCCGCTTGTTCATTACGACCGATACGGATCTCATAACGCTTGTCATTACGAGGCTTACCGGTAAAATCAATCACGGCCTTACAACCGTTCTCGGAAGTCTCCTTAGTATCATAAATACCAAGCTGACCTTCCTTCAAGAAGATGGAATCAACATCCACCATCTTAGCGTGCGGGGGTACGAAAAGTACCCGGTCTTGCGGTCTGTGCAACATATTATCAACTTTTTAGTTCAAAAATCATTTACCTAACGCAAACATAATCATAAACAACATCACCGCAATAAAATAAGGTCGTGAGTATACGACATAATATGATGTTTACATTTTATGTAAAACAAAAAGCCTACCCGTTTCCGAGTAGGCTTAATGATCAAACTAACGGTGTTTATTTAAAGGAAGCCACATTATCCTTATCAAACCGATACCTCTGCAACTCATTCTCGTTAAGGTTGAATTGCTTGGCGACCATATCCAAAATCTCCTCCACCAAAGGATCTGGCAGCTCAGGGTCGATGTCCGTGGACCGCTCACCGGCGGCGTTGATGTACCCGGCCAGATCCACCCGTACCGGATTCCGGTAGTAGGTCATCCTGACCTCGTCTGTACGAAAGCCGTCCTCATACACCACAACCTTCCCGTCACCTATGGTGTAGAACGTTTCCCGATAGTCAAAAGAAGGCCTATTGTTATCATCTCCAAGAAGCTCATGAACATTCTCGTTCTTAGCCTCCCATATGACAAAATCTCCAACCTCACATCCTTTATAAGAAAACGATCCTTTTATATTTGAGAACCATAAATAATCATCAGGAAGACCGAATGATGTCGATTCAGGATCATCAATATGATTGACCTCCTTAAGCGATTTCCAGTATACCAGAAGAGTTTGTATAGATCGGATGGTCTCATCATCCTTCCTATTAAGATAGTATCTTATCAACCTGTCCTGAGCCTCGTTGAACAAAAGCACGAACCTCCCGGGATCAAGCTTAATCCCGCCATTGGCGAGATTCTGCTCGTTCTTCTGCAAAGACCTTAGATACGCTTCTTGGATCGTCATCGTTATTCCTCCGTATTAACCTTATCACCTTCATCTACGTCTTCCTTCTTCTTGACATCCTTAACCTTCTTGGTCTTATCGTCTATATTAGAAATAGACATAAGTTCCTCGTACTCATCCAAGACATTAGCCTTTACACTGATAAGATCTTTCTTGGTAGCCAAGAACTCGGCGGACGTACGGGTGTCAGGACCTATGATCTGACCATTATATTGCAAGCCAGATGGAGTCATGTTGATACGACCGTTACGTTGAAGGACATTTACGATACGATAGAACTCAAGAACTTCCTTAAAATCACCCTCCAATGAACGATCCCAGATATCAAGCAGATAATCGATGTTGGTCTTCTTCTCGTTCATCCAGTTCGATAACGATCCGGTGTAATAATCATCCTCCGTGAAATCAGGACGAGTCACGATGCCGATATACAGAAGAAGGTCGATGACAGCCTGACGTTCCTTGCCACCTTTCTTAAGGGCGTTGATGAACTTATAGCTGATATTCATCTTATTGATCTCACGCTGCTGAACGAAATCCTTAGCGTTATCTTTCTCGATGAAACAGAACATGGAGTTCATGAAAATAGGATCACCATCCATTTCCTGAGGAGTCAACATGCCAGAAAATACAGCCAGATATAAATAAAATAACTCAACGGTATTAGCCGTGTTATAAACCTTACCCATGAATATCTTATCCTTAGCGTCATCCCAAAACTCTAGATTAGTCTGGGAAAGATCCTTCTGAGATATATCCTCAAAAGGCTTCATTATATTATTGACACGTTGATTAACCAACCTATCAACCTCATCTTTATCCATACCATTATAACACCTTGATCTTGGATAAAAACCCGTATTATAGGCTTTTGAGAAATCATCCCACGGGCAACATACGTGAGTAGCGTTCTCCGGGAACGGAGCCTTGGCTATATTGGCGTCTTGGAAGGCCTGCGGAGCGCTTCCGTCGTGTTTACCTACTACCTCATACAAGGTATCTGACATGATATTGAAGCCGTTTACCTCGACCAATACCTTCTTTGATTTTAAAATCTCTTTCATTTCCTTATTTTTGCGTTACTTTCCTAAAAAAAAGAGGAGAGGAATATCCTCCCCTCTAAAAACCAAATTACATATGAAAAAAAACTTAGCCGAAGTAGTTCGGTTGAAGCTCGATAATCAAGAACTTGCTGTTATCCATAACCCAAGCCGCTGAAGCTGAGTGACACCAGAATTGCTCTTTCATGCCCGGCAAGGATGATACGATCTCATTTCCGTTGGCTTTGTGCGCCCAACGACCGTACTCATAACCCCACCACATGCTTACGCCTTCTGGCTTGATATAAAATACGTTGTTATTCATATTACCTAACTTAGCGTTAGCCGTATTAGGAATAGCGGAATATGCGTTAGTTGATCCAGCGTCAGTGATATTCTCGATAATACAAGAATAAGAGGATCTAGGATACATACCATTCACCAACTCGCTACGATCTGTCATGTCGGCGTAATCCAAAGAAGGATCATGTTCGAACTCGACGTTACCGATACCCGGGATGAAAGCTCCCTTAACCTGAACCGGACCTAAGATCATAGCGTCGTTAGTACCGGAAATAGGATTAGAAGGCAACATACGATCGCTTCCCATACCCCAGCTTAAGTTCTGCAAGGTAGTGAAGAACGATTCCCTGATCAACTCCTCTAAGTTAACCATAGCCATAGCTCCTACCTTGAACTTAATCTTACGTTCCGTAATAGGAAGATCCTGACGACCACGGAAAATATAAGCTGCGGCAGCCATAAGCGTGTCCTTAGTAATACCCATCGGGCGGCTATAGTAGATAGTGTAACCACGGCGAAGCTGACGATAGATACCTTCATTCAAATGGATAGGACCATTTTGATCCATGATAATACCACCTTCTTGCCACATCAACTGTCTAGCTTCCAGCTTAACCAACTCAGCCATACAGAATACCTCCATCGTGGACGCTACCTTAGCCGTACGTAAATCAAGTCTACCATTAACAGTCCTACCGATAATAGCCAAATCAGGAATATTGCCCTCATACTCGCTTCTCATGGCATTCATACGACGAAGAGCGGTCTCCACGAACTCTGAAGTGCTATTCTGAGCGGCCTGCATGGACTTCATACCAGCGTACATAGTTGTCTCACCCTCAACGCCACGGTGGTTTCCTAAACGGAATTCACAAGTCATAGAACCGGCCTTGTCAGCTCCAGATACCTTAGAGAACTGGGTACTGTACTCACCAAGAGCATGACCGATCTTCCAGTAACGGATACCCGGACGTAATTTCTCTTTAGGGAAGTATTTGGCCTTTCCGCCGATAACACGACCCCAATAACGCGTCAAATCACCTTCTGTTTTTGAAGGGATCTCACCAGATATAAGGATATTACAGCCGTTAGCGGCGTCATAGGTGATGACATCATAAGCCGTAAACTCAGAGGTATTCAAAACGATATCAAACAAACTACCGTCAATACCCGGTTTTAGATGATGACCTGAAGTATCCTCAGCCGTAACGACAGCGAATGTCTTTGTAACAGGTAAATCATAACGGAAAGAAGCTCCAATACCGTTAACGGAGATCGTAGCACCGTTATTAATCATACCCATATACATCGGAACAGGGTAGTTGGCGATATTAGAGAACAAGTTCAACAGACCTAGATGATTCTTGTCGGGATCCTCATAATACCAGCTCGCCAATGAGCCTAAGTTATGCTCTACGAGCGAAGTCTTATAGTTCTTGGCATCGGTGAAGGCAATAACGTTATCGCCATTCACGGTAGCCGGGAAACTTTTTGTAAGAAACGGATTCATTTTCAATATATTTAAACGTTATACACTCTTTGATCCACTTAGATCAAGGAAGTTAGCCTCTATAGTATCATTATCGATATTATTCTTATTTTGCTTTCCTCCCTTATTGCCAGAAAGAAGAGTGATGGTCTTCTTATTGACCTCCATCTTAGCCTTGTTAGTCTTCTGTTTAAGGAACTCGTCCTTATTCATCAAGAACAAAGCCAGATCAGCGGCCATGTCCGGATTCTTGATAGCCTCCGAATAAGCTTTATCTATAGCCGTATGACCTTGATTGTCTATCGGCTTGGTAACGAAATCGACAGCCTTACCTATCATCGTGTCAGTCAACTGGAACCCTGAGCTTATAGACGTCTTAAGACCTTTCTTATAGATCTTCATCTGCTCAATCAACTCCTGTTTCCTTTTCTCGGATTTTTTCTTCTCCTCCTCGATAAGGTTATCCATCTCCTTTTTCAGGATATCATGGAACTTATTGGCCTTGGACTCAATGAACTCATCACCCTTGCCAATCATCATCTCCATATTATCCTTTATCTCGTCTTCCGGCATACCCAACATCTTATAATAATGCTGGATGACCGCAAGCTGATCATTCTTGTTGCTCATATCAAGGTTGTCCAAAGGCGCCTGAATGTTCTGATATTGGTTTAGAAGCTGACCTACGTTACCTCCAGCCTTATCCACCTCTATCATCTTCTTCATAAAGTCAGACATAGAACCGGTATCAACCTTATCCTTCAACAACTCATCGGCCTTATCCTTGATCAACCCCTCCACTATATCAAGTAAATCATCTTCTTTTGTGATAGTAGAAAGATCGACTGGCTTATCATCTACCATAATATCAAGGTTATCGATACTGTCGATGATACCTCTGGCGGCCATCTTCTCCAAGAAAGATTTCCCGTTAAAACCTGATACCACGTTATTATTATCAGTACCGCCTTCGCCAAAGGAATCCGGGTCTGGGTTGGTAGCGTCGCCGCCCTTATCCCCGCCACCGTCAGCCGCTCCGCCGTCGGCAGGCTCTTCCTTGGTATCACCTATAGGATTACCATCCTTATCATATTTACCCTCGATATTATTCTTATCGCCATCACCGTCACCACGGTAAAAAAGTTCCTCGACACTCATGGTCTTAAAACCCTTAGCGAAATCACCCATGTCATTCATACAATTTCCTTTTTTGCTTTTTACAAAAGTATTATTAATCCAATTACCAATTAAATCAAACCCATTATAGTATATGACAGAATTTTACGCCAAAATGATTACAGATTTTGTAAAAATATTTACAAAACTTGTAATCAATTCTTGTTTATTATTGACGTAAACCTATCTGTATCAGAACGTTTGTTTCTAGCGTCTATCTCCTTTTCTTTTAATTCCAACTTTCTTTTCTCTATATCCTCACGAGATCTTCGCTCAGCCTCGGCGTTAGCCTGTCTGGTTCTCATCTCCTCTTCCTTGATATCAAGATCTCTTTCCCTTAAAGCCCTATCAGCCATAGCCTCGACATAATCCATGCCTTCAGAGTTGTTCTCGGTCCTAGCCGCTTGACCGGCGGCCATTATGCTCTTACCCCTTAAGTCGAAGTTGCCCTTGATATAAGCCAGCTCCTTATCCTTCTCATGCTCATCATTACGTGCCTGTTGCTCGGCCTCGGCTTGCTGCTGGACAAGTCGCTGTTGATTCTGGTATTCTTCTTGCCTTACACGATCGGCGTAAGATCTAGCATCCCTTCCGATCTGATTCATCTCAGCCGTTGAGTTGGCGCTCATCATCCTAGTGATATCAAGTAAGTCATTACCTAACGTATTTGTCTGTAATATATATTGTTTCAAATTCTCCAATTCCAGACGTTTCTTGGAATTAGAGACAGCCATAACATTAAGATGACGTAACGACAAGCTATTATCCGTAAGACTGATGTAAGCCAAGGAAAGATCGCTGTTTCTGTACATCACGGTCCAATCGTATCCTTCCTTCTGACATACTTGAGCCACGGCTAGATGAATATCCAATGTCCGTTTCTTGAAGTCATCGAAATCATTAAAGTAAGTCTGAGTCTGTAGCATAGTAGCGTTAACTCCCTGTTTTACGCCCGTAGAACTCTCGTATCTAGTTGACTGACCCATAGCCTGCTCAGATATACCTATCATCCTATAAGCCATCATATAGGCGTAAGAAGCCATTTCCATACGGGATCTTATCTGATCCGTATTAGTAAGATCATATACACCGAACTGGTTATATATGCTACTCATCTGTGGGTTCTGGTAAGGATTGTTCGTATCGTTACCACCTACGCCCATAAACGAGACGGACTTCACGATCTGCATGAAGGTAGCCAAAGCGCCCTTCTTGTCCATCATATCCTTATATTCAGTAGGCAGGAATCCCAAGTCACCTAAGAAAAACTTACCGATCTCCTTCTCGGCGTTATTGTATAGCTGATTCATAGCAAGGTTATACATCATCTGGAACGGTTGTATGCGATCAGCGAGACTGGCCCCTATAAATCCCGAAACCGGAATGACATAATCATACAGACTGCTGTCACCATGTATCTGATGAGGTATTGGATCCCCACCAATATATATAGGCTTATCCATTAAATTACCTCCGGTGATCTTAACTCCAAACCTAACCTCAGGAACATACTCCAAGATGTAGGTGTTCACCTCAGGATCACCAACGGCTTCTGCCATCACCCTCTTCACCTTCTTTATCCCGTTCTTCTCCAAGAACTCCGGGAGCAGCTCATCGGTAACAAGCTCCTGATCCACCATCCCGGTCTCCGTCATGTAAGTTATTAAGAATACCGGTTTCATGGATACCCAATATCCCTCCATAACCCTAAAAAGGCGGGAATCTATCTCATATCTCTTGCCATTGGACATGTCAGAGTTAAAATAGCCAAATGGATGGAAGCGGGGCAAGAAGCGGGGCTGGGTGTGTTCCTCCCCGTCCGGCCCGAAGGTGTGGTACTCGCCCATCGGAACACCATAATAGTCCTCAGCGGCAACTATAGACTCATAGTCATGGTATCCTTTCCATGGAATAACCTCATTCTCATACATACCGGTAATAGACGGCTTCTTTTTCTTCCAGTCATACCTAGTACCGTCATTAGATACCCATCCCTCATAATCATCGTCACCGCCCATAATACGACGCTTGTCCTTTGCCGTCATCTTATGACCGTATTTTGATATCAACTCAACACCCTCGTAATAATGAAGACGACCCACATAAGACCCATATTGCGGGTATTTCACATCAGGATGGAAAACCTCCCTCGGACTCCATACCTCCGGACGATAGTAGTCGAAGCCAACGAAATGATTCCGGAACATCTTTCCGCTAAGAAGACGATCCCGGAAATTCTCCCTGTCAAGCTCATCCATATAAAACCGGCTACGGTCAGCCTCGATCGTATGATCCCCCCATACCGCCGCCTGCGTCTTCCATCTTGTACTCATGAACCTCTGGATATCATCAGGGGTCATAGACGCCTTGGCCTGTTGGATTTGCTGAACATAAGCCTGACGTTCCTCATCGGAATTAAACTCATTGTATGTAGGATCAAGACCGGCCTCCACAAGACGCTGATTAACGATAATATCCCACTGTTCTTGTATATGACGATGAAGTAAGTTTGACATCGTATCCTCATACTCACTTATAGCCATATCCCCTACCTCGTTAACCGTATACTTATCCTGTAGGTTTGTCAGCCATCCCTCAAAGGCATTTACGATACCACCTATTATATCATAATGCTTCAAGAAAGAAGGTATCCTTATATCGCTCCTTAACTTCTGCACGTCCCTTAACTGAGGGATAACATCCGCCATCTCCATAAAAGATAACTTACCATCCGCCATCAGATAATAGTCACGGTACATCTGGTTACGATCATACTGTTTCAACCCTATCGTCTCAAGAGCATCCATACAATCCTCCTTCCATTTCCTGTTCTTTTTCTTCGTGGAAATAGCCTGAGGAGGTAATCCTAATAACGCTCCTTTTGCTGGAAACGAATGATCTCTATTAAACACTTCCATGATTATTCAATTTTATTTACAACAAAGATAGGCGTTTAATTGACATTCATTTACCTAAAAGCTCCTATAGATACCGATCCAAATGCAGATGCATATACCTCATGGTGTTTATAAGCGTCTTCCTTGCGGGCATTATTCATCTCCTCGATCTTCGATTTAGGCATGTAATTGTTATCGTCAAAATATCTGGCGAGAACCAACGCATGCCCGAACGCTATTATCCTATCGACGTTCAATCCGGGCTTATACTGTATTATCTCATCCAGTAGGGCTATATCATCGATCAGCTCAATACCCTTGACAGTTATATCAAGACCAGTCTGATCATCATAACCGATAACGAAATCCTGCCAGCAATAATCCACCACGCAGGAGAAGAGCAGGTTCTGGTTGCCGGGGGTAGGGTACAACCCTAGCTTGCTGTTCTGCCGGGAGCCGGCCTTCACGTACTTATTGGCTATAGCCTCGCCAGCGAACAAGAAGAAGGACGCAGGCATGCCGCTCTTCCGGTTAAGGTATTGCTCATACATCTGGTCAGCGTTCTCCATAAGACATATAGCACCATATCCCTTCTGAAGCACCTCGCACGTACGGCAGAATTGGTCTATAGATGATGGGCGGGATACGTAAGAGGCAACTATTCTATAGGCATAAGGATCTCGGATACCAACACGCCTTTTGAATATATAAAAGGATCCCAATGAAGGAGTATCAGACTTGGCCTGCTTATACGGATCTTGGCCCGCCACATAAATAAAATCATCAAACCTATTGGATTGAGGCATCTCGAATATCTGGACAGGAGCGTCAATAACACCGCCGCTAAACGGGAATCCAGCCAGTTGCTTATTCGATTTAGTAGTCCCCAGTTTATTACCTGACTCAAGAAAGACATCACACAGCATACCGCTATATTGCCCCGACTCAAGGAGATCATTCTTATGCTTGATAGCGTACTCGACCGGAAATAGGTTCTGGGATGAGCTTAAAAAACAGTCATCGATCGTAAATGGATAGAACATGGTATGAGAAGTGTACGCAACCCTATCTTTTGTAGATAGTTTCTTCCGTTCCTCATTAAGTTTATTGGTACTAGCCTCGAAATCAGTAGCGTCGATCTTGATCTTATTAAGCTTCTTGTCATCAGGCTTACCAAGATAATCGCCCAATCCTATAGTTCTCTTAACACCGGAGTTAGCCATCTGACCGGGAACGAACATCGCCCATTTCCGTTCTTTCCATGTTTTCCCTTTCATGGCTCTACGATTTAAAATATCCCAGTCCATAACCAGAAGATTGTAGGTCTCAGGATCAGAAAACATTTCTTGAGCGTCCTTGGATAATTCTACCTCACCACCAGTACCAGCCAAGATAGGGCTAAGACGCCAGCCGTAAGGAGTGTCGTAGGAAGGCATAGCGGCAGTGTACGGTTTCTTGATAGGGCCCTTACCAACCTCGTCGAAAATAGCCGTAGCCGGTGTCAAACCAGCCGTCTTCTGCGTGGAGGTCTTCCTACCCATGTTGATGTTGGCTATAGAGATAATGGCATGGATATCACGTACGCCATTGGACATCCTCTTGCCTAATGTAACGCCCGAACTCCAGTCGGTCTTGGTCCTGTTAATCCTGAAAAAAGGATGCACATGATCAAGACCATACTCACAATACTCACCTATATTAGATAAATCGCTATCGCTGAAACCTACCACGGAATGGCTAAGCCCGATCGTCATGGTAGCGTTCATCTGAAGAAGGGATGACATGATAGTCGTATTATGAGATACGACAAAATTGGTGGTAAGAAACTGATGGGACTTATTATCGACCTCAATACAAGTAGCTTTATATTTCCCGTAATAATCTATATCGGATATCCTAAGTCTGTTATGGGTCTTGGATATATACATATCATCACCATCCATGACGCAATAATATCCCATAGACCAGAATATTCTTCTTACGAAGGATATAATATACTCACTTTTGTAAACAACCTTAAAACGATCATCACCAGTACTTATGCCGCAAGCTATCTTCATGAATGAGCTTATAAACAACTCTTTCTGTTTTTTGGATGAATAAATAATATCATCCATCTCCTTATTGCTTAACTCGAAGATCCTGTCGGTAGATCCACAAAGGAAAGAGGCGGTCAGAGACCCAAGGAGCTGGGGCGACATCAGCCACCGCCGCTCGGGGAAATCCACGGCCTCCCCTATATCTATGGTCATCTTCTGGAAGTCAGAGTGGATGATACCCATAGTGCTCATGACTTTATAATCACCATGATATTTAACCTTCCACTGATGTTGACCGCAACATACTATACTGCGCCCGTCCTCAAACGTAACCTTATACATATCAACGAACCCTTGAGGATATACGCCTACTACAGTCGTAATCTTACCATCATCGCCATATATGATATCACCGATATCAGCGAACCCTATCTTCTTAGGTCCATAAGGAGTATATATCAGCTCCGAGTCCAGAAGGGCCTTTCCAAAACGACGGGTACCGAACATCCCCAGCCCTTTCTTCTCCTGACGGGCACGTTGGTACATCTCGGCGAAAAACCATTCATTATCACGTAACCGGCTGATAGCAGGAACACGCTCCCCATTTGGAAGATCTTGAAATACGGGAAAGAAATTAACATGCCAATAAAGCCATGGCGGGATGAACGTACCGTTGATAGTCACCCCGTTCTTGACCTTATAAGCCTCCTCCGTGAAGAACTGCTTAACATCATCATCCTGATCCTCCCATCCGAACAGATCGTTCCATATAGGGGGATTCTTCATGTTTACATAAAATTCTGGACTCGTGCTTAAACTCATGATCGCATATTTTTTAATACGGATTCTATACCACCGGAAACCTGTCCCTTACGTTCCTTCTTCTGGACATTGCTGACACTCCTGTATACATCCATGATCCCACTCTTCTCCATATACGAGTCATTCCATACGTTGATCTTATCGATCAGCTTGGATATGAAATCGAACGCCCTAGCCATATCCTCAGGCTTCTCCTTATCCCATGGATGCTTGGCGATATACGTCTTGGCGTCATCCACGGCCTTGGATATGACCTCAAGATTATCATTAACCCGATCGACGTCCTTACTCGTCGGCTTTCGTCTTCCCTGTGGCATTGGCTTTTATATTTAAAAATCTATTAAACCTGTTTATATATATATTCATTTACTTTAATATAATCGGATGCATCTTTCCTCTAATAAGTTTAAGCTTTTTGTATGAAACATCCTTTGGATTTTCTCCGTTGAAATCCCTGATATTGAAATTTCCTGATTTTCTTCTTCCATAAATAAAACATATTTCATTGTTATACAATACTTTATCAAACAATCTGAACCTAAAAACCCCAAAAGGAGCTTGATTGTTTTTCTTCTTCCCTCCTTTTAAAATTTTCATTTTGTGTATCTGTCTGTTATGCCTACGAACTAAACGTTTTAAGTATTGACGTTCAATTCGTTTCGCATTGAAGTTCCTAGAGATAACAAACGCATCGGATGTATGGGATTTTTCAATCCCGTATTTAATCCGATTGTATTTCGTAATGTAACCGAACGTCATCGAAACGTTGTCGTATCTGGATTTCAACTCCTCGTACAACTTCCATTTCATGATTCCCATCACGGCCGCATCACGAAGTGATTTACCTCTCTTTTTCTTCAATTCAATTTCTCCTTTATGAAACGCTTTATGACATGATTCACAAAGGGTGACTAAATTCGAAGGTGAATCCCCTCCTGTTTTTCTCGATTCCAAATGATGAACGTTTAAAACAGGATCTTTCGACTTTCCCTTACAATGACTACATTTATGTCCGTCTCTGAACAAAACGTACTCCCTGACATTCCAAAAACCAAGTTGTTCTCCGTTTTGATAATCAGATCCTGAAATATCATGGTTTTTCATTTTCTGAGTATCGAACTGAGCGACTTCAATTACTATTTTAGTAATCGGAAGGATTTTATGAATCTCATTCACTTCGTTTAAATGGGAATCGATTCTTTGTTTTACAGAAGGGGCTACCCATCCTTTCTTTTTAGAGGAACCTCTGTTGTTAAATCTCGGCTTTCTATATCTGAGTCTTGATCTTCTTGTCCTTCTGTTTTGAAGTCTCGTTGAAAGTAAATCTACAATATCCGTTCTTAAGGTTGTTTCACAAGCAAATAACTCTTCTTTTTCAGCTGTTGCAGAAAAACCGATATGTTTAGCTCCTGCATCAATACCCAGAGTAACCGGTTGTTTATGATCGGTTGATTTGTAAGTTAACTGAATCGTAAAAGGACATAAATTTATTACAACTGCCTTATTTTCTTTAAGCAGCCACCGAACCTTTCCATGTCTTTTTGTAGGCATTAAAGGTCGTCCGTCTATGTCCTTTATATATACCATTTAACTTTCTATTTTTCAATTAATAAATAAAACATCAATTAAGATGTAACTCAGAAATTGCTTCCTGTAAGTACCCATCGCCAATGTTATTTTGAGGTTTTATATAGGCAACACTGGAACCCAAATACAATCCCTGTTTAATTACCTACCTTAGAGCAAGGAACTTGGGTAAACATTCCTTGGTAACTATATA